ACCTCCAGTTGGAGTTGCTGTAGTAAATCTTTGTAATCCCAATGTACCAGGAACTAAAGCAGATGTTCCAACTGTTGCTATCCCAATGTTAACTCTAAACTTATTAACATACGCTTTTCTAGATGAACCAGTTGAAAGTCTTGCTGACATAAGCGTTGTACCTGATGCCAATGAAGCTGCAACAACAGCACTTGCACTTCCAGTAACCGAATAATAACCTCCAGACGTTCCACCAGATGGCGGCCATGCTGGCGTACCACGTGTAACCACTAAAGCATCTCTATTATTTACTTCCGCTGTATAAAATGTGTTTCCTAAACCAAAAATCTGTATCATAATATTATTTTTTTAATATGAAATTGTATAATTAACTTTATATGAACCATATGTGCCTCTTGGACAATATCCCACAATATCAAAACCAACACCTGTCACAAGATTTCCAGACGCAATTCTAACATCTTCCAATAATATTTCTTCAGCTGTAGGATGATCAGTAGAATAATCTCCCACAAGAACAGCTATTATTTTTGAAGTTCCTGAAACGATACTGGTATCTGAAATAGTAACAGAAGTTAATGTTTGCCTACTTGTAATTGGTCCAAAATTTAATGTTGCCTGTGAAATTGTTGGAGCTCCAGCTGTAGCTCTAATGGTAACAGTGTCACCACTTATAAAAGTAATGTTTGTTCCAGCACTTAAAGTTCTAAATTCTAAATCGACACCTGTTTTTTGTTTAAACAACGTTACAAGAGCACTTGCTCCTAATGGTCCACCATTTACATTACTTGCTGTATTTATTTCTCCAGAACCACCACCAGCTAAATTTGAAATAGCTTGTGCAAGTGTTGTTGTACCAGACCAATATGTTTGACCAGTTATTGTTGACGCTGAGAAACTAGAAGCTGTTGTTGCTTGTAAACTAGATGCACCTGATGCAATAATTCCAGTTACAGATGGTGATGCTATAATAGAAACTATTGGAGCATTTGGTGTTCCACCTGTTGTAATATTACTTCCAGCTTGAATTCTTGTTGAGAACCTATCAATGATTGTGGCCATTGATGTTGTTGCTGAAAACAATGTTGTAGCACTTACAGTTGTCGAAGATAAAGTTGTTGAAGTAATTCCAGCGAATTGGCCAGCACCAGATAATGTCAACGCATTAAGCGAAGGTGATGCAACAACACTTATTATTGGAGCTGCTGCAGTTCCACCTGTTGCGATATTACTTCCTGCTTGCACAGCAGAATCAACAACTGAGGCGGCTGCATTCGCAATAGAAATTATTGTGGTTGACAAATTTGTTGTTCCTGAAAACAATGTTGTAGCACTTACAGTTGTTGCACTTAAACCTGTTGATGTAACACCCGCAAACTGACCTGCGCCTGATAATGTCAGCGCATTTAATGAAGGTGATGCAACAACACTTATTATTGGAGCTGCCGCAGTTCCACCTGTTGCAATATTGCTTCCTGCTTGCACAGCAGAATCAACAGCTGATGCAGCCGCATTCGCAATGGATATAATTGTGGTTGACAAGTTTGTCGCACCAGAATAAATTGTGCCACCACTTAAAGTTGTTGCACTCAAACCTGTTGATGTAACACCAGCAAACTGACCAGCACCAGATAAAGTCAATGCATTTAAACTTGGTGACGCAGTCACACTTATAGTTGGCGCAGTTTGTGTTCCACCAGTTGTAATATTTGAGCCAGCATTAACAGATAAAACAACATTTTGTACAGCCAACGTTGGAGCATTCGCAGTTCCACCTGTTACGATTGTTGCACTCCCTTGCACTCTTGTAAAATCTCCAGTCGCTGCAGCAATGTTTATTATTGTTGTGCTTAAATTTGTTGTACCAGAAAATAATGTTGTTGCGGAAACAGATGTTCCAGATACACTTGTTGCAGTAACACCAGCAAACTGGCCTGCACCTGATAAAGTCAATGCGTTAAGCGAAGGTGATGCAACAACAGAAACAGTTGGAGTTGTTTGTGTTCCACCAGTTGAAATGTTAGAACCTGCTTGTACAGCAGTTGCAGATCCAGAGCTAGTCGCTTGAATTGTTATTGTATCACCTGTAATAAATGAAATATTTGTACCAGCGCTGAACATTCTAAACTCAAGATCAACTAATGTCTTCTGTTTAAACCAGGCGGCTGTTGTTGCAATTACTGTACTTGTTCCGCCTGTGTTGCTTGCTGTGTTTGCTTCACCAGATGTACCAGTAGTAGCAAAAATATTATATAAATTTGTTGCTCCAGAAAATAAAGTTCCACCAGAAATTGTTGCACCACTTATTGATGTTGCAGTAACACCAGCAAATTGGCCAGCACCTGATAAAGTCAAAGCATTAAGCGAAGGTGATGCAACAACGCTTATTGTTGGAGCTGCTGCAGTTCCACCTGTTGCGATATTACTTCCTGCTTGTACAGCAGTGTCAACAGCTGACGCAGCCGCATTTGCAATAGAAATTATTGTTGTTGACAAGTTTGTTGTTCCAGAAAACAATGTTGTAGCACTTACAGTTGTTGCACTTAAACCAGTTGATGTGACACCAGCAAATTGTCCAGCGCCTGATAACGTCAACGCATTTAAACTTGGTGACGCAACAACAGAAATCGTTGGAGCTGCTGCAGTTCCGCCAGTTGCGATATTTGATCCTGCTTGTACAGCAGAATCAACAGCTGATGCAGCTGCATTCGCAATAGTTATAATCGTTGTACTTAAATTTGTTGTTCCAGAAAATAATGTTGTTGCACTTACAGTTGTTGCACTTAAACCTGTTGATGTGACTCCAGCAAATTGTCCAGCACCAGACAAAGTCAACGCATTTAACGAAGGTGATGCAACAACAGAAACAGTTGGAGCTGTTTGTGTTCCACCAGTTGTGATATTAGAACCAGCGTTAACAGATAAAACAACATTTTGCACAGCCAATGTTGGAGCATTCGCAGTTCCACCCGTTACAATTGTTGCACTCCCTTGCACTCTTGTAAAATCTCCAGTCGCTGCAGCCACATTTATTATTGTGGTTGACAAGTTTGTCACACCAGAAAATAGTGTTGTGGCACTTACAGTTGTTGCACTTAAACCAGTTGATGTAACGCCAGCAAACTGACCTGCACCAGATAATGTCAACGCATTTAAACTTGGCGAAGCAACAACAGAAATTATTGGAGCTGATGCAGTTCCACCTGTTGCAATATTATTTCCTGCTTGTACAGCCGAATCAACAGCTGATGCAGCTGCATTCGCAATAGAAATTATTGTACTACTTAGATTGGTTGCACCTGAATAAATTGTGCCACCACTTACAGTTGTTGCACTTAAACTAGTTGATGTAACGCCAGCAAACTGACCTGCGCCAGATAATGTCAATGCGTTAAGCGAAGGTGATGCAACAACACTTATTATTGGAGCGGCTGCAGTTCCACCAGTTGAAATGTTAGAACCTGCTTGTACAGCAGAATCAACAGCTGAAGCGGCTGCATTCGCAATGGATATAATTGTGGTTGACAAGTTTGTTGCACCCGAATAAATGGTTCCACCACTTAAAGTTGTTGCACTCAAACTTGTTGATGTAACACCAGCAAACTGACCAGCACCAGATAAAGTCAATGCATTTAAACTTGGCGATGCAACAACACTTATTATTGGAGCTGACGCAGTTCCGCCAGTTGTAATGTTGCTTCCTGCATTTACTGAATTTACAACCAACTCTGGCCTTGCGAATATCAAATAAAGATTTGTCGCACCTGAATAAATAGTTCCACCACTTACAGTTGTCGAAGATAAACTTGTTGCAGTAACGCCAGCAAATTGGCCAGCACCTGATAATGTCAGCGCATTTAAACTTGGCGATGCAACAACACTTATTGTTGGAGCTGCTGCAGTTCCACCAGTTGCGATATTTGATCCTGCTTGTACAGCAGAATCAACAGCTGAAGCAGCTGCATTCGCAATAGATATAATCGTTGTGCTTAAATTTGTTGTTCCTGAAAACAATGTTGTGGCACTTACAGTTGTTGCACTTAATCCAGTTGATGTAACACCTGCAAACTGACCTGCGCCAGACAATGTCAATGCATTTAAACTTGGTGATGCAACAACACTTATTATCGGCGCACTTGCAGTTCCACCTGTTGCGATATTACTTCCTGCTTGTACAGCCGAATCAACAGCTGATGCAGCTGCATTCGCAATGGATATAATTGTTGTACTTAAATTTGTTGCACCCGAATAAATGGTTCCACCACTTAAAGTTGTTGCACTCAAACTTGTTGATGTAATACCTGCAAACTGGCCAGCACCTGATAACGTCAATGCGTTTAAACTTGGTGAAGCAACAACACTTATCGTTGGAGCTGTGGAAGTTCCACCAGTTACGATATTTGTTCCTGCGTTTATTGCATTAACAGTTAATTCTGGACGCTGAAAAATATTATAAAGATTTGTTGCGCCAGAATAAATTGTACCACCACTTAAAGTTGTTGCACTTAATCCAGTTGATGTGACTCCAGCAAATTGACCAGCGCCTGATAACGTCAATGCGTTTAATGAAGGTGATGCAACAACACTTATTGTTGGTGCATTTGCAGTTCCACCTGTTGCAATATTACTTCCTGCTTGTACAGCCGAATCAACAGCTGATGCAGCTGCATTCGCAATGGATATAATTGTTGTACTTAAATTTGTTGCTCCAGAATAAATGGTTCCACCAGAAATTGTTGCGCCAGAAAAGTTTTGAGCAAGATTTATAGTTGGCGCATTTGCAGTGCCACCTGTAGTTATAAAATTGCTTACCTGAACTCTTGTGAAATCTCCAGCCGCATTCGCAATAGATATAATCGTTGTGCTTAAATTTGTTGTTCCTGAAAACAATGTTGTGGCACTCACAGTTGTTGCACTTAATCCAGTTGATGTTACACCTGCAAACTGGCCAGCACCTGACAATGTCAACGCATTTAACGAAGGAGATGCAACAACACTTATTATTGGAGCTGCTGCAGTTCCACCAGTTGTAATGTTGCTTCCTGCATTTACTGAATTCACAACCAACTCTGGTCTTGCAAATATCGAATATAAATTCGTTGCACCAGAATATAATGTCCCAGCACTTAAAGTCGTTGCACTTAATCCAGTTGATGTAACACCAGCAAACTGACCTGCGCCAGACAATGTCAATGCATTAAGTGAAGGCGATGCAACAACAGAAACAGTTGGAGCTGTTTGTGTTCCACCAGTTGTGATATTCGATCCTGCTTGAACAGCTGTTGCAGACCCAGAACTTGTTGCCTGAATTGTGATTGTATCACCAGTAATAAATGAAATGTTTGTGCCAGCACTCAGCATTCTCATTTCGAGAATAACCCCAGTTTTTTGTTTAAATACACCAGCTGTTGTTGATACAACTGTGCTTGTTCCACCTATATTTTCAGCAGTGTTTGCTTCACCAGATGAACCAGATGTAGCGAAAATATTATATAGATTTGTGCCACCAGAATATAATGTACCAGCACTTAAAGTCGTTGCACTTAATCCAGTTGATGTAACTCCTGCAAATTGGCCAGCACCTGATAACGTCAATGCATTTAAACTTGGTGATGCAACAACACTTATTATCGGCGCACTTGCAGTTCCACCTGTTACAATGTTAGAACCTGCTTGTACAGCCGTGTCAACAGCTGACGCAGCTGCATTCGCAATAGAAATTATTGTGGTTGATAAGTTTGTTGTTCCTGAAAACAATGTTGTGGCAGATAAAGATGTTGCACTTAAATAAGAAAGCGTAGCCGCAGAAATATTAACTGTAGGAGCATCTGAAGTTCCACCAGTATAAATATTTAAACCTGGTTGAACATAAGTAGAAGCTCCGCCAATAGTTCCAATACCAGCAAAAATATCATAAAGATTTGTGGAACCAGAATAAATGGTTCCACCAGAAATTGTTGTGGCGCTTAAATAAGAAAGTGTGGCAGCTGAAATGTTTACAGTAGGACTTGTAGATGTCCCTCCAGTGTATGTGTTTAAACCATTTCTTATAAATGTGGTTGCACCTGAACCAATTGCTCCTATTGGAGCGAATATATTATTTAGATCAGCTGAACCAATGTAAATTGTGTCAGCTGAAAAATTACCATTTACATAAAGCGACCTTGTATCTCCAGAACCATCTAAAACTGTATTTCCAGTTGTGATTTGAAGAAGTCTCGGATATGTTTCTGATATGAATTGGTCATATAAAGAATATTGATTCACCTTTAAACATTAAAATTAATCTTACTTGCTTATAAAATCAATGATATTTCTTACAAATAATTTTTTGTTTTCGTAGCTATCAATCTTATATTTATTGGCAGTTTCAGTTATAATTTTTTCAAATTTTTTCTCATTTTCTTTGAAATTGCTTAAAGAAATTTTATTTTCTTTTAATTTTCTTACAGCTTCTTGCACACTTCCTTCATTCAAAGAATTACTTATTTCTTTTTGTATAACAGAACCTATATCTTCTTTAATATTTTTTTGAGTAGATTCTGGGATTTGCGTTACAACAACTCTTGGTTTATTATTCAATAAAATGTTTTCTTTTGGTTTTTCTTTAACCTCAACTGTTACACTCTTGCTTTTTTTAACAGTGAAATTATCTTCCCAAGGTGTAAAAAACGAATCATCAGCAACAACCTCAAGACGCACAGTTCCTTCTTCTCCTTCGTTTAAAATATTTAATTTACTGATATCAATTGTGCATTGACCATCATCATCAACATTTCCATAAAAAACCAAGTTCCAATTCTTACTCTCCAAAACCAATCTGGCTTTTGTAGAAGTAGCTGGAGGCCCATCTTCATTCACAACTTTGACATTACACTCAAAGAGTTTTGTTTTATCTGTATATACTATCATTTTATTACAACATTTTTAATTTCTACTCTCATTTTATTTTTAGAAACATTTTTAAGTTTCCACTTTACCTGATCTGGGTCCAAATCTATTTTTTTTACTTCAGTAATTACATATTCACCCATTTCAACTTTGAGTTTTTTATCTATGTAATTAGTTTGTTCAAAAACATCTTCATCCACAACACAAATAAGTTTAATGTATTTAAGCTTTTTTGGTTTCCAAACCAATTTTTCTTTATCAACTTGCCTCCTTTGGGGACGCATTCTGACAAATGCATTGGTTGGACGACCACTTTCTTCTTGAACAGCTGTGATCTCAACCACATGATTCCAATAATAAGGATTGTTACTCCATACTATATCGTTATCTGTCCAACGAATGTCTCTCATTACATTTTTTAAATAAATAGTTAGGTATTTTGATTTATACTGTTAAAAACAGCATAAATTAGTCGAAATAGCCATTGATCATAACCAAACCTCGATATACTAAATTAGCTGTCGCATCAGCAACTGGCATTTTTAATATTATATGGCAATAAGTCCCAGGTTCAACCAATAAAGGCGAAACAAACTCAGAAGTTATTCTTGGTTGAGCTGTGCTTCCAACAATTGATGTTGCTGACATAGATTGATATCCTAATCCAACTTTTCTTGAAGCTCTTGTTCCAGTTGTTAAATCATCTTGAGTAGATAAATCTATGGAAGTTCCTCCAACACCAATATACCATTGAAATAAATTTGAATTTGCTCCAACTGTTGCGCCAGAAGAGAATGTGTCTATAGAAACACCTTGAATAATCAAATTTCTACCTCCTATGGTAGCTGTTCCAGCTGGATTTAAATAAGCAAATAAAATATTGTCCACTTCAGAACCAGTATAAGCAGAAAAGAAAAATTGGCCTCCCAATTCAGCATACCCAGAATTTGTATTATCTAATGTTACAAGATTTGGTTGAATACTGTTTGCAATGTTTGCTGTTGTTGTACCAGAGGTATTGGCTTGAACAGCTTGACCATCTGGCGCAGAGATAGAATTCCAGCCGTTTCCAATCATTGCTGTTGACCAATTTCTTCCATCTCTACAATCTGAAAATAAAACAGAAACTTGAGAGACATTTAATTGTATTGCTGAAGGCACTGTTCCAGTATTTCTATTTCTTAAAAACAAATGCAATGAATTAGATAAAGATGTTGTTCCAGTAAATGTTTGAGGTGTTATTCTAGTAATCATAACATTATTAACCCAAAATTCAACTGAATTCATATTTATACCTAGCAAATAATCATACACAGTATTTGCGACTGGTGTATGAATGTTTACAGAATACATTTCATAACCACCTTGATTTACAACTCCATATAATGTACCTCCTGAAGCTCTAAAAAATATCCCATCAGTAATGGTTGCAGCTGTTAATACTATACCAAGACCAAATTCAATAATACTATTCGACTGAAGAGTTGTTGAAAAACTTGTTTCTATATTTACATATGTTGGAGTTGCTCCATAAAGAGAAAAAGTTCTAAAAGTTTTAACAAGTGAATAATCTCCACTTGTTACGCTATTTCCAGCGTTAAGATTTAATTTTGTGTCAACTGTAACTGTTTGATTTGTTGTTGTAACATTATATTTAGCATTGTTTAAAACTGGATAATTAAATTTATCTTGCCAAATTATATCTTCGAAATTTCTAACAGTTCTATAATCTTGAGAAAGTAGTAAAGATCGTATTGTTTTACTACCCATTATAGAACCATCATCTGCCTCTAATACAGCAACAATATAACCAGATGTTTCAATATCCGAAGGCATATTAACAAACAACGCATTGTTTGCATCAACATTTACCTCATCGGTTGAATCTCCGCTTTTAATTACAAAACTCATTTTTTAGTCCCAATAACCGTTTATATTTACAAGACCTCTCAAAACTTGAGATGCTGTTGCTGTGCCAACTGGCATTTTTAAAATTATGTGGCAATAAGTTCCAGGCTCAACCAATAAAGGCGATCTAAATGTGGAATCTAAACTTGGAGTTGCCATAGCACCAATTGGAGCACCAACTATAAGCGACTGAACTCCAAGACCTAATTTTCTTGATGCCCTTGAACCAGCTGTTAATGAATCCGCCGTTGCTAAAGTAACAGCGGTTCCACCAACACCTATATACCATACAAAAATAGTTGGGGTTGTTGCAACCGCAGCTCCAGTGTTAACTGTGTCAATCTTTACACCAGTAATAACAAGATTTTTTCCAGGAACCGCAGAAGTTGCTGCTGGATTTAAAAACGCAAACAAAGCATAATCCGTTTCTGCGCCACCTACTGCAGCGAATTGAAATTGTCCTCCAAGACGAGCATAACCAGCTGTGGTATTTGAAAGTGTTGCAGAAATTGGCGGTACACTATTTGAAATATTTGCTGTTGTTGTACCAGAGGTATTGGCTTGAACAGCTTGACCATCTGGCGCAGAAATAGAAGATTGACCATTTTCAATCATTGTAGTTGGCCAATCTCTTCCACTATCCATATCACCCAATGTTATACCAAATTGAGCCAAATTAAATTGTACAGCTGTTGTTGGAACTCCAGAATTATAATTTCTCAACAATAAAGGAAGAGAGTTAGAGGCTGTTGGTGAACCAAGACCCGCTGGAACAGGTATATTTGCCACTATTGAATCATTTACCCAAAATGTACATCTGTCTTGACCAATTGTAATTGCATAATGATACACAGTTCCAGCTACTGGAGTATGAATATTTGATGCTACGGTCTCAGCACCAGCATTATTCATAACAGCATTTAATTGTCCACCTACAGCTCTAAAAAACACACCATCTGTTGGAGCAGCTGTAGTTGCTGCAAAACCAAGACCAAACTCTATTACACTATTTGTTTGTAAAACAGCTGAAAACTTGGCTTTAAAATCAATATAAAGAGGGTATGTGTTGAAAATAGAAAAGTTTCTAAAAGTTTGCACCCTAGCAACGTTACCAGATGCTGTTGCATTACCAGCATTTAAGTTTAAAAATCCACCCGCTACAGTCGCAGTCATGGTTGATGTGACTGTAATATATTTTGCGTTGTTTATTACAGCATGGTTAAATGTATCTTGAAAAATTATGGTATCTGTTCCAGTTCTAAGCCTATAATCCTGTGAAACGTCCATGGGTCTTACAACTTTACTTCCAGTAATTACTCCATCATCAACTTCACCAACAATAGAAGCATATCCAGATCCAGATAAGATTGTTGGAAGGTTTACTTTTAAGTTATTGTTTGAATCTACATCTGCTAAAATATTAGATGCTCCACCTTTTAATATTACACTCATATTGCGTTTTTGTTATAAATATTGTCAAAATTTTTTTTAATTTATTATTCTATAAACCAAGTTATATACCCCCCATGTGCCGCCATCAGCATTTGCGTTTATTACAAAACTTGCTCCATCTACTATGTCAGTTTGTGTAAATGTTAAGTTTTCAACCATAGATTCTTCAACATTTGGATGGTTAACTGACGGTATAACTCTGATCATTACAGTTGATGCTGAGTTTATGTTGCTATTTGTAACTCCTGTGATTGCGTAACTTGTTTCTCCGCCATTAAAACCACTAAAACTTATAGAGGTTTGACCAGTAAAAGCATGTGCAACCCCAGTTAAATTTGAACCATTGCCCCAAATAGTAGTTCCAGTTATTGTGTTAGCACTTAAAGAAACAAGTGTAGCTGCAGAAATATTAATAGTTGGCGCACTTGATGTTCCTCCAGTATAAGTATTTAAACCTGGTTGTACAGCAGTTGCAGATCCACTGCCACTTGCTTGAATTGTGATTGTATCACCTGTGATAAATGAAATGTTTGTTCCAGCACTCAACATTCTCATTTCAAGAAGAACTCCTGTTTTTTGTTTAAATATACCAGCTGTTGTAGCTACGTCTGTACTTGTTCCGCCTATATTTTCACCACTATTTGCCTCACCAGATGCAGATGTGGCAAAAATATTATAAAGATTTGTCGAGCCAGAATATAAAGTTCCACCAGAAATTGTTAATGCGCTCAACCCAGTGGATGTAACACCAGCAAATTGGCCAGCACCTGATAAAGTCAATGCGTTAAGCGAAGGTGATGCAACAACAGAAACAATTGGAGCTGTTTGTGTTCCACCAGTTGTGATATTACTTCCTGGTTGTACAGCTGTTGATGAACCTCCTGCGCCAATCGTGGCGAATATATTATATAAATTTGTTGCACCCGAATAAATTGTACCACCAGATACAGTTGCACCAGAAAAGTTTTGAGCAAGATTTATAATTGGCGCATTTGCAGTGCCACCTGTAGTTATAAAATTGCTTCCCTGAACCCTTGTAAAGTCTCCAGTTGCTGCAGCTGCTGCATTTGAAATAGATATAATTGTTGTGCTTAAATTTGTTGTTCCAGAATATAATGTCCCAGCACTTAAAGTTGTTGCACTTAAACCAGTTGATGTAACACCAGCAAATTGGCCAGCACCAGATAATGTCAGCGCATTTAAACTTGGTGACGCAACAACAGATATAATAGGTGCCGAAGCAGTTCCACCAGTTGTAATGTTAGAACCTGCTTGCACAGCAGAATCAACAGCTGATGCAGCCGCATTCGCAATGGATATAATTGTGGTTGACAAGTTTGTCGCACCAGAATAAATTGTGCCACCACTTACAGTTGTTGCGCTTAAACCCGTTGATGTAACACCAGCAAACTGGCCAGCGCCTGACAATGTCAACGCATTTAAACTTGGTGATGCAACAACGCTTATTGTTGGAGCTACCGCAGTGCCACCTGTTGCAATATTAGATCCTGCATTTACTGAATTTACAACCAACTCTGGCCTTGCAAATATCGAATATAAATTTGTTGCACCTGAATAAATAGTTCCACCACTTACAGTTGTTGCACTTAAACCAGTTGATGTAACACCAGCAAATTGGCCAGCACCAGATAATGTCAGCGCATTTAAACTTGGTGACGCAACAACAGATATAATAGGTGCCGAAGCAGTTCCACCAGTTGTAATGTTAGAACCTGCTTGCACAGCAGAATCAACAGCTGATGCAGCCGCATTCGCAATGGATATAATTGTGGTTGACAAGTTTGTCGCACCAGAATAAATTGTGCCACCACTTACAGTTGTTGCACTCAAACCAGTGGATGTAATACCAGCAAATTGGCCAGCACCAGATAATGTCAGTGCATTTAAACTTGGCGATGCAACAACAGAAATCGTTGGAGCTGCTGCAGTTCCACCAGTTGCAATATTAGAACCTGCTTGTACAGCCGAATCAACAGCTGATGCAGCTGCATTCGCAATAGAAATTATTGTGGCGCTTAAATTTGTTGCGCCAGAGTAAATGGTTCCACCAGATACAGTTGTTGCACTTAAACCAGTTGATGTAACACCAGCAAATTGGCCAGCACCAGATAATGTCAGCGCATTTAAACTTGGTGACGCAACAACAGAAATCGTTGGAGCTGATGCAGTTCCACCAGTTGCAATATTAGAACCTGCTTGCACAGCTGAGTCAACAGCTGAAGCAGCTGCATTCGCAATAGAAATTATTGTGGTTGACAAATTTGTTGTTCCTGAAAACAATGTTGTAGCACTTACAGTTGTTGCAGTAACAGAATTTGCACGAAATGAATTTAAAACAGCTAATGGCGAATTAAAGAAACTACCTGATGAAAAAATTTGTGCAACAATACTTCCAGCATTATTTAAATTTATATATCCTGATATTGAATTTAAATACGAATTTGTTCCATCTGATGTCAACGTGTAATTAGAGGCAGAAGCTGTTACACCAGATTCCAATAAATAAATTGTCGGATAATCAGAAACTCCAACCCAGTCTCTAAATTCAAATTTAGATGCCGTTGTTGTTGGAGCATGTATAAATCTTGAAGTGCTTGTAATTCCAGAAGTTTCTGATCCAAAAGCAATTTGATTTGTTGGGATATAATTATCTAATTCTCTGTTTTGATTTTGAATTCTTCCATAAAAGTGCGATCCATTATTCCAAATATCTCCCTCATTTGGTGCTGACACAGTTTGCCCACTCCTAATTCTCAAAGAAGCAATTGACGTTGATGCTGATTGAATATCCACAAAAGCTGTTGCTTCATTTGTGTGTTTGAAAGACACACCTGAATATGTATTTCTTACAACTTCTAAACCACTTATATCAAATGCTTGAAATCCAGTACCAGTGACTCTATCAAATCTGATTTTGTTATTTGAGTTTGAAATTTCTGAATTTCCAAACCCACTAATATCAATACCATAATTTCCAAAATATCCAACATTTACATAGCCAAGTTGCGCATATCCTCCGCCAACGACATTTGGGTAAATATTAAACAAAGAATTCCCTGAAACACCAGAATTTGAAGAACCGAAAGCAATTTGATTTGTTGGAAGATATGTCGTTCCACTTCCGTTATCATTATCAAGTTGTTTGACTGTGCCACCAAATTTTCCATAAATATGTGTTCCATCATTCCAAATGTCACCTTCATTTGGCAAAGATACAGTGGCACCACTTCTGATTCTTAAAGAAGCCTGTGAAGTACTTGCAGAATGTATGTCAACAATTGCTGTTGGCGTGATTGAAAGAGTTACATCACCTATATAAAATGGCCTTGCTATTCTGTTATGGTCATTATATATAATATTTTGCAATACGCCACCAATTGCAAAATCCATTCTTGAACCAGAGTTTATCTGTATAGTATCAATAGCATTTCCTCTGACAAAATAATTTGAGTTGGTTCTAGCTGATGTAAGATGAATAGCTGTAAATGCGCTATATTGAGTGTCAAGACCAATATTAAAATTACTTGCACCTTGTTGCGTTTCAAATATGACCCCAGAAGTTCCACCTGTAATTAATACAGCTGTGTTAAAAGTGTTTAATATTGAAGATTGAAGCCTGGTGTTAATTGCTGAAACTGTTTCTAATATTTGATCTTGATAATATTGAGTTCTTGTTGAATAATTGCCAATTTGAGCAATACCTGAATCAAGCTGTAAAAAACTTTGAGAACTAGAACCACCATATAAAATATTGTTTGGATAATATGTTATATTACTTGCTGGCGTTCCAAGTTGAATTGTTGAAGCCGAGATTGAAGTTGCGCTTAAAAAGTTTGTTCTAACAATTCCACTCGCCTCAATTCTTACTCTTTCTATGTTATTTGTGCCAATACTTATTGGAGAATTTGTTGTTGTACCAAACACAATACCAGTTGTTGAATTTGTGCTAATCTCTAAAGCTCCATTACCTAATGGATTACCAAAACTTGAATCGGTTGTTCTTGAGTTAAAAACAGAAGTATAGCTTCCGTTATTTTGTTGAACAAATGTGGAAGCATAATATGTTGGATTTGTATCTGGGTTAATTACAACAGCATTAAACGCAGAGCTGTAAATTAAATTTGTTGAACCAGTTAATCCAGAGGAAGAATTTCCAAAAGCAATTTGTGTTGGATTTAAATATGTATTTCCACCACCACCTTGTCCAATACCAGCAAAAATATCATAAAGATTAGTTGCCCCAGAATAAATTGTATCCGCAGAAACACTCTGAGTAAACAAAGTATTACCAGTTACAGTTCCACCTGAAAGGTTTAAGAAAACTCGCTTTAAAGGGGTAAAATACATGCCAGACATCCGTGAGAATTATTTTTATTCATAAATAGATTCTAAAAACACTTATGTAGTAAAAAAAACCCTATTTAAAGGCTTAAAAAAAATTTTAATGATATTATCGAATTAAAAAAAATTTTTTCTACGTATTTATTTAAAACAAAGAAAAACTTAAAAACAACAACTATGGCAGACATGTTCAGACCAGTTCCTATCGAACAGGAACCTAAAAGAAAAAATAGATTTCAACTTTCGTTTCCAACGGAACTTGGTATCGACTCGTTTTTAGTTCAAACTTCTGGAAAACCAAAAATTACAATCGAATCCACTGAAATCATGTACATGAATGGAAGTGATTGGGTTGCTGGTCGTTCAAAGTGGGAACCAATCGAAGTAAAATTCATTGATGTAATCGGACCCTCTACGACTCAAAAAATTATGGAATGGGTAAGACTTCACTACGAATCAACAACAGGCCGTATGGGTTATGCAGTTGGTTACAAGAAAAATCTTGTACTTACCGCTCTTGATCCTACTGGTGTGGAAGTTGAGAAATGGACTCTTATCGGTTGTATGATCACTGACGCTTCTTTTGGCGAAAATGATTACGGCTCATCAGATCTTCAAGAGGTAACAATTACCCTTCAACCTTCTAGATGTATTTTAGCAGCTTAATTGCTGTTAAGTTATAAAACAAATTAGAAACCTTGGGAATTGCATATCTTGCAATCATCCCAAGGTTTTTTAATACAATTTAATGGCTAGTTTAAGATTATATAAAAAATTTTATATCATCACAAATGATCAAAGTTTGGGAACGCAATCTTATGCTTTATCAAACCCTTATTTTACTTCAGCAAATTCTTACATAGCTGGCACAGGAGCCACAGAGAGTGGTACAATAATAGAAACTAATGTAGAAATTACAGAAGAGTCTACAGGGGTGTTTTATGCCTCTTTAGACCCAGTTCTTTATTCTATTGATGTTATTTATGATCTTGTTTGGTTTGTTCAATATACATTTGATGCACCTACTAAAAAAATAAGTACAAGATTTAAACTATCAAATTCTTCTACAAAATATGTACATCAACTAGAAGCAGAACTTGTAAGCCAGATAATAGAAATAGAAATATTGAATCAGACAATGGGTTTTGAGATAAATTAAATATTTATATAAAACAAATAATATGTATTCTCAAACACTAAAAAATAAATTTTTCATAAAAAGAAACGACACACTTCCTACACTAGAAATAGTAGTTATAGATAGAGAGTGCCTTGGTGCAAAAACGCCATTTAATCTTAGTGGAGTAACAGCGTGCACGTTTAGCATGTCTACAGAAAGTGGAGATATGAAAATAATGGCTAAAACCGCACAAGTAACATCTACCACTGGTGGCACAATTAGTTATGATTGGGATGAGCAAGACACAAATGAAAGCGGTGTTTACAATGGGGAATTTCAACTTTTATTTACTGGCGGCGGCAGAATGTCAATTCCTCAAATAGGTAGTATAGCAATAGAAATAGGTAAAGATGTAAACCCTTTTTAAAGCGCCTTTACAAACCCCAACACTTCTGATTTACCAATAAGTACAACCAAATCTTTTACAACTTTCCACTTAGATTCATTTGACTCCTGGAGCTGCTTATCAGCTCCATTTTTATTATATGTCCACCCAGACTTAATTTCTATTTGCTTATCTCTAAAGGTAAAATCTGTATGATAAATATGTTTATCGCCGTTGTGCTCATATTCAAAACTTTGCCCTTGTTGGACTTCGCTTAACAAACCTTTCTCTTCAATGAGCTCAAGAAAATATTTTTCGTATGAACCTTGATATGTTATTTTAGTATCTTTATATTTTTTTATTCTTAAACCAGATAAATGGTTTTTTTCTAAAACTTCCCTTGTTTGCATTGGATGATCTTTTCCATATTTTTCTTTAAATGTTTGCTTTCTTTTATCTTTAATTTCTTGAATAGACATCACATTTGTTGTGCCGTATTTTTCAATCATTTTATATTTACCTTTTTCTCTTATATTTTCAAAGCATAACAAACTTTTTACACCTATTTTTTTTAAATTTGTATTCTCTGTTTTTATTTTTACTGATTCTAATTCTGAAGGATATTTTGTTCCATAAATTTCTATGTTTGTTTTATCTTTTTTTTCTAAAATGTATTTATTTTGAAGTGGGTGTTCTACCCCATACAATTCCAAATTAGTTTCTTTTTGTTTTTTTTTAAATTCATCTTTTTGTATTGCGTAATCTACTCCGTAAAGCTCACGTGTTGTTTCCAAAGCTTTGCCTCTATTGTTATAATTCTCATTTCCGTGATTTTCTTTTTTTGTTTCTTTATTCTTTTCCATGTTGTTGTAATAAGCGTCACCATAAACACTCTCCTTTGTTTTCATGGCTTTTTTAGCATTCACAAAATTTTCATCTCCATATTTTTCTTTTCTTGTTTTTTTTGATTTATCATGAAACCCTTCCAATTTAAATGCAAATTCTTGACCATGTTTTTCTAACATCGCCTTTCTACCATTATCCAATCTTTTTGTTTTATTCTCTGGGATCAACGCCCAATCTTTTCTACACTGATCAGAACACATCGTTGTTGTAGATGTTTTCTTAACCTCAAACTCATTATTGCAATAAGCGCATTTTCTTTTTTCTCGATTATGTTTCTTTTTTAATTCACTACCGCATTTCATTGAGCACGTTTTTTGTTCTTGTGGTTTATCAAATTCACAAGCGCAATTTTTACATATTAATTTCATTATATTTATAATTAAAAGCTACAAGAATAGCTGTATTTATTTTATTATAAATATAATTAAATTTTTAAAATATGCAAAAAAAAGAGCCTCATTTGAGGCTCTTTAAAGTATTGATTTTCAACTAGTTAGAAGTCGCTGAAATTTGCGCCAGTCGGCAAAACAGCAAAAGTAAGATCTATAAATTCGGCTGTTCTCGTCGGCTTTAAAAGTATACGTCCAACTAAGGTATTTCTATCAATTGTATCCGCAGTGTTATTACTATCATCCATTACAACTTTGAAAGCTGTTAAACCTCTTTGATTTTGAATCTGAAGAAGGATTGGTTCAACTTTCGCAAGGAATTGATTTCTTAATGTTTGATCATTTTGTTCAAACACTAACGTTAACGAAGCGGCAGCAATTAATCTTCTAACTTGAAGAAGTAATCTTCTGATGTTAATTCTATCAAGAGCAGATTGTCTAACTTGAAGAGTTTTTTGTCCCCAAATTGAAACACCTTGTTGTACGAATGTAGCAATTGGATTTACTCTTCCTTGATACAATACATCTCTTTGATCTTTTGACAATTTGATGTCCGCTCTGATAATTGAATTATCTGCAAGACCTCTATTAAGACCAGCAGGAGCGAACCAAGGAGCTGCAACATTGTCTGTATAAGCCATAGCTTTAACAACCATTAATGTTGGAGATTGATAAGTGTATTCGTTTGTGTTTACATCTTCAATTTGAACCCATGGCCAGTATGTAGCACCGTAACTTGAGTCAAAACCAGTTGATTCAAGTATTGCTACCAATTCTTCTGGCGTTCCTTTTTCAGTTCCGATTGTTATTCTTGGAGAATCCATGATGTATAAAGCATCTGTTCTAGATTCAACCATGTCAAGACCATATCTGATAAGACTTTCATTGTTTGAGAAATCAATACCAGGAGTTGCAAATAAATTGATATCTACTTCTTCAGGTGAAGACATAGTATCAATACCAGTTGTAAATGCTGCAACGTTTGCAGTATAAGCATCTGTGAATTCTTCGTAGTTTTCTTCAAATTGAGTGTATTTATCCCAACCATCAAATCCACCATAAGGTACAAGTGTAAACTTTAATAAAGTTTTATCAAGTAACGTTCCCGCAGTATTTGTATATGCTGTTAAACTACTCTTGTTACCAGAAATAAATTCTGAAGAATCTGCAGTGTTTTCTAAGTGGAAACCTTTTACAGTTGTCATACCAGAAGTAACACCGCCTGGATAATTAAATAAGTCAGCCTCTAAAGTTTTTACAGCATTAAATACAGAAACTTGTGATTGTGTTAAACTTGTGTAACCCAATTCAGAAACACCTAAATAAGTTTTAAATTTAGAATCTCCTGTAAGGTAAGTTGTTTTGTAATAAATGCCTGCAGGTACAACAGTTGTTGCGCCACTAGCACCATAAGCCCTTAAGTTGTAACCTCTGAAGCCAGAAGGTATAGAAGTTGGAGATACATTTTCAGCGATATCAACTGTAATAAATCTTGATTTTTTTGGATAAGATTCATCTGTTGTACCGATTATTTTTCCGATATAAGTTGTGCTCTTAGGATCAAGAGAACAATTAGACCATCTTTCTAAAGCGGATTGAGAAACAGTTGCATCAGTATCGTTAAAATCTCTAACGATAACATCAAAAGTGTAATTAACCAAATCTAAGTTTGCAATAGAAACTTTAATTTCTCTGTTAGAAGCATCACCGTCAGATATTGTTTGAAATCTGAATAAATCTTTTACTTGTCCACCAACAACTCTTGATACAATGTAAGGTGTAACAGCGTTAGTGTAACCATTTTGATAATCTGTTGCAGTTGCTCCAGAAAAATAAATAAGATTTAAACTAGACATTAAACCTCTAGCTTTAGCTTCTCTGATTAAGTGAGGGTAAATTGATTCTACATAAATATTTGCAGTACCAGTAATAACCTTAGGAGTTTTTCCTAAAATTTTTACAATGTAACTGTTTGAAGTTTCATCAAGTGATACAGTGTATCCACTATTTGTAACAGCAGTAAGAGGAGAAATTCCAGTTCCTGAAAGAATAAAATCAGACAACACTGTAGAAAGTGCGCCACCTAATTTTACATCATTTTGATAAGTAGCATAAAAACTGCCAGAAATTTGATTTTTCTTACTTCTAATAACAGCAAGAGTCATACCTGATAATGTAGATGCGCTATCGGCAACAAGCACCCATGCAGGTGAGTTAACGAAACCGCTACCTCCCAAAATTCTTGTAACTGTTAATTCATTTGATTGTGAAAGAAATGAATTAGCCACATAAGATAAAGGATATTCTGGGGCCGTAGAACCAAATCTTAAATTATATTCTTCAGAACTTGAAACACGGATAGCTTCAAACGCTGGTCCTTTAGGTGTTTTACCTACAAGTCCTAAACGTGTGATACCAATCCTTGAGGCAAATACTGAAAAGTCTTGTTCTTTGTCATATACCCCTGGAGAAACGAAAATTGTTGCCATATTTGTTTTTTATTTGTTGTTAGTTAGTTTTTAACCTTTTTATTACTAGTGTTTGCTATTTTTTTCTTATAGTTTTACACTTATAAACTTTTATTATAAATATTAGAAAATTATCAAAATCAGCTTAACTGTCAGATTTTTTCTCAGTTATTTTAATTTGAATTTTGCTTACAGTGTTAACCTTCTCAAATTGTGTGGAATCTATTAGCTTGCCAAACACAGTAATTGGAAACGTTATTTCATAAACTTTTTCAGAAGAAATATCTTCTTGTCTAGTTTCAGATGGCGCTTCCATTGTTGAACTTATCCAATATCCATTAACATTCATGTAGCCTTGACCTCCAGAAAAGCCATCTCTAATCATTTTTTCATAGTATTGATTAGCATCTACAACATATGTGGTTACAAACACCAATTCGTACATAACGTCAATATAGGCTGGTTGTGGAATCTTATACAAATCATACCCTTTCAACGTGCCATCTGTCTTTGGAACTTTTAAAAAAGTAAATTTTTTCTTATTTGGTATTGTGTATTTAAAAGGTGAGGTGCCCTGTTTTGAACCTGTTCTGGATAAAACCATAAATGGCCTAGTTATTTCTTCTCCGTTCTCATTTCTCATGGCTCTCCAATTCATTCTTCTTTCTGCCCAGAGCTCTTGAGAATTAAAAATAATAGGAACCACTCTGTATATTCCATTTTCATCTGTAGCGGTAATATTTATTTTTTTTATAAATTCATAAATACCTTTATCAAGATCAACAAGGCCTATTTTTTGAGGTAAATAAGCGTGGTTTTCAAAGTTTTCGTCTAAGCTTTTTCCGATATTGTTTAAAATGGACATATACTATAAATATTAACAAAATATCTTATGTAGACATTTTGTTTGATTTTATTATGTTTGTCAATGACTCTAAAGGTTGAAAATTTGTGTAATGATTCAATTTGATAAGTTCTTCTGATGTTGTTGCAGAACTAACTGGGATAATATGATCTAATTGCCACGTTATCTCTCCACCTGGAACGTATTTACCATGATTATTCCAATTCATCCAAGACTCAAACTTATTCTCTATATAAGATTTAAATTCTTTTGCAGAACATCCCAATATTTTGAACGTCTTTGAATTTTTTTTATAATCCTTTGCTTTAAATGAACTAAAAATTAAACTTCTAATAACACATTCAAGTTTAAACAACGTATCTATCTTTTTTCTTGCATTTCTTTTTATATTCTTTATCTGTTTATACGCTGCGTTGTTATCTTTTACTTTATTAGGATTCTCTTTTCTATACTGCTTTTGATACTCTTTTATTTCTTGCGCATGCTTGTTGTAATAAACCTTTTTCTTTTTTAAAATTCTTTTTTTGTTTTTATCAACTGATTTTTTATGTTGCTGTTTGACCTTATCTATATTTTTTAAAACATATTCTTTTTTTCTAGATAAAATTTCTGTTTTTTGTGTTTCATATTTTTCCTTTCTTAATTCTTTTGATTTTAAATAATATTTTCTTTGAAGATTTTTCATCAATTGTTTTTGAAGTTTCTGTTTTTTCTCCTTTTTTAAGTCTAAAATCTTACCATTGCACTCTTTACAAGAAGCCTTGGGTCGATGCCACCACAAATAATTAAATTCTTCCCTGGTTTTTTTAATTTTACATTTATTACAAACCTTAAAATAAGCGTGGTTCTCAAAGTTTTCGTCTAGGTTATTACCAATATTATCTAGGATTCCCATTCTTTTTTTAATAAATAGAAATAAAAATTTGGCATTTGTTAATTTTGTTTGTATATTTGCCACAGCTTGTTTCATTTACACGAACTGTTTTCTTCTGGGCGTTGATTTCAGAGGTAAATGTTGTTATACGGTTAAGGCAATATATCGCTCAACAGTAAAAACAAAAAAAGACACACTAGCCCTCTAATTCCAATTACAGTTAATTTTTTTAATTGTAATTTTTCTACCTCTGCTGGCAGCAGACTTGTGCTTAATCTCACAAGCAGCCACTCATGTAGACGTAATTTTTTAAGGAGAAATCTATAAAAAAATTACGGGGGGGATTAGGGGGGGCGTTGATTTTTGTAGTTTGTTCCCTAGTACAGCAATATATCTTACTAAAATAAATGTACAGTAACTAGAGTATAGTTACTATAATAGGGGATTACTATGCAAAATATATTTTTTGTTCACTTGATAGTAAGTGCCTTTATAACTAACGTCCTTTGAAAATATCTTCATCAACCTCTACAGCTTCTATAGTGATAAAGAATCTTCTATCACCAGCCCATGAGAATTCATTTGAAATTTGTGAGTAACCATCATTTATTATTTTATAGAATTGCCCTTTATAACCTATAAAATGGCCCATCTTTATTCCAGATACAATTATATTTGTGTTTTCTCTCTTTTCAATCAACCCTAATTCTTCAAGATGAGATAAATAAACATGAGCAGTAAGATTGCCCATACCCTTTTTTTCTATACCACCTTTAAACATAACTTCAGGAGCTTTTACTTCAACATTAATTCTTCCATAAATTTGAACTTCTGGAAGAAATACTTTTTTCTTTGCTTGACCATAAAAGTCAGTCTGGGTTTTTACAAGATCTATTCTATAAAGTAAGAAGAATTCGCTTACAATTTTTTCTGTTATTTCTCTACCAGCAGACATAAAAAAATCAGCTTCTTTTCCAGTAAAGAACATGCCGATACCTTCTGGTTTAGCCTCAGCGTTATTCATCCCTTCTGGACGATTTCCTATTTCGTTTAAATCTGCCATTTTTAAAATACACTAATTCCAAGTGGTCCAAATCCAAGATTTTTATTTATAGATTCTTGAACACTTGCTCTTCTTTCCATTATTTTGTCGTAACTTAATTCTTTAAGTTGATCTCTTAATTCTGCAATTAATTTTTCTTGATCGTCTCTTCCAGTGGTGATAAGGTCATCTTTATTTAAAGATAATTCAGCGCCAGGTATTGGAAGTGTACCATTAAATTTTCCTCTTATGTATCCAAGATTTTCTTTTGAAAGCGCCAAAGCAAATCTTTTTACCCATCTTTGCGCCACAGAGTTAAGTTGATTAAAACTTATAAAATTTAATTGTGCATCTGCAGGACTTGATACCAAACCATTTCCCTGAAAACTTAAAGCAGCTTGTGATTCTGTAACCCCAGTATATCCTGGGTTTGCAGAGTATCCACTATATTCCGAATTACCATAAGAAGAAGCTCTATCATAATATGTATAAAACATTGTACCAGGAGTACCAACAACGCCAAATCCACTTCCAGAATTTGCATTATTAGGATATGGAACAGGAAATAATTTTAAAACTTTTGTTCCTTCTGGACCACCTCTTAAAATATAAGAATATTCATTTCCTCTAACTCTGTTTCTTAATTCCGCAGCTTGAGCTGTAAGTAAAGTATTAAACACAGGTAATACACTAATCATTGAATTTCCAAGATAAGAACCTTGAAATTCTGTTACTGCTAAAACATCTGTATTGAATGGATCTAAACCTGTAATATTTACGAAGCTAGGAGTAAACCATAAAACTTCATTCACTTCTCTTCCTGCTGGTATTGTATAATCTTGTGTTCCAGCGGTAAGTACTATTGAATCTTTTTTTAATTCTCTATTTGAGTTTACACCACCGCCAACTTGTTCTCCATATGTAGATACTTGTGCTTTTTCAAAATAAAGGCTGTTTGAAATATATTTTAATGTGAAATCTATTTCCGAAGGAAGACCAAGCATTTCACCTAATCTATTTTCCATAACCCAGTTATTAACCATGGAAGAATATTCCTCTATAGCAATACAAATATTATCTTCTATCTGTTCGTCTAGAAGTTCTACTTGCAATACAGGCTCACCCAAGAATCTTCTTATTCTATTCTTAAGTTTGGTCTGTTCGTAAACAGTCATTCCAGTTAAACATCCATCTCCGCAAAATATGCCCATTATTTTAAATTATTAAAGGTTACTACCCCAACCTATTGCACCAATTCCAGGGTTTTGAAACATTGGTTTTAAAGCAGCATATGTTCCAGTTATCGCACTACAAGACCCAACTAAAACATCAACGGTTTGTCCAGCAGTTAATGCAAATGTGGCTGTTCCACCGCCATAAGCATTAATTATTATTGAACCAGCTGTAAGACATTGTATTTGATTTACACAAGTTCCAGTTAAACCATTTCCAAGAGCATTACCAGTGTATAATGTTCCTGAAGATATTGGTATTATTGTTGAGTTTACATTATTGGCCATGATATTTTTGTTTATAAATATGTTAGAAAATTGATTCGAGCTTCTCTTTTTTAATAAAAAAAACAAGCTTGTAAATATTTTCAAGAACCAATAACAATGATTGTTTTTCTTCTACATCATAAGCTTCTTGTGAAATAAATTCTTTTAATTCTTCATCTGAGTTTAAACCTTTAATTTTTTCATATATCTCTTTAAGCTCATCAAAATGCGGGTCTTTAACTTTTTGTAATAGACCAATATTTTTTTTAAGTAACTTAAACATATAAATTAAATCTTTATCAAATTGAGATCTATTATCATCAACAAAATTTTCTATAGCGAGATTTGGATTATTTTTTAGTTTCTCATTTAAAGTTTGAACCATTAATTCGTAGCTATCAAAAGGTCCAAAAGAGTGTTCGTATTCTTTACCCTTGGCGCTAGTAAATTCTTTACTTATCTTTTTCCAATAAACAAATACTTTAGCAGTCCAAGTTTTTATTTTTTTATCTTTTTCAATGAAAAATCTAAATATGTAATTTTTAGCTTTATGTTCAAGAGCCCAGACATCAGCCCTATCGCCTTCTTTTTTATTAATTAATTTAAAACCAGACAAATATGTTATATCTTGATCAAATTTATCAGCTATAACTTGCTTATTTATAGCGGTTTCTAAGGTTTCTCGTATGATTTTTCTAAGATTCACTTTCTTAATAAATAACTGAAAAAAAGGGTAATTTGTAAGTCTGGGTTTTTTGTTGTAATTTTATATTAAATAAATTAAACGATGACAATAGAAGATATGAAAGTTTGCCCAAATGGATTGCTAACACATTCAAAGGTTATTTTTGATGTTTTAAATCCAAGTGCAAAAGACTTAAGAATGTCAGATATAGCACACGCTCTTTCAAATTTATGTCGATATGGCGGCCATTCTCCAGAATTTTATTCAGTGGCCCAACATGCAGTTCTTTGTTCCTATTTTACAGGTACAGCTACACAAAAATTAAAATATTTGCATCATGACGACTCTGAAGGGTATTTAGTTGATATGCCTCGTCCAATTAAAAAAAATTTAAAAGAATACAACATAATTGAAGAACGTCTTCAAGCTGTTATTTTTCCATGGTTAGGATTAGAATACCCTTACACAAATGATATACATATTGTTGATGATGCTATGCTTCACATGGAATACAAAGCTTTTTATGGCGATGATGAATGTGATCCTAATTTTGAATTTTGGACACCAAAAGAAGCTAAAGCAAAATTTTTAGCTAGACACGAAGAATTAATAAAAGAATTATTGAATGAAAATTAAAGATTTTTTATCGGCGGCGTATTATTTATGCATTTTTTTGATTGCTATTCTAATTTGTGGTTTAGTTTTATATGCAATAATTAAATTGTTTTTATTTAGCATTGCAATGGTTATAGCTGTAATAGGCTCTTTATTTGCTATTGCGATAATTCTTTCAGATTATAAATAAAAAAATATGAATATTTTTTGTAGTGATAATATGTTAATTGGTTCAAATACTGCAAATGATGCAAGTATAAAACATGATTTTTTAAGAGTGTCTGAATTTTATCTATTATATCCAAATACTCAAGAGGTGAGAGAAAAAATATATCGTGAATATTTTAATTTTTTTACTAAATGGGATCTTAATGATTTACAATATAATATTGTCAAAAAAGATGATCATTGTTTGGAATTTAAACCCGTTAGAAAAATAGATGAATTGGCTATATTAGGAATATTAAACTCATAAAAAATGCAAACTTGTAAAGAAGAATTAAAATCAACTGTTAGAGATGTAGCAGACTTTCCAAAGCCTGGAATACTGTTTAAAGACATCACACCAGTGTTAGCAAATGCTGACCTTTGTTCAAAGATTGTATATGAAATTTCTAATAGTTTATCAAATACAAAAATTGATGCCGTAGCTGGAATAGAAAGTCGTGGATTCTTTTTTGGGTTTCTTTTGGCAAATAGACTAGGTGTACCATTTATTCCAATCAGAAAGCCTGGAAAACTGCCTTTTAAGACGGTTTCAATTGAATATGACCTTGAGTATGGCTCATCTAAAATTGAGATGAATGCGGACGCTATTTCGACTGATATGAACGTTCTTATTCATGATGATCTTCTTGCAACTGGTGGAACCGCTGCAGCTGCTGCAGAACTTATTAAGAGTGTTGGCGGAAATGTATCTGGCTTTTGTTTTATAATAGGCCTTAAAAATCTTGGTGGCGAAGAAAAACTCAAAAAATATTCAGATAATATTTTAAATTTTATAGAGGCATAATGGAAAAATTTGAAATAAATGAAGAAGGCATTATTGATGTAAAAAGATTTTATTTTCCTTTAATAATTAATTTGAAATGTCCTCATTGCCAAAGTGAAGTTACAAGAGATTTTTCTGATCACTATCTTTCTTACCCAAAATTAAATAAAAAAATAACAGAAGGTTTTTATTGTAAATCTTGTGATAAAGAATTCGAAGCAGATATGTTTTTACGTATCTCCATAGATGTAGACTCTGATAATCTTAGAAAAATATAGAACAAAAAAAAGGGCTCCTTTTTTGAGGGAGCCCTTTTTTGGTAGGTTATCTACACTTATGATTAGTAAGTGTTGATGTTGTCGATGTAAATAACACCGTAGAATCTGTTGTTAACCATTTTCTTAGCGTAACGAGTCATGATACCTTTTCTTGGTGTGAAATCGTTAGCGTCGTAGATAGTTTGAGTCAACTGAAGAGGAATATAAGGTGCATAGATGTAACCAGCCTCAAGGAAAGTATTTCCTTTGTGACCAACTAACACGATTGGAGCAGGCAAATAAGGGTCTTTGTAAACCACATATCTTGAACCTAAGTTACCAATTTTTTCTACACCTAAGTTGTATTTCTCTGACTCAGGTTGAGCTGAACCATCAACGTGGAAGTATTCCAAGTCGTCGAAGATTGCTCCAGCCTCAGCTGAACATACAACCCAGTTAGCACCACCTCTAAGGGTTGCTTTGTGGATTTGAGCTGAAATCTCATTGATTCTTGTAATCAATGTTTGGTTCCAGTCTTTTTGAGTTCCAAAGAAGTTTGCGTTATTTGACAAACCTTTGTAATCCCATCTTGCTCTGAATGGAGCACCGTTGATAAGGTCGATTAAGATTTCTCTGTCGATCTCAGCTGCGATGTGCTCTGACAATAAAGCTGTTAATTCAGCTTCAGCGTCAATAGAGTGATAAGCTTCTAAATCTTGAGCTAATTCTGGAGTCCAGTGTGCTCTTAATTTTCTAGTAACAGTGTTAACAGTTACAGAAGAGAATCTGATAGTGATCTCACCCATTTCTGATCTTGCTTCAAGGTCGTTGTAAACCTCGTATGCTGGCCAGATAGTTAAAGTGTAAGAGTTACCAAAAGTACCAGCACCGTTATTTAACATAAGAGGGTTGAAGTCAGTACCGTAGATACCATTTACACGAAGGTCAAGAACTGCGTCTAATTCGTTATTATCGAATTGGTCGTTAGTCCAAGTTTGAACTTGTGAGTAGAAAGGAATTCTACCACCTGCAGCAACTACTAATACGTTACCTGTTGCAGCTGAATAATAAATTGCAGTTACAGCAGACAATCTAAGAGAAGCTGATGATTGTTGTTTAGAGATATTGAAACCTGCACCTAAAGTAAAGGTCTTGTTGAAGATACCACCTGTGAAAGATGACATAACAACAGTTGCAGAAGAACCTACTGCAGTCTCACCTGTACCAAATGATAAGTCGAAACCTCTATTGTTATAGAATCTTTCGTAAGCACTTGTAGATGCGAATGTAGGACCTGCTTGTCCGTTTGCTTGGTTATAAGGAGACTTCTTAGAGTAAGAAGTGTTTCCAGAGTTATCTGGATAGCTTGGATACGCTGGAGTAGCTTGAGTAGAATCAACACCGTTGAAAGATACTCTTGCATCCATGTAAAACAATAAACCTGAAGGTAAAGCCAAAGGCTGTACAGACACGATTTCGTTAGCTAATAATCTAGAGAATACTCTTCTCACGATTGGGAACGCTACAGTATCAAATCTACCAGCAGCTGCGTCAAGAGTTACCTCATTTAACATAGACTGAGCTTGACTTTCTAAAAGTTGCGCAATGTTTGATTTTTTGATACCACGTAGGCCTTCAAGTAATCCTGAATCTCTCCAGTTGTTCACGATAGCATTTCTTTGCTCTGCTAACGATTTGAAAACGGTTAGACCCACTTTTCCGCTATTTAATAATTCACCCATTTTAATTTGTTTTTTTTTAATTGTTTGTTATAAATAGTATGAAATTTTATTTTTTATAAAAATTTCAAACTTTTTTTTATTTTTTTTAGTTTTCTTCTTCTGATTTACCAATTCCTGCAAGTTGTCTATTTCTTTTTGCCTCTGCACTTTCGTAAAGTGGCTCAGATGTACTCTTTGGTTTTGCTGTGTTAGTTCCCGCACTTTTTAATCTTTCAATTCCATTACCTTCAACTTTAATGTTGTTTTCTTTCATAATAGTTTTGAAAAGTTTAGAAGCCTCTTCGTGTGTCTTAGCGCTGTCGAATTGTTCGCATACTTTAATTTTTTCTTCTTTCGTTAATCCGCCATTTGTTAACACTTTGTTTACTAATACAAGTTTACCATTGAACAACTGCATTTCGTGAAACTGAGTTTTCAGTTTTGAGAAAGCTGTTTCGAAATCTTTTCTCTCTGTTTGTAGAGATTTGATTTCTTTTTTTAAACTATTGTTTTCCTTATTTAGCTCGTCTAATTTAGACTCGTTTTGAGCTTTATTTTCTTTTATAGCTACAGGGCCATGATGACCACCGTTTGCTTTTAAATTATCCATTGACATTTGTCTTTGTCCAGTTCTTATTGCAGCAAATCCAACACCTCTTGTTTCATCAACAACATTTTCGTCTTCATTTGCAATACCGTCGATTTCTAACATTTGGTCTTCCATTTCGTCAATGAAATTACCTTCTTCAAAATCTTCAATTTCAATTTCTTCTTCCATAGCTGGAGCCGCTGGGGCTGGAGCCGCTGGGGCCGCCGCTGCTGCTGGAGCTTCGTCGTCAATAACTTCAAAATCTTGATCAGTTCCTGATTCTGCACCTGGTTGTGTACCAGCTTCTGGGGCTGCGTTTCCACCAGCTTGTTGCATCATTAAATTTATTAATGTATCAAGTTTAGGAATTAAATCATCCACAGTTGCAGGAGCTGCTTCTGGTGCAGCATCTGCTGCTGGCATTGCATCTGCAGTTGGAGCAGGTGCGGCTGCTGGTTCTGCTGCTGGTGCAACTGGCGCTGCATTAACATCATCTTCCATCATTTTATTTATTTCTTCCATATTTTGATTTTGAATTGTTTCTTCCATTGAAATGTTTGCAGTTTCTGGTAACCATTCTGATTCACTTACGTCAATCGCATCTTCGTCATCAGAAACTTCAAATTCATCTTCGTTATCTTCAACATTAGTATTATCAATATCACTATCAATATTATCTAAGTCTCCTGTAATATTATCTTCTGTATCTACAACTTCACCATCTGTAGAAATTTCTACATTACCAGTTGAATCAATATTAATTGTAGTATCTTCATTCATTTTTTTATTGAAGAATTCTTTAAGAGTGTCTGCTACTTTTTCTTCTAAAGCTTCAGCAGCTTTTTCCTGAGAAAATTTTATAATTTCCTCATAGCTTTGTTTAGCTTCTTCTAATGCTGACTTATTTTTATTTTCGCTCATTGTATGGTTGATTAACTCTTTAATTTTTAATAAATATTATAAAAATTCAAAAAAATGATTATAACTGATGAATTTTATATATTTTTCCAAAAATCTTTGTTAGATAATTGAAAAAGCTTTGTATAATGTTCGTAATCTTCTTTTAATTCTGATGTTGCTGGAATTACAATTTTCTTTGCAGCCTCATTAAATGGGACCATTCCACGTTTTAATTTTTCGTTACCCTCTTTAAATAAATAAGCGCCAGGTGTTGAAGGAGATGAAACAAAATCAAATGCAATTAATTCAAAATCTTCTTGAACAATATCAGCTCCTTGAACAGATTTTACAGAACCCACTCCTCTAGAAGAAATTCCAAGAGTAAAACCAGCTTTTAATAAACCTTTAAGTTTTTTACCAGCTTCAACATCTTCTGCTACTAAAACTCTACCATAAAGATCTTTACCTTCCCACCACATATCAATAACACGGTGTGAAACATTTGCTAAAGAAACAACTGCATTATCTGGGTGATCTAATTCACCTCCCGCAGTATTACTTTCAACAAGTTCCATGTATTTATCAACTTCACGTTTCAAAATTGAATAAGGATATATTCTACCATTTCTATTTTCCGTGTCTGCTTTTTGAAGAATACCAGTCATCATAAGAGGTTTTCCAAGCTGTTCTGCTTCTTTAATAAGTTTAGTATTTGTTTTAAACTCAAAGAATTCTGAAATTATATACTTAGGATCGTTTAACATGTTGTAAAAGAATTTATTATAAATAATAACTTTTTTTCTGTTTTCGATTAGACAATAAAAAAACCCTCAATAAATTGAGGGTTTTTGTAAATTATTAATGTTTTTTTATTAAAACATGTCGCCGCCGCCTTCTTCTGATATCATTTCTTGTGCAGTATCTTTTGCCACTGAAAATGCCCCAGTATAATCTCCATCTTCCAACATTGACTCCATTTCATCTAATCCATTTGCAAACGTTGCAGAATCTGGTAAATCAGAACTTGAAAGACCTAACATTTTACCAATGAAAAAATCAATTATTTTTACAGATGCTCCCCTAGCACCCTTATCTGCTATCCATTTTTGCACAGTTGCGATTGTTTTTTCTGAAAGAGCTGGCTTTTTTTGTCCGTCTTCTTCTTTGATTTTACTAGGACTCATAGCTCTATTAAGAGATTTTTTATCAATATTTTTTTCAAATTCACTTTGTCCAAGAGGAACAAATACGCCGCCAGAATTTTGTATATCTTTTTTTGCGGCATTCATAGCCATTCTATCAATTTCTGATAATTGAGTTTTATTATTTTCTTCTTTTAAAATTTCAAGTTGATAAAGTTTTTTCGCTTCAGAAATAATGTAATTTTTAAATGATGAAAGAGAGATTTTTGCCATGATTATTTATTTTTTAATAAATATACATGAAAATCAAAAAAATTAAATTGAAGTTTTATTTATTTGGAACTTTGACTCTCCTTGTATTATTTTGGCATCCCCTATGATATTGCTTATTCTTACTGCTTCATCATATAACTTTGTATTCTTTTTAACGCTAAGCGGAAGTTTTTCCCCACTAAACAAATTGCTGGTATGCAGATATAATTCCACTGAAATAAAATTTCTTTTATCGTTATAATTTAGATTGTCTGGAATGTTTTTTATATAAATATTTTCTTTTTCTTTTGGGAAAAAAGAGTTGTTGTTCAATTCTTTTTTTAGCCTTTCTGTATATATTTGGCCCAACTCCTTATCTAACGAGCTTTTTAACACATCTTGTTCTTGAGATTTGTATTCATCTTTTGGTTGTAACCAAAAACTTACGAATAAATATATAGTCTCTGGACTCTCTCTATTTTCAACTGTTCCAACTTTTACATTTATATTTTTATTCACCAATAGCTTATCTGCTACTTTAATTTCTCTAGCTGTGCGTTTGTATTTTGACATATTAAATTATTGTTTAAAAAATATAAACATTTTTTTGTTATAAACAAAAAAACCTGCTAAAATAGCAGGTTTTTTATTAACTTAATAATTCTTTTAATTCAATACAAGATATAATCCCCTCATCAAGCGTGGTGTGGTTTACACCCTTCATTTTTTCTAATTTAGTTTTAAACTCACTTAAAACATTAATGGATTTTATATCTGAAGAATATTTGGTTTTAACTTCTTCTAATTTTTTATCCACAAGTTGCATTGTCTCAAGTCTAATTGTTTCTAGGTAATTAACCCTTGTTTCAACATCTGAAACTAAAATTTTAAAAACTTTTTTTTCATTCTCGTTTAAATGTTCAAATCTATCATTAAAATTGCTAACAGCAACTTTGGTAATAAATTTCCACGCATCTTTAACAAGTTTTGGAGCGTCTGTTTTTTCATTAGATTTTTCTGACTCAGACACCACTGGTCTAAGCAAGTGATCCATTACAACCTCATAGCTTTTTTGCTCATTTTCAAAATCAACAAAACCAGGTTTAGTTCTAGCTTCTATTAAAACATTCATCGCTTCAAATAATTTACCGTCTTTTCTAGCTTCCACATGCATGTCATCTAAAAACTCTCGTCTTATTTTTTTGTTTTCAGCCATTATATGTTCCCATTTTTCATTTATAAAAAGTTGAAGATTTTGATTTAAAAATCTATCAGCCAATCTTTCTTTATCAAAAGATTTACATTCTTGAATACTTTTATAAAAAAGGTGTTGTTTTTGAAGAACAGGTATCTTCTTTACTACTTTAGCAAAACTATCTAAAGTGGCGCTTTTTGACTCTTTTATCATTTCTGAAGCGGATAACTTCATTATTGAGTCTCTTATTGCTCCAAAATTAAAACTGATTTCTCTCATTGTCTGGTTTTTATATAGGTTTTACAATAAATATCTAATTTTTTTGCATGTCAATAAAAAAAATAGTATATTTGTTACTCTATTATTGTAAAATATAAAAAAATTTAAACGAAAAGCACATGATTAATTATGTAAAAGTCAAAAAAGACCTGTATTTCGCCCAACAAATTATTGGGACTGCAGCTCAAAAAGAAAAAATTGTTGAGGTTAATACTCATCATTTATTCATTATAGATTGTTCTGGCTCAATGCATGGGCAACTTTCTCAAATTAGAAAAGATTTATTTAACAAAATCTCTACTATTTTAAAACCTAACGACTCTACAACCATTATTTGGTTCTCTGGTAAAAATGAATTTGGTGTGGTTTTAGAAGATTATCAAGCAAACGGTAAAATGAGCTTAACAAACATTAAGGCCGCCATTGATAAATATTTAACTTCACAAGGTTTAACAGCATTTAAACAACCATTACAAGAGGCTAAAAAAGTGATTCAAAATGTAATTAAAACTAAAAAAGATTATTTACACTCACTATTTTTCTTAACAGATGGTTGCGATAATTGCTGGCCAGAAAAAGAAATTCTTAGCGCCATTGATGATTTAAAAGAGTTTGTAAACGGCGCTACAATTGTAGAATATGGTTACTATTGCAATAGAGAACTTATGAGCAGAATGGCTCAAACGTTTGGCGGTATCCACACTGTTTCTAAAAACTTTCAAGATTTAAACCCATATCTTGATAAACAATTTTCAAGCGACAACAAAAGTAAAAAAACTTATGTTCAATTAGAAGCTATTCCAGAAAGCCAAGTAGTTTGGAATGTTGTTGATAAAGATGTAATTCTTTATTCTCCAAATGAAAGCAATGAAGTGGCTATTGGCGTAGATGGAGAAACGAGTATTTATTACCTTACCAAAAAAGAACCAATTGGCAAATCTCTTGGAGATGCAGATTATTTCAACAAACAATATTCAAGCGGCAAATATTCTAATGATGAAATTCTTAAAGGATTTTATGCAGCGTTTTTTGCTTTCAGTAGAAAAAGTGATTACAACACTGTGTCAGACTTATTGAAAATGACAGGTGATGCAAATTTAATCAAGATTAAAGCAAATACTTTCGGAACTCAAAAAATTACTGAATTAGAAGAAAAATTTGTGTCTTGTGTAAATGACTCTTCTCAAAGATATTTGATTGGATATAATCCAGATCTTGAACCAGCCGAGGACGCATATTGCGTTATTGACATGTTAACTGATCTTATGAGTAATGAAAAAAATGCTTGGTACCCACAACATGAAGCTTTCTCATACAAAAAGATAGGTTCAAAAACTGTATCTAAAGCAGAAACAGTAAATAAAGAAGATAAAGCTAAAATGGAACAACTTCTTAAAGAGGGTAAATTAGAAGATTTACAAAGCGCTCTTGATGAAGCAAAAAATAAATTAGGAGAAGATCTTGAATTTTTTTACGATAATGACTTGCAACCATGTTCTTTCAACGACCTTACTTGGAATGAAAAAAGGGCAAATCTCTCAGTTCTTGTGACATATCCAGGATACGTTATGCTTCCAGAAAACAATTTTGGAATTGAATCTAAATTCAAAACAATGATCTTCAGAAATTACACAATTGTAAAAGATGGAATAATCCACTCTTATAATTTACCAGTTTCTTTATCAGAAGACACATTTAAAAAATTGCAATTAAACGGTTTATTACCAGGAGAAACTTATCAAAGTGAAAAAATTTATGTTTTAAATTTTGAAGAAGTTCCTGTAATAAATAGAAAAATGGTAAGTTCATTGTCCGCTGTAGATGTATTTACAAACTCTTGGGAGTTGTTAAAACTTCAATCAGCAAACACTGTATTTACAGCTCTTAAAAAGAGATTGTTTAAAGGTGTTGATAAAAAATTCGAAGATCTATATGGCACAGATGCTACCACTTGGTTAGCTAGTCTTGGCCTTAAAGATAGCGGTTTTGCGCCTGCTAAACTTGTTGAAAAAGCTGGAGAAGAAATTGTTGTTAATACACTTGAAATTAAAATTGATAAATTATCAACAAGCAATTCAGCAAAAGATGTTGAAGCAACTGAAAAAATGTTAGATTCCAATGGAGCAGTAACAGGTCGTCAAGAATTGTTGGTACCAGCTATCAATGAGTTTAGGCAATTTGTAAAAGGTCTTAAAGATCCTAATGATATGGACGCTATTAAAGATTGGTTATATGACAAATCTCGTTCTTTCAGAACTCAAAAAACAAGATTAATGACAGAGATTTCAAAATCTAAATTTTTAACCATTGTTGGAAAGTCTTGGTTTAAAGAATTTCCAGATAGAAGTCAAAAAGAAATGACTTTAAATCTTGATTCAAAAGATATCAAGTTTATTGTTGAAGATAAAATGTCTACAGTTAAACTTTAAGTTTACACGCAGCAAAAAAAGCCCCAGGATCACTGGGGCTTTTTTTATTTCTTATCAAACCACTTCCATCCCAACAACATCCTAGTTGTAATTCTGTGAAACCATGATGGTTTTTTATAATACATAAAAGCTGTTGAATATGCGCCGCCATCTCCTCCAGTAATATCGTAACCACCAACAATTTTTGGTTGTGTTGACAATGAAAAAGAATCAACGGAATATTCACCTGATGCCATTTGCATAATTATACGGTTTGAGGTGCTGATATAGATTGAATATAAGCGTCTCTTTCTGCTTTTCTTGTCTGACACATGTCTCTATAGAATTGAGCTCTCTGAGCGCTCACAATTTCCATTTCATAGGTATTTTTTACCCACTCATGTAAATTATTTGCCAAGGTATCTCTATAATCTTTATCTAAGATTACTTTTTTGATAGCTTTGTACCAACCATCTTTATTGTTTTTTACAAGAATACCATTCACTCCGTCTTTAATAAGTTCACGATAAATACCAAAATCTTGAGCAATAATACACTTCTTTTTCATACCAGCCTCTACAATTTTAAGTTCAGATTTAACTAAGTTAAAGTTATTTGGAACTGATTTTATTGTGCCTGGTCTAGGATCATTTTCGTGTACCACTTCCCCGCTTTGTAAAACCTTCACTCTGTCAACTTCTTGGATTGGCGCTAATGTTACGTCACAATAATCATAGTGCTTACCAAATTGAGTAAGAGGTAAAGTCCATCTACGAACATAACTTTTGTTATATTGTTCTGCGTACTCTTCTCTTTTTATTTTCATTAACCATTTAAAATATTCAGGATCTTCAAGTTTTAATTGAGAATATTTGTTTGTAAATATTTCTTCAAACTTACACCAAATTGTTTCATGTGGTAATATCGCCCTTGTATTTCTAGAGCCATCTTGTGCAACCTCTGTTATAGAGCCACGAATATCAAAACCACACATAATGAATTGAAACTTATCTTTTACTTCTTGATTACCATATAAAAGAGACATAGAATGATCTATTAAACTTAAATCATGCATATGTGAACTACCACCTATCCAAGAAATTCTACACTTTTCTGAAGGGTTTGGTTGAACTTCAGATTTCCACATAGCATGACTTGCATCTATTGCATTTGGAATAACATGAACATTTTTATTGTATGCTTTAATGTGAGAAGCAAATATGTCCGTTGTACACGTTACATAATCTGCTATTTTCATTGTGCTTAATATTTTTTCAGTAAGTTTTTCTGTTTTTGCCACCTCATATAAAGGGTGTGTGGTTGCTGGAGCCCAATAGTCATCAATATCCATAATTAATACAACGCCAGCAGCCCTTAATTCAGCAAACACAGCATCCTGCGTTTCAACTGGACCAAGAGCTCTATGAAAATGGATAATATCAAATTGTTTTAAATATGCCAAATTTTCCACATTTGGACCAAGATTAATTTCAATCTCAAACTCTTCGCCATAATGTTTTTCAAGGGATTGCGCTGGCCAAATATTTCTCCAATGACCCACGCCGTGTGAGTCCGAGGGTACCATTAATACTCGTATTTTTCTATTTTCACTCATTTATAATTTGTTTTATATGTTTAATTGTTTTTTCTTTTTGAAACATATAATCTTGTTCCCAAATTATAAAGAGTTTATAACCACTTTTTTCAGCTAACTCTTTTTTTATTCTATCTTGCTCCCAAAGCTCATGTGCATACTTTTGTTTTTTTTGATTGAAATAGTCTGCTTTATACTTGTTTGGATTGCAATGCCAGTAATCGCCATTATATTCGATGATCACATTTTTGCCTTTTATTAATATATCGTATTTTAAATTCTCTATCTTAAATTGACCTTCTATAATAAAACCACTTTTCTCTAATTCTGTTTTTATTTCTTTTTCAGCTTTTGATATTGGAGTTGTATTAAGCTTACCATTAGCCTGGTTTACATAAGCGTTTTTACGTTGTATAGCTTTTACATGATCTAGACTGCCATCTTTGTATTTTGTTTTTAAAGCCTCTGATACTGATTTTCTATGTATTGGATTGGCCATGACATTATCACTTCCACAACATTGACCAGTTCTTGATTTAGAATTCTGAATTTTAGATTTAATACTATGTTTTTTTCCAAAAAAAGGATTATTTTTCCCTGTTTTCGAACACTTCAAACAAAGCGCCTTGGCTACTTCAGCTTTTCTAATATTTCTCAACAATATAGCATAATCCAAAGAAGTTTGATGTATGTTCTCTTTGCAATCTGGACATTGCCTATATCCATACCATCTATTATCTTTTTGATAAACTTTAAATTTTGCTATCTCCTCCTGAAGTTGCTCTTGTGTTCTTCTCATAATTATTCCCTTTGTCCTACATCTAAATAGTCTTAAAAATGTAAAACAATTCATCCAAAAAATAAAAACCAGATCACATACACAAGATGATCTGGTTTTTATTTTTAAAAGTTATTTATTATTCTATCTTTTCTGCTATTATAGTGAATTCGCATTTGCCCCACTTTCCTGTCATTTTATCAAAAACACCTGTGTTGTTTAAAAAAGATGGGTTAAAATCTTCTCCATATATTCCAGGAACTCTTAAGTCAATTACTAATTTTTTTTCTAGAACAGAACTGTGTATTTCACCCCAAGATTTTATTTGAGAAAAATACGGGATTATTCCACCACGAGGTATTATTTTTTTGTCTCTATAAAATATATCGGTATCAGTCACTAAATTAAAAATATCAAATGGAGTGTCTATAATTAATTCACAAATACCACTTTTAAAAGAATGTGAAGAATCTACTATCACTGTAGTTCCTTTCTTTTTTTGTTCAGATATTTCTCCAGTAGTCGGATGTTCAATTATCTTCGAATCTAAGAGATAAGTTTCAAGCGATGGAGTAATTGTTCGAAAATAGGTGTCAGAACCAGAAGGTTTAAATTCTATCGGACCTGTTCCTAAAAAAATTTGTTTTAAACCTTCTTGAATAAGGTGTTTTTCTATGCCGCTAACAGCATTTTTGTCAGATAAGGCAGCACGTAGCTCCTCCTTGTTGATTTTGTAATTCATTGTTTTTCATTTTTTAATTTAACTTCCATGTGGTTGATCCACATAGTTCTGTATTTGTGTATAGAAAAATATATACAAATCAAATCAAAAAACAAAATGAATTTTTATTTAAATAAAAAACCACCTGTGCAAGGTGGTTTTGGTTAAGTAGCCTTTAGATTTGAGCAGTGGTAATTAAGCACTTAAGCTTAAAAGGCATTATTAAATACAAATATACTAATTTATTTAGCGTTTTTATAATTATCAACTTCTTTGCTAGCGGCTTCTAAACTGCTTTCGTTGTAATTTTCACAAAGTTGAAGATTAAGATCGTTGTCAAAATTTCTATCTATTTTGATTAGATTTCTTCTTTCTTGAATGTCAATTGTCGTAGTCATTCTTGAGTCTGCAACACAAAATTCATTTGGTTTTAAAATCATTCCAATTGTAATCGTGTTGGTTTTAGCCACTGCAACCTTTACTGGGTTAGGACTTACGTTTTTAATTTTCCACATATTTTCTTTTTTTTTAATATAAATGTTATTTCCAAAAAACTAAAGTTATTTGGTGTAACATTTTCTAGTTGATATTTTATTTACTGGAGTATAGTAAGTATTACCTTCAATAAGCCACTCCTGAACTTCTGAATTTTCTCTAACTAAAAGTGTTTTATCGTTTTTGTCAAGAGCTTCTTTTAATTTTTTAGGGGTATCAATTTTTTGAAAATCATCTACAATTGTACGCATGTTTAAATCAAAATTTTCTTTAACAACAATTGGTACATTAGCACTAATAGTGTTTCCACCTTCGAATGAAAGATTGCTTGTGTCAAGTGTTCCGATTAGATTAGTTGTATAAGGCTTTCCGCTGCTTATTGGGTTGTCTTGAGCAATTTGTTTTTGCAACATCCTCATCACAATATCTTCAACTGTTTTTTGAAGATCTACTGAAGAAGCAATTTGTCTCACAATTTGAGAATCATCTGTAGAGGTAACTCCATTCATTGCGTTTTGTACGGCGTATGGATTTTCTTTATATTTAGCCTGCGCTTCAAAATCAGGGTCAAATCTTTTTTCAGCAAACACTGTAGTGCCGTTTGAAAAATCATATTCCATTTCTCCGATTTTTTCAAGCTTAGCAAGAAAAACTTCCGCTTTCTTTTGGCCATTATCTAACCATAACTCACGCATTGATTTTTTTACATCTGGATCAGCAAATGTTCTTATTGGTTTAAGAGAAAGGTTTTCGCCACTTTCACTTAGTTCATTTTGACTAAAAATAATTACTTTACCTGGTTGTACTTTATCTAAAAAAGATGGCAATTCTGGTGTATATTCTGGAATGTTTCCACTTGTACCTTGATCTACATTTTGTCCAGGTGTTTGAGTTCCATCGAATGTTGTGTTTACAGTTTCTATACTTTCTCCTTCTTCTGGTCCCATTATTGGTTCTTCCGAAGGGTCTTCTGCAAGGTTAGACATTACAGCTTCTGGTATCATTTCTGGAATTTCATTAATAGCTTTTTCGTGATTGTAAGCACTCATAACTTTTAATTTTATTTGTTCAATGGCCGCATCATCTAAAACGCCATTTAAGTTCATTTGAGATACTTGATCACCAATCATAGCTTTAAGCTCTTGCATATTCATAACTGTGTGTTTTTTATATAAATAGCTTATTTTTTGTGTTTTTGATTTTAGCTATTTACATTCTTAAAAAATAAGCTTATTTATTAAGAAAGCAATAATTTATGAGACCTAAAACCAAAGAAAGAAAAACACCAAAATATATACAAGAAGAAGCTCAGTCTTTTAAAAGCAGCCCTAAATCTGTGGCTGCAGAATTTATTAAACCAAAAAAACTAGAATTTGAATTAACCAAAAAACAAAAGGATTTAATGAAAATTTTAAGTAGCAATAAAATAATTACTGTCACAGGACCTCCAGGTACAAGTAAAACTTTTATTGCGTGTTATGCGGCTATACATGCTTATATGACTGGTAAATGCCAACACATCATCTTATCAAAGCCAACAGAAATACTTTCTGGAACAAAAGATCCAGGAGCTCTACCAGGTTCATTAGAAGAAAAAATGGCCGTTTATGCTGAATCTTTTTTTGATGCTTTTGATGAAATTCTTGATAAAAAAGATTTTAAACATTTGTGGAATGATAAAATAATAGAATTTAAACCAGCTCAATTTTTAAGAGGTAGAACAATTAAAAACTCTTTTATCATAATCGACGAATTTCAAAATTTTGATATTAAAGCGCTTAAAAGTATAGTTACCAGATTTGGTAGAAATAGCACAATCGTATTCATGGGAGATACAAAACAAAATGATATTGGAAAGAAATTTGTAGCGGTTGATTTATTTAATGAAATCATAAAGCCAATAAAGGGTTGCGCTATATTTAAGTTTGAGAGAGGGGATATTGTGCGTGAACAAATTTTAATTGATATTGTAGATAGATTTGAAAAATTTGAAGAAGAAGGCAAGTTCACTGATACCATAAAGGGAAATTAAAAAAAACGACTATTTATAGTAAACAAAACGACTATGATAGATTATTTTTATCCAGAACTTGACCCAAAAGGTCAAAAAAGCAAAAAGTTTGTTAACGAACTTTTAAATCCTGAGCAAGCATATTTTGAAGCTCAGAAGAAAGCTGCTTCTATGCAAAAAACAAAAAATGACATTATGGAAAAAGACAATGGAAAGCTTTTAACTAATGATGGAAGAGAAATGTTAAACGAACAATAATACACACTATGTTACAAGAAGCTAAAAATAAAAAAACCTCATCAAGAGATCTTATTTCTCCTGTTAAAAAGAGCGAACCAAAAGAACAAGTAAAAAAAATAAGTTCTGATTCTAATGATATCATTGAAAGAATCGACCAAAAAGTAGTTATTGAAGATGGTCGTGAGCTTTTAAAATAAACCCAAAAAAAATAATCCAACAAAAAAACCCAAGTTTTAATTAGCTTGGGTTTTTTGTTATTTTAGTTACATTGTTAATGATTGTACTAGTGAGCGGCTTGTTATTTCTATATATTTTAAGCTGTGCTTGGTATCCGACTTTAATGTGCGGAGAAATAACAACTATATCTCCAGATAGTAAACCTGGAACTGTTGTGTCAGAAACCAAAAAACTGTTATTAGAAACCTTTTTTAAAGTCATTTCTGAACTTAGAGTACTAATTTTAATTACAGTGTTATTTGGCACTTTATCATCATTGATAAACTCAGACATTTCTTTATTTTGAAAAACACTACTTCCTTTTACACCAAGATCTTCCAATTCGCTTCCAAGCATATTTCTAGTCTGAGAAAGATATTCAATTTTTTTCTGATAAGAAGCAATAAGTTTATCTAAAACTAATGCCTTATCTTTTTTTACTCTTTGAAGTTCTACATATTCTTCGCTTTCACGAGCAGCTTCTTCTTCTCTATTTAATTTTTCAAGTCTTTTTTCATTGACTTCAATAAATCCAGCATCTAAATCCGCTAACTTATCTTCGATAACATCTATCTTAGAATCTGTTTCTGAATCTATATTCTGGCCATTAGGAGAAAAAGCCTCTTGATTTATAATCTTAAGGCTTTCTCTTCTAATAAATTCCAAAAGCTGGCTTTTATTCTTTATTTCCATTTTTTTATTATTCTTCGTCTTCGTTACTAAGGCCTGCAAATTTTCTCATTCTTTTTTGTTCAGCAAGAATTTTTGCTTGTCTTTCAGAATCTTTACCTTCTAAGAAAATATTTTTCTTGTCAGTTTTAGAACCTTCTGTAATTATTGCGCCTTTTTTCTTACCGCCTTCACTTACAACTGTATCTTTTTTCATGTCGCCATCTGGATCGCTAAGGTCAGCGTCTTGAGCAACACTCTCACCATCAATTCCTTCTTCTGAAGTTTTTTCCATTTCAGTTACAACTGCTTCTTGAGCAACTGTTTCTTTTTTAACCTCATCAAATTCTTCTTCTTTTTCAGTGTCTTCTGGACCAGCTTCTCCATTTTCAGCAGGATTTTCATCAGCAGCAGAATCAACTTCTACTTCTTCGAAATCATCAGCATCAGCATCAGGTTCTCCACCAACTTTTACATCAACAGCGCCACCTTCAGAAGCTAATTTAGCATCTATAGATTTACCAAGTTCTGCAAATTTAGCTTCGAATTCTCCCATTGGAGCAGCTTCTGTAGCAGCCATAGCGCCCATTTCAGAACCCATTTTAGGACCACCCATTTCTGTTTCAGCAGGAGATTCAACGTCAACGTCAAGTCCCATATCTGCAGATCCAGAGTTGTCTAATTCTTCTTCGTCTTCTTTTAAAGTCGTAGCGTTTAATTTTTCAAATTTAACTCCAGGTTGTTCACCAGGAACTAAACCAGTTGCAGAACTAGTCTTTTGCATACCGCTAGCTTCTACTTCACTTAATATTGAGTCTTCACCACTCATTTGTTGAAGTGCTTCATTGATTTCACTTAATCTTTTAGATAAAGTACGTTTCTTCCACATTTTTTGGAATTCTTCATTTATCATTTTGTCAACTTCGTTTTTTGATATTTTCATAATTTTAAGTTATGGGGGTTTAATTATTTATTTTTAAGTGCCTTATTTTCTTCTTTGAGTTTGGCAATTTCCTCTTTAAGTTTGTCAACTTCGTTTAAAACATCTTCTTGCAAATTAGTTTCTTCAGCCATTTCTTTAGCTAAATCAGTAATATGAGAAAGGTTGTTATCGTTTACAAATCCGTTTTTTGTTTGATTAGAAGCATCATTTGGAGTAGCAAAGCCGAAACTTGCAACCATACCTCTGTTTTCATTTATAGAAGCTAATTCAGAATTAAGCTTTTTAGCCTCTTCGAAAATTTCTTTTTTTCTTTTAACTCTAAGAGCTTCTTCAATTATAGCCTGTTTTAATGTTGCAGGTCCGATTTTTTTAGTTGACATATTGAATCTTTTTTTAATAAATACTCTAAAAAATTTGATTTTTCGCTTTTATTAAGATATTTTTTATCTCAATAAGCACATTAATAAATATATCAAAAAACATAAAAATCATGGAAAACGTAATAGAAGGCACAAACGCCAATTTTCAAAGCTTAATTTCTGAGGAAAAAATAACAATAGTAGATTTCTGGGCACCTTGGTGTGGTCCTTGTAGAACACTTGGACCAATTTTAGATGAAATTGCAGAAGAAAACAAAGATCTACAAGTTGTAAAAGTAGACGTGGATAGTAATTCAGAATTATCTACAGAATATAAAATAAGAAGCATACCAGCTGTTTATGTCTTTAAATCTGGAGAGTTAATAAATAAGTTTGTTGGCGTTAAGTCAAAAGAAGAAATTTTAAAATTAATTGCATGATAAATGCAGTTGTCTTTGGAGATGGTCGGCATGGCCTTTTTTCAGAAAGTTTAGAAAAAAATGCAAATGGCGCTTTTAAATGTGTTGAAGTAAAAGATTCATCTACATTCAAGGAAGATGTGTTAAAAGCTTTATCTAGTGAACTTGAATATACTGCTCTTTTTACAAAAGACAACATTTTGTTTAATCAAATTAATGAGGAAGATATTACAAACACATTGTCTGATGAAGATATTATTTGTTTTTCATTAAGACTTGGAGAAAATATTACATATTGTAGCACTCTTGAAATGGTGAACAATTTACACGGGCAAGAACATTTTGACAGCATTATGAAGTGGGACTGGTCTAAACATTATTTAGATTTTGGCTTTCCATTATCTATAAATGGCCATATATTTAGAACTAAAGAATTAACGAAATTAATAAAAAAAGTAAATTTTACAAATGCTTTAAGCTTAGAAGAAGGTCTTCAAATGTTTGAATTTCTACCAAGAGAAAAAATGGCTTCTTATATAACAAGCGTTTTAATAAGCGCCAATGTTTCAACACCAGAGTCGCCGATATTAGAAGAACTAGATTTTTCAAACATAAAAAGCGTAGAACAAATCATAAAAAATAAAAATAATGTATAATTTAGAAAAAATGTCAAAAAGAGTTCGCCACCTACTTGGTGAGCCAACATATTGTGTAGAACTAACAGATGAATCTATGGAATCATTAATCCAACTTGCAATAAACAAATGGAAAATGTTTTCTTCTTTGCACAAAATTAGTACTAAACAAGTAAAGGAAATAGAATATTTTTGGGTAGAATCATATTTTCAAGCTTTATGTAAAGAATCTCTTGGTATGATACGTGGAAAATTTGACGGCATACAAATACCTGGATCGGTTTTAAAACTTAATTATAAAGATCTTATTTCTAGTTCAGAAATTGAAAAGAAAAATTTAGAAGAAATGCTCAACACAAACATTGAAAAAACAATTTTAGCCCTATATGTTAATGTTGAAAATTTGAAATACGACGAAATAAACGAATATATGTCTAAAATTATCAAATCAATTAAAGACCCAAAATTAAAATGTTTCGCTATTGCCACAAAAGGGGAGCCTTCAAGAATAGAATGTTTGTTTCCAAATTTCACTCCAAGCAAAGAAGTTCAAGAGGCATTAAATAATAAATTGTTATCAATTTTAAAACCATAATATGAAAAACAAAATTAAAGTAATTACTCCTTTTTATAATCCAGGAGAATTTTTAGAAAAGTGCGTAGCATCTTTAACAACTCAAAGATATGATAACTTTGAAATTATATTCATAGACGATTGTTCTACAGATGGCGCTTTTGATAGACTTCCAAAAGAAGATTCACGTGTAACAATTATTAGAAACACAGAAAGAAAAACCGCTTTAGAAAATATACACATGGCCATTATGGAACATTGTGAGCCAGATGATATTGTTGCAATAGTAGATGGTGACGATTGGTTGCCCACCAGAAATGTTTTAAGTTTTATAAACGACTACTACAATCAGCATGATTGCTGGATTACATATGGCCAAGCCTCTTGGACAGACGGAAGAAGAGGTTTCGCTTCTGCTTATACGCCAGAAGAATTTAAAAATGTAAGAAAAGCACCATATAAAGTATCTCATCTTAGAACTTGGAGAGCTGGCGTTTTCCAAAAGGTCCAAGAACAAGATCCAAACTTTGATAAAATGAGAGATAAAGATGGAAAGTTTTATTTAATGTCCTATGACACAGCCATCATGTTCTGTATAATGGAAATAGCTGGCTATGAAAAAACAAAGTTTATTGATGAAATTTTATATGTTTACAACAGAAGCAATCCACTTTCTGAAGATAAAGTTGATCAGGCTTGGCAATGGGCAGTACATCAAGAGGTGAGTAATAAAATGCCTTTAAAACAAATAGAAACTTACAAATAATTTATTTGTTTTTTAAAGTCCAAATTACTATATTTTATTAAAATAATTACAAATGAAAGAAAAAAAAGAGAAAATAGTAATAACTGGTGGTTTGGGTTATATAGGTACAGAACTTTGTAAAATATATTCTGGGCACGCTAGATATAAAGAAATAGTAGTTATTGATTCTATTTTTAAATCAGAAAGAGTTTCGCAATTAACAGATTGGGGTATTAAATTTATACAAGCTTCTATTTTAGATGAATCAGTATTAGAAGAGCAACTTAAGGATGCAAATACTATTATTCACTTAGCTGGAATTACCGATGTAGCTTATACAAAAACCGAATCAAACGATGCCAAAGATAAGGAAATTAAAAACATTGGAATTGTTGGTACGCAAAATGTAATAAAATATGCAAACAAAGAAGCTAAAATTATATTTCCATCCACGCACGTTGTTTATGAGGGGTTCTCTGAAACAAAAAGAGATATTTTAGAAAATGAAACTCCAAACCCAGTATTAACATACTCTTTAGGTAAAGTACAATCAGAAAATGATTTAAAAAACTCAGGTTTAAACTATGTAATCCTTAGATTAGCCTCTGTATACGGCTTCTCAACAGATAGTACCAGAATAAATATAATGCCAAACTTGTTTTCAAAAATAGCTTCACAAAATGGAACTATAAAACTTTTTTCAGCAGGCGTTCAATTAAAGAGCTTGGTTCCATTGTTTGACGTTGTTAGATGCATGCAATTCATGGAAGAAAATAAAAACATAAACAAAGAAATCTTTCATTTGTCAAAAGAGAATATGACAGTTAAAGAAGTGGCATTGCTTTGCAAAGAAATAAATTCTAAATTAAATATCGTAGAAACAAACGACGAAATTCCAAATCTAGGTTACACAATCTCAAATCAAAAATTGTTATCAACTGGTTTTAAATTTAGATATAGTATTAAAGAATGTTTAGAAGAAATGATTTCAAAATGGTCCGAAAAAATAAAAACTAAAGATCTAGAACATGTTTCAAAAGGCGGAGATGACTATATTGATGAAAGAGGCAGAATATCAAATTATGAATTAACTGAACCAATAAATTTAATTGGTTATATTGAGTCTAAAGCTGGGACAGTAAGAGCAAATCACTATCACCCAATTCAAGAGCAAAAATGTCTTTTAATAAAAGGACAATTTATAAGTGTTATTAAAGATCTTTCAAATCCAGATGCTTTAACTGATACAAAAATTATCAATGAAGGAGACATGTCTGTGATAAAACCAAACGTAGCACACACAATGGTTTTCACAAAAGATTCAATATTTTTAAATTTGGTTAGAGGAGAAAGAGAACACAAAAATTATGGAATTACACATACAATTCCACATGTATTGGTAGATGAACCAACCAGGGTAAGGCTTCTTGAAAGTTATAAAACTTTTTGTAGAAGTTGTTATGGAGAAAGACTAAAAAGGGTTATTTCTCTTGGAAATTCGCCGCTTGCTAATAATTTAAAAAACAGCGCAGATGAAGAAAGTGAAACTTATCCTCTAGAAGTAAACTATTGTGAGGATTGTCATAATTGTCAACTAACATGTGTTGTACCACCTAGAAAAATGTTTGATAATTATCTTTACGTATCTTCAACCGCTGCTTCTTTTAGAAAGCATTTTGAAGATGCGGCAGATACTTATGTAAAAGAATTTAATTTAAATTCAAGCTCGCTGGTTGTTGATATTGGAAGCAACGATGGAATAGCTCTTAAACCATTAAAGGAAAAAGGAGTCAATGTTGTAGGTGTGGAACCAGCTAAAAATATAGCAAAATTAGCAAATGAAAATGGGATAGAAACAATCAATGACTATTTTGATAATAATTCAGTTGAAGAAATTTTAAGCAGACACGGCAATGCTGATTTAGTAACTGCTTCAAATGTTTTTGCCCATTCTGACGAACTCGTTAATATCACGAAAGATTCTTTTAAACTATTAAAAGAAAACGGATCTTTTATAGTTGAGGTGCAGTATCTTTTTGACACCATGAATGATTTAACATTTGATAATATTTACCATGAACATGTAAATTATTGGAGTGTTACATCAATAAACAACTTCTTTAAAAGCTTAGGTTTTTTTGTATATAATGTTGAACACATAAATACACATGGTGGTTCTATAAGGGTTTTTGTTGGAAGAATTGGCCAAGTATCTTTAAATGAAAATGTAGAAACATTTTTAGAGAAAGAAAAAGCATTTGGTTTATTAAATTTCGATAGATATGAAAAATTTTCACAAGATGTGGAAGAGCTTAAAAATAATGTTGTATTTAACATGAATAATTTAAGAGATAAATACAAAGTAATTGCTGGGTATGGATCTCCAGCTAAGGCAACAACTTCTCTTAATTACTTTGGAATAGATCACAAATATATAGATTACATCATAGAGGATAATAAAATGAAAAATGGTAAGTTTATACCAGGTGTAAACATACCGATAAAAGATAAAGAATATTGTAATCAAAACTTACCAAATATCATTATTGTAATGGCATGGAATTTCTTTGAGGAAATAAAAAAATCAAACCAAGACTTAATTGACAAGGGTGTAATTTTTATAAACATTAAAGAGTTACAAAACAAAGATTTTATAATAAAAGATAAAGCCATTATAGCTTAATATGAAAAAAGAAATAAACCACATATCAGTAATAATACCATCTTATAATGTAGAGGCTTATACTGACGCAGCTTTAACTAGTATTATTAACCAAGATTATCCAGATTTTGAAATAGTTTTTATTGACGACAACTCAACGGATAGGACATTTGAAATTGCTCAAGAATATGCCGCCAAATTTCCAAATATGAAATGCATTAGAAATGACAAGAGAAAATTTCCTCTTGAAAATTTTAAAATAGGTGTTGAAAATTCTCAACCTGGCTCTATATGTGTTTTGTGTGATGGCGATGATTATTATAAACACGAAAATGTTTTACATAGAATAAACAAAGAATATTCTAAGTATGATTGTTGGGTAACTTTTGGTACATATGAACATGTAAACCCTTATTCGGACGTTTCTGCTCACTATCACCCATATCCTGATGAAGTCATAGCAAACAATTCTTTTAGGAGCCACAAATGGCTCGCTAGCCATATTAGAACATGTAGAAAAGAATTATTCGAAATGATAAAAAATGAAGACTTAATAGATCCAGCCACAAACAACTATTTTGCTTTTAATAGTGATTTAGCAACTATGTGGCCAATGATGGAAATGGCTTCTGGTTTACCAAATAAAATTAGGTATATACCAGATGTTATGTATTGTTATAATGTTGGAAATCCAATAAGCGAAAATAAAGTTAATCAAAAAGAAATTGATAGAATCGAAGCTTTAATAAGAAGTTCAAAGCCATACAATCCAATTTTAGAATTATCTAATGCTTAAAAATATGAGTCAAATAATTGATGTTTTAAATAATAATATTTTTAGTTATAAGGAAATTTTTGAAAATTCTGAAATCAAACTTTTAAATAACGATGAATTTGATATTAACTTCATCATTGGATTTAGAGGTAGAAAAGAGTTTTTAATTCCAATGATAAATGCATTTAATAAAGCTGCGGATTTTTATAAAAATAAATTTCCAAATGAAAATAAAAAGTTTTGCTTAACACTTGTTGAACATAGTTTAACGCCAGAAAATAAAGAAATTATAGGAGATAAAGCGAACTATATTTGGACACCAGGTAATAAATCTGAACAGTATAGTAGAAGTTTTTCTTATAACTTTGGCGTAAAATACTCTAATAAAGCAAAGTATTACATTTTACACGATTTAGATATTCTTATTAAGGAAAATTTTTTTGAGGAAATTTATTTAAATTTAAAATCCGAGTGTCTTCAAACATATGGCAAAAGAAGAGTTTTATATATGTCTCAAGAGTTGACAAATTCTGTTTTATCTGGCGATGTTGATTTTAACACTTTTGACGAAAATTATCCTAATATAAATCCACCACAAATACTTGGATCAAAAGGTGGTTCAATTTTGGTTGGACACGATTTGTATTATGAGGTTGGAGGTTTTGATCCAGAAATATTTTGGGGATATGCGCCAGAAGATCAACTTTTTTGGGATAAAGTACAGACAATTTTAGGTGAAATAGATTATGCTGACAATCCGCCAATTGATATTTTTCATATGTGGCACCCGCCTACACTACATCATTCAAACGCTGATTATTTTCCAATGGAAAAATGCTTTTATGAATTTAGGGCAATGAATAAAAAAGCCAGAATGAATTTTATAAATTTAAAAAAAGAACTCTTCAAAGATTGATTATGAGAACACTTAGAAAATATGTAGATATAGATATTAGAGAAACTGTAAATGTTGGAATAGAACTTGATTTCAATGAATTAGTTCAAATAATACAACAATGCACTGATAAAGAAAAAGATGAAATTTTACTTGAATTAAAGGGCGGCGGAGTAATACCAGAAATTCATGGTAGAACAAGGGTTACTTTATTAGATCAAATGAAAATAGATTTTTTCAGAGAAAATTTTAATAAAATTTCAATCGACCAACTTCAAACACTTGTGTAATGAAAACTAAGACATTTATATTTACAGAAGCTTATAATTGCGGACTTATTTTAAAAAAATGTTTAGAAAGTTTTTTTAAATATCATCCAGGTATTACTGTAAACGTATTTGGAACCGCAAAAGATTTTAAAGAACTTGGAAAATTTGACGATGTTGAGTATATTGAATTAAGCGCAGATGAAGATTTAAAAGAGTGTTTTAAGCATGGTCATTTAGGCACTGCTCACATAGGTGCAAGAGTAATTAAAGAATTTTCTAAAGATTGCAATTATATAATTCACTTTGATAGCGATATAATATTTAGAAAAGAATCTCTGTCTTTGTTAAATGAAAAAATTGAAGAGGGTTATGACCTAATTGGTTCTAGGCGTTGTTACAAAAACAATATGAACAACCTTGTTTTAGAAGGACTTGAAGATGTTGTGCAAACTTATTTTTTTGCTTTTAATAAAAATAAAATTTATGATTATGATTTCAACACTTTAAGAAATATGATTGTTGGGTTTTTCAATCCATTGGGGCACGAAATACTTGACTATTTTGATCCTGTTTCATTTGATATTTTGAAAAATAATGGGAAAATTTATTTCCTTGACACAAATTTAGTTGGCGGTTTATCCGCTGAGGGTAACAGAAAAAACATACACGAAGAATTAAATAGTGATTTTGATTTTGGTACAAATTTGGTACATTTTGGTGGCATAGGTTCTGGTATGAAATTTTATAAGTTTGGAAATGACAGCGTTCCAGAATCTTATTCCAAGTGGGCCATAAACAGATACGGCATATATAGTAAAGTAATTTTGGGCTCTGAAAAACAAGACATAGAAATAGATGAAGTAAAAACAGAATTGTTAATCAAAGCATTTAATGAAACAAATAATTAATAGCTACACATACCCAGATTGGCCAAATATAGAAATTGAATTTGAAAAGTCAATAGAGTTATTTATAGATGGATTTGATGGGTACAATCCAAACAGTAATTCATATAAAATTTTACTTGTAAAAGAAGTAGAGGCTATAAGCGGCTTTAAAAGTACAGCAATTGAACATGCTTCAAAATTTGATTTAGTTTTAACTTATGACGAGGAAATTATACAAAAATGTGACAATGCTCGTTTTTTTCCTTTCGGAACAACATGGATAAAAAATTACGATTTTTTAAAAGAAAAAAAGTTTCAAATTTCCCACTTGACTGGCCACAAACAAATTACAAATTGGCATATATTAAGACAAAAAATCCACTATAAACAAGAACTAATTGTCACACCAAGAGATTTTTATATAAGCCAATATGGCGGAGTTGAAAATGCATTTAACAATAAAATTTTAGGAGAATTTAAAGAGCCTCTTTTCGAATCACAATTCCATATTTGTATAGAAAATTCTGATCAAAAAAATTTATTTACAGAAAAAACAATAGATTGTCTTATCACAAAAACAGTTCCTATTTTTTGTGGATGTGATAATATAGGTGATTTTTTTAATGAAAAAGGTTTCATAATTGCAAAGAATGTAAATGACATTATAAAAGAGTGTAATAATTTAACGCCAAACACATATGAAACAATGATGGAGGCTATAGATGAAAATTACAATATATGCTTGAAATATGCAGATTCAGTAGGTAATCTTAAAAATACTTTATTAGATATTTTTAAAAATAAATAATTTATTCGTCGTATAATAATTTTACCATGCTATTAACTGTATCAAAGTTATCTGCGGTGGCTCTACTATTAGGTATTTTTACATTAAAAGTTTCTTCTAAAAAAACTAAAACAACTACCATTGAAAAAGAATCAATATAACCACCTCTTATAAGCGATGTTTCATACGTTACATTGCTTATTCTTTTACAAGAACAATCTTCCTCTGGAAACATGCAATAAGAATAGTGACCCTGGTTACTTCCAAAATGTTTTTTTATATAATTTAAAATTATTTTTTTTTCATTTTTTAACTTTGTTTTTGGTTGTAAAATTTTTGGTTTTACTTCTTTGTCCACTTGATCGTCTATATTTTTTATATTAATTTCATATGGGAAAAGTGTATTAAATAATTTTTTATAAAAATCGTGCCCCTTCATGGTGTTTATATAAAACTTTTGTGGGGATCTACACTTATATACATCTAAATGTTCATTTATTTTAATGTGGTTTATATCTTCCTTAGAGTCTTTGTATAGCAAATCATCTTCAGAACCCTCCTCAATGCTATTAGCGGCAACAATCTTGAAAGACAATTGTTTGTGTTTTTTCTTTAATAATTTTACCAATTTAAGAAGTCCTTTTAAAGGAATTTCTTTGTGAGTCATAAAGGTAAAAATTACATTATCCCCAGATGTATTATTTAAAAGTTTAAAAAAACGTTTAGCAATACTTTCTTTGTATCCAGTCCATCCACACCCATCGTCACCTCTTAATACACCGTGTTCATGATGTTTGTAACCTAATTTAGCGTATGGATATTCGTCACAATCTGGCGGATCTATTCCGTTTTTTATATTGTTTTCTATGTGCCATTCATAACCATTTTCAACTATATCACAAACAATATCTATATTGCTATTAGCCCAATCAAATATATAGCCATATCCCAAAAAATTAATACGTGCGTTGTTATTGTTTAATAATTCAGCAACAACGCAGCAATCTCCTATACTAATAATGTGGTTAACTTCTTTCATTTTTTATTTATAAATATAGTTCAAAATTTGGTTTTTTATAAATAAAAAATTATATTTCTTCTAATAACACAGAAATGGATAAAAAATATAAAGTCAACATAAAGCTTCTTGGCGGCATAGGAAACAACCTATTTCAAATAGCTTGTGCTTATGCATATTCTTTAAAACACAATTGCGAATTAGTCCTTTTTAAGGAAAAATTTGGCGCTACACATGGTTCCTTTGATTCATATTCTTCAAATGTATTGAGGAATATCAATTTTTCAGACCCAAACACTATAAAGCAATTATCTCAATACCAGGAGCCATTTTTCAATTACCAAGAAATACCAGGCTTTAATGTGGATTTGCAATTAAATGGTTATTTTCAAACAGAGCTTTATTTTAAAGAATACTCACAAGAAATACTTGACCTGTTTTCTTATCCAGATAATTTTATAGAGTCAATAAAAAAAGAATACTCTGACCTTTTAAATCTAAACGCTTGCTCTATGCATGTAAGACGTGGCGATTACGTTCATCAACCAGAAAATCATCCAACTCAAAGTATGAATTATTATATGAAAGCGATAAAACAAATGCCTTCAGATTCTATATTTTTAATTTTTTCAGATGATATTGAATGGTGTAAACAGAACTTCCCAGACCTTCCAGAAAAATTTTACTTTATAGAAGGCAATAAAGATTTTGAAGATTTATTTCTAATGACACAATGTAAAAATAATATTATTTGTAACTCTAGTTTTAGTTGGTGGGGAGCTTGGTTAAATAAAAACCAAGATAAAAAAATAATTGCCCCATTATATACTAGGTGGGTAGGACAAGCTTTATCTAATTTGGACACAAAGGATGTAATTCCAAAAAACTGGATTCAACTATAATAAAAAAAATATGAAATATAAAAAAATATTAATAACTGGCGGATCTGGAATGGTTGGTATGTCTTTGAAAAAAATAATCCCAGAAGCTGTATATATTTCTTCCCAAGATTACAATTTAACTTCAGAAATAGAAGTTGAAAAAATGATGAATGAAATAAAACCAGACTGCATAATACATTTGGCAGCAAAAGTTGGCGGCATATTTGATAACATGCAAAAGCCAGCAGAGTATTATACAGAAAATGTTTTAATGAACACAATATTGGTTGACAAGGCTTATAAACATGGCGTTAAAAGACTTATAGCGATGTTAAGCACATGTATATACCCAGACAAAAATGAAACTTATCCGCTTGTAGAAGGTGACTTACATAAAGGGCCGCCAGCTGAAACTAACTTTTCTTATGGTTACGCCAAGAGATCTCTAGCTGTTCAAATCGACTCATACAACAAACAATATGGAACAAAATATCAATATTTAACGCCATGTAATTTATATGGAGAATTTGATAAATATGGATCTAATAGCCACTTTATAGCTGCACTTATAAAGAAAATACATGTTTCTGTAAAAAATGGAGATGACAAAATAGTGTTATTTGGAGATGGAACTCCACTAAGACAGTTTATGTATTCAGACGATTTAGCTTTTGTAATAAAAGAGTGTTTGGACAAGAACATTTATGAAAATATGAATGTTGCCACTGAAGAAATTTATAATATAAAACAAATGGCCTTAATCGCTCTTGAGGCTTGCCAGGCTGAAAATTTAACCATACATTTTGATACTAACTCTCCAAATGGACAATTTAGAAAAGATGTGTCGGTGTCAAAACTAAAAAAAATAATACCCCACTTCAATCCTATAAATTTAAGTGACGGCATAAAAAAAACATACAAATATCTTTTAGATAACAATAAGTTATGAAATTTCATAAACAAGAATTTTTATACGACAAAGAAAAAGGCGTAAGAGGTAGTTGTTTTCCAACTGTTCTAGCTTGTATATTAGATTTGGAACTTGGGCAGGTCCCAAATTTTCAACTATCTTATTGGACACATGAGGAAGAGCAAAATATAATTAAATGTTTATTGCTTAGATATTGTAATGGTTCTTATGAAAACGCTAAAAAATACCAACAAGACAACTTTGATAATCACAAATCTCTTATGCATAATCAGTGGGCTAATACTATGGATTTTTGGCTGGCATCAAAAGGTTACGTTGAAGAATATATTCTTTTAGAAGAAATTGAAGAATGGGTTAAAAAAAACCCAGAAACCCCATATCTAGTAAAGGGTGATTCCAGTAGAGGTGTCGGTCATGTTGTAATATACAAAAATGGAAAAATGATACACGATCCACACCCATCTAATGAAGGCCTTGTTTCATTAAGAGAAGAACCATACTCGTATTTAAAAAAAATAACAAATATAAAATATGTCAATTCTCACATAGATGAATTTAATTATATTTTTTCCTCTAATATTGATGCTAATTTAATGAAGCAAAAAAACGAAATGTCATTTTTATACACATCAACTTTTAGTGAATTTGATATTATGTTTAACGAGTATGACAAAATATTTGTAAAAAAAATAAATTTTATTTCAGGTATGGGTGTCATAGATTCTATTGCTCAAGATAGAAGCATTGAACAAAAAATGAATAAAGATGGCGCAAAAAAAGCGTCGCTTTTAAATGATATCGAATTTGTAACAGATCAGGAAATTAACGATCTTAGAGGTAGTCAACATGTATATAAATACACATTTTCAAATAGCGCTAAATTGCTAAAGGAAGGTAAATTAAAATTCATTAACCCTAAATACAAAGACTATAAAGCAAACGAACTTCTTTTATCTAGTTTGAATACAAAAAATAAAAAAGTAGTTGCAATTAATGGGCGTAATTTAATTAAGATTCCAGAACGAAACCAAACGTTTCAACCATTAATAGACCACTTGATTAAAGAGGGTTTTTTTGTTGTAAATCTTACTATTAACCCTCCTGGTTTTAACTATCCAAAAGATTCCTATTACGAGATAACAAATCCAAGTTTAAGTTATAGCGATATGGTGTCTTTTTTTCTATTGTCTGAAACAGTTTTATCTGTATGTGATTCGGGTGGAGTTAATGTTCATATTTTAACAGAGGCTAATTTTATATTTCTTGGCCCTGGCGGATGGCTAGATAATCCAGAGTTTGGTCATGAAGGTACAAGTCTTTTATCTGCGAGAAAAGAAAATACAAATTTCTATACTGAACATTTATTAAATTTTTCACTTGATGAGTTGGTAAATAAAATTAAACAAATTCCAGGTCGTAATAGACATTCATATTTTTTTAATGAAAACAAGATTGAATTTATATAATTTACTTTATTTTGCTGTTAGCTATGATTATGTTTAAAAAAAACATATTCATGGCAACAAACTTAAAAAATAAACGTGAGCGTATAACTCTTGTAAAAGACACAATAGACAAAAAAGATATTGACCATTTAATTAATTGGTTAAAAACATACCCAAAACTTACAAAGGGCGAAAAAACAATTGAGTTTGAACAAGCTTGGTCAAAGTGGATTGGATGTAAATACTCAGTGTTTGTAAACTCAGGTTCTTCCGCAAATCTTTTAATGCTCTATGCATTAATAGAGCTTTATAAATTAAGAAATGGAAAGGTTGTTGTTCCATCTCTGGCTTGGGCCACTGATTTAGCACCAGTGATTCAACTCGGTTTTCAACCACTTATTGTTGATTGCAATTTAGCGGACTTATCTGTTGACTTAGAACATTTGGAATATATTTTTATGAACGAACAACCTTCGGCAATGATTTTAGTTTCAGTTCTTGGTTTATCTCCAGATATGGATTCTGTTGTAAAACTTTGTAAAAAATATGGCGTTATTTTACTTGAAGATAATTGTGAATCTCAAGGAACAATGTATAAAGGAAAAAAACTTGGAAATTTTGGCCTTATGTCTAGTTATTCAACATATTTTGGGCATACAATGAGCACAATTGAGGGCGGCATGATTTCAACAAATGATAGAGAAGTATACAATATGTTAAAACAACTTAGAAGTCATGGTTGGGATAGAGATTTAGATGCCACAAGACAAGCTGAATTGAGAGAACAATGGGGTATAGATGACTTCGCAGCTTTGTACACTTTTTATGTGCCTGGTTTTAATGTTAGATCTACAGATTTGCAAGCTGTAATAGGTTTAAAACAGCTTGAAAAAGTTGACGATATGATTGCTCAAAGAAATAAAAACTTTGAAATTTTTAAACAAAGGTTATCACCTTACACATGGTTCCCAACTGAGCAAGAAGAAAGTTTTACTGCAAGTTTTTGTATTCCAATAATAGCTGAAACAAAAGAAGAAAAAGATAGAATAGTAAAAAAATTAATAGAAAACAATGTTGAGTGTAGACCTTTAATATGTGGTTCAATGGGAACTCAACCATTTTTTGTAAAACATTTTGGTAGAGTTGCTTTAGAAACAGTTACAAGAGTTGATGAGTGTGGTATGTATATTCCAAATCATCCACACCTTACAAAAGAAGAAATAGATCATATGTGTAATTGCATACTTAGCGCAATAGAAGAATAATATGAAGATAAATAAAATCGAAACATATCAAGATTTGCCTAAATATGGTAAATATGTGCTTGTAAGCGGAATCGACAAAGGAATGTATGATGTTAGAAGGTGGCACGTTTGCGAAATGAATGACTTAGAAGATGGGTTAGATTATAGAGATAAAGGCCATTTTTTTTGGCTTACTGAAAAAGGAACTAAAATAGACGAAGTTACACATTGGTGTGAATTACCAAATATACCACAGTAAAACTATACAAAATGTTAACTATAAAAGAGTGGCTTTTAAAAAATAATCCAACTTTTAAAATAGATTGGAATATATTGGGTTGGCAAAACAATCCAAATTTTTTCGGAGATCAAAAAGAATGGAACAATGTGCTTCTCACAAAAATTAACGAAATTTCAGCACATATACATATGGCCACATTATTAGGCGGTGCTGACACAATAGAAGTGCACCCAGATAATATGCATTTCATAGAAAGTTTTGACTACTATAATGCAACAACAAAAACTATAGGGTTTAGATATTCCGTAATTGTAGATAATCTTATTTCTAAAAATACAATCAATGTGTATTTAAGTGAACAAGCTATAAGAAATTTTTATAAATTAAATAAAAAAGGGTTAGATATAGATTTTAAAAATACTTATGGGGTTATTACATTAATAAATGGAAATTAAAAAACGGTTTTAATAACTGGAATACCTGGCCAGAAATTTTACACTATTTATAATAAAAATATTATGAAAGAAGAAAACAAAAAAACAGGTATTAAAAAATGTAAACAGTGTTTTAAAGAATTTCAAATTAACTTGCGAAACAAAAGAAGTGCCAATAAAATATTTTGTTCATCAACATGTGCCAAAAAAAATAACGGCAAAAACAATAAAGGTAAAAAACGTTCTTTAAAATATAAAAGCATGATGAGTGAAAAAACTTCAGGGAAAAATAATGGTTTTTTCGGAAAGACACATTCTAAAAAATCAGTGCAAAAAATGAGCAGTTCCAGTTTGTGGCAAGAAGACAAATTTAAATATTGTAATCTGAAAAACAAAGAAAAAGAGGTTTTAGATGGATTAATGCTTAGTGATGGTTGTTTGTCAGAAAAATCCAGAATATCAGCTAGACTAACTTTTGGATTTAAATTTAAAGAAACTTGTGAAGAAATATTTAAAACAATAAGTTCGTTAAATTTTTCTCCAATTTGGCAAAGCGAACAAACAAAATGTTGGCACACAAAATCAAATATGTATCATGATTTATTAGTTGAAAACAAAAGATGGTATCCACAAAAAGAAAAAATTGTACCATTAGATGTCTTGATTACTAAAACTTCTTGTTATTGGTGGTTTATAGGAGATGGCTATAATATTGATGGAAATGTGTATTTGTGCACAGACTCCTTTTCTAAAAAAGATAATGTTTTTTTGATTAACAAATTAAAAGAGAACGGATTTAATCCTTCATTAACAAGCACAAATAGAATCAGATTCAACAAAAAAGAAACAATACTTTTTTTAGAGTGGATAAAACCTGAAGGTGAAATAATGGAACAATATAAATATAAATGGAAAATATAAAACAAAAAAAGATAGCCCTTTGCTTCGGAATAACGGGACAAGACGGCTCGTATCTAGCAGAACTTCTACTTGAGAAAGGGTATGAAGTGCATGGAATTATCAGAAGATCTAGCAGTTTCAATACTGAAAGACTTGATCATATTTTTGACAAGCTAATATTGCATTATGGCGACGTAACGGACCCAGCTAGTACGACAAATTTAATAGCTACCATAAAGCCAGATGAAATTTATAACCTAGCCGCTCAATCACATGTTAAAGTTTCTTTTGAACAACCTTATTACACTGGAATGGTAGATGCTCTCGGAACACTTACCATTCTTGAGGCTATGCGCATTCATTGCCCACAATCAAAATTTTATCAAGCCTCTACTTCTGAATTGTACGGTGGTATGACCTATAACATGCCACCAAATGGCTACACTGAAGAGTCTGTATTTCACCCAAGAAGCCCTTATGGAGTTGCAAAAATTTATGGCTATTGGGCTGTTAAAAATTATCGTGAAGCTTATAATATTTTTGCTTGTAACGGAATCTTATTTAACCATGAAAGCCCAAGACGTGGCGGCACCTTCGTAACAAAAAAAGTAATAAACAACCTTGTTGAAATTAAACAGGGTAAAAGAGAGGTATTGCATATCGGTAATTTGGATTCTAAGAGGGATTGGGGATATGCAAAAGATTATGTTGAAGGAATGTGGCTTATGCTGCAAAGAGATGTCCCAGAGGATTTTGTATTAGCTACAAACGAAGCACACTCAGTTCGTGAATTGATAGAATTAACAGCGGAGTCAATTGGTTATAAGATAGAGTGGAGAGGGTCTGGGCTAGACGAAAAAGGTTATGATGAAATAACTGGAAAATTACTTGTAGAGATTGATCAAAAATATTTCAGACCATCAGAGGTTGAGTTTCTTCTTGGTGATTCATCTAAAGCTAAGACAGATTTAGGTTGGGAGCCAAAGGTTAAGTTTAAAGACCTAGTTAGGCTAATGGTTTTGCATGAAATGTCTTAAAGTGTCTAGTTTTTGTCTGGGTTTTTAAAAAAAATTTGCAAAATATAAAAAAAGTTTATAACTTACACCCAAAAAAATAGAACTATGAAAATAGAAGAGCTAACCGATAGTGACATTTCAAAGGTAAAAGAAATTTACACCAATCAATCCTTGACTTGGGATGATAAAACTGGAAAACTAAAAACACTATTTGGAGTAAAATCTGAAAGAACCGTTAGACACTGGTTAGTCAAATTAGGTTTTAAAGAAAAAATGGCCGAAGAATCTGCAGATTATATGGCTGCTAAAAAGAAAAAGCTAGATAAGACAAAAAAGCGCTATATTGTTTCTTGGGCGCAAAACAATACACCACTTCATATTCCTTTTATGAGAAATATGGAAGCTTATGCTAAACACCTTAACGCCTCGATACATGTAGTTGCTGGCAGATATAAAAACCCAACTTCAATTTTTCAAGATCGTGATGAAGAATATTGGGACACAGAATTGTTGGAAAAAAATTATTTAGACGCAGCTCAGCATGATATTCATAAATTTTTAACTATTCTTGGTAATGTTAAAACGCAGCCTACGGCTATAAATCCACTTGAAGGTTTTGAAAGTTTTACAGCTGATAAATCTTGTATTGTTGGCCACCCAAAAGTTCAATTAAAAATGGTTCCAGTTTTAGAAAGTTACGTTCAAAAGATGATGGTAACTACTGGAGCTTGTACAGAAAAAAATTATACAGATTCAAAAGCTGGAAAAAGAGGCGAATTTAATCACACACTTGGTTTTGTTATTGTTGAAATAAAAAACAATGAAATATTTTTTCTTAGGCAAGTAACTGCTGACATCAATGGTAATTTTAACGACCTATACTACAATGTTACAAACAAAAAAGTAAAAACTAACAACAAAATTGCGAGTTTGATCATGGGAGATATACATGTTGGAGACCATGACAAACAAGTTATTGATTCTACTTTAAATGTGCTGTGTAAAAAATTGCATCCAGACAATATTGTAATGCACGATATTTTTAATGGACACTCTATTTCGCACCACGAACTAAATGACATCTTCCTTCAATACCAAAGAGATGTAGATGGAACAAACTCTTTACAAAGAGAATTTGATGAAATGTTGGTGTGGTTAGAACAATTTAAAAAACACAATGTGGTTATTGTAAAAAGTAACCATGATGATGTGGTAGACAAATGGTTAAGACATAGCGATGCCAAACACATTAAGGCTAGTAAAAATTATTTATTGTTTACAGAATTATCTTCTATAATTATGCAAAACAAAGCGCCAAAAGGAATTGTGCCATATATTATAAATCAAAAATTTCCAAAAATTAAATGTCTTGGAAGAGACGATAGTTTTAGAGTAAAAGAATTTGAGTTGGGTGTACATGGCGATATTGGAGCTTCTGGAAGCAGAGGTTCAATTGGACAATACAGAAGACTAAATACAAAAATAGTAACTGGGCACAGTCATCAACCAGTCAGATTAGATGGTTCTCTTTCAGTTGGAACTAGTACTAAGTTGAGGGTAAACTATAACAAGGGTCAAAGTGCCTGGTTGAATAGCCACGTGATTATACATGAGGATGGAAAAGCACAACATATAAATTTCATAAAGGGATGTTTTACCACCTTTAAATAAAATTTAGTTTTTCAGTCACACCTTCATTATACTTAATTGTTAAAAGAGAAATATTGTGCTCCTTGCAATATCTCTCTTTTATTTTGTCGTTAATTTTTCTATTTTTAAAACCTTCGATACCACCAAAATATTCTATAGGTTTATAATGTTGCATACCATTGTACTCAATGCATAAATTTTGTTTTGGAAGATAAAAATCGAAAGGTAAAGCTAATATATTTTTGCAATCCGCAAATTTATATTGAGAAATATATTCAATACCATTATTTTCAAGAAAGGTACGTATTTGAACTTCACCTGTTGATTCACCACAAGCTGGACATCCATTTCCATTTTTGTGATTATTAGGAGTTTGGCTAAATTCGCCATGATCTGGGCAAACAATAATTATTTTAGTATGCGCATTAATGTAATTCATTTTTGAATAATCATATTTTTTTCCATGAAACTCAGAAAAATATTTTAATATTTTTTCTTTTGTTAATTTTTCATTACCATAACACTTCTTGCAGCCTTGACCTTGTTTATGATTATTAAGTGTTTGTTGAAACTCACCGTGTTCTTTGCAAATAATAGTAATTTTTTTATTTGTAATAACAGAATCCACTTTTGAATAATCATATTTATTGCTGTGTGTAATATTGCATTCGTTAATTACCTCCTGAAGTGTTAATTTTTTTCCTGCACATTTAGGACATCCACTTCCATTTTTATGCATACTAGGACTTTGTTCAAAAATACCATGTGTTTTACAAATTATTTTAATCTTCACATTATCACTGATATATTTTATATTTGAATAATCGTATTTTTTACCATGAACATCTACAAATTGTAATATTACTTTTTCTTTATCTAATTTATTGTAAATGCATTTAGGGCACCCATTTCCTCTTTTGTGATTACAAGGCAATTGTTCAAATTCGCCATGTTCTTTACATATAACTTTAACTTTAGTTCTAGCATTTACATAGTTCACAAGATCATATGAATATTTTTCTCCATGAATTTTTTCAGCTGCTAAAATAAATTCATTATTTTTTTTGTTTTTCATAAAAAATTTTTTATATTTTATAAATAGTAGAAAAAATGTTATTATACGATAATTTTTTAAAAGGCTAATAAGCAACAAAAAAATGTATACAGAAATAATTCATATTGGCGAAGGTAAATTTAATGTTATGATGGAGGACGGATCTTCAAAAGAAGCTGGCCCAAATATTCGTGGAATGATCAGATATACTTATTTTGAAGATTATACCATACCACCTCTTGATTGGGCGGTAAAACGTGAAATATTTTTACAAGACTATCAAAAAAAAGTAATGCCAGAAATTTTGTCTGGTAAAATTAAACCTGGAAAACACAATTTTTAAATAAAACAATGGAAAAGTTAAAAACAATAGGAATTTCAATAGACGGAACAATACGTGATTTCGCAGATAAATTTGACAAACAGTATAGAAAAGTTTTTATTCATAACCCCAATATTGTGGCCATGAATGAAGATGTTACATACAAAGAACAAACGCTAGAAGAGGCGCAAATTGTAGAAGATACAATAAGAGAAAAAGAAAGAGAATTAATCACTCTTCCAATGGATTCATATGATTTATTAAATCACTATAAATTCTCATCTCAATCAATAAAAATGTCTAAAATTGAAGATAGAGAAGGTTTAAACATGGATCCAATTGAGTATAACCCAAAACAGAATCTGGAAAAATTTTTATATGAAGATTACCCTTTTCAAGTATTTGGCCAGGCTGAGGAATATAAAGGCGCTATGGATGCTGTAAACAAACTACAAAGCATAGGCCTTACTAAAGAAAAATTTGATGTTGTACTTCTTGGAACTCATAGATCTAAGGCTATAGCTGCTACATATTTCTTTTTAAGTACAATAAATTGCAGAATTAGAAAAATTGTTTTTGTGGGTTCTGAATCTGAAAAATGGAACCACTGTGATGTTTTAATAGATTCTTCACCGATAGCTATTCAAGCTAAGCCGAAAGAAAAAACTGTTATAAAAATAACACACTTGTATAATCAGTGGGATGCCGCTGATTTTTCTTACCCCTCAATAAAAGAAGCTTGTAATGAAGCTATTTTTGATAGAATTTTTAATCAGATTGATAAATAAATCCATAATTATTTGGTTTTTAATGTCTAATGTTTTAGATTTTATAAAAACCAATAATTATGAAAAAACAAAACAAAAAATCTAATTCTGTTAAGAAAGCTGCACCTAAAAAAGCAGCAAAGAAAGCAGCAAAGAAAGCAGTAAAGAAAGCAGCAAAGAAAGCAGCAAAGAAAGCAGTAAAGAAAGCAGCCCCTAAAAAAGCAGCCCCTAAAAAAGCAGCAAAGAAATCAGCGCCAAAGAAAGTTGTTAAACCAGCTGCTAAACCTACAGTAAAAGCTTCAAAAAAGAAAAAAGCGGCTCCTAAAAAAGTTGTAAAGAAAGCAGCCCCTAAAAAAGGCAAAGATAAAAAAACTAAAAACGTTGTTAAAAAAGTTGTAACAACTACAACTACAACAACAACAATCACCTCAGTAAACCCAACAGAAACTCATTATTTACTTATTCTTGATGAGAGTGGATCTATGGGCAATGTAAGAGAAAGCACATTTAACGGTTTAAATGAACAAATTCAAACTATTAAAAACTTGTCTTCTCAATACCCAGATCAAAAATATTACATTAATATTGTAAAGTTTAGCGATAATGTAAGTCCGCTTATTGAAAACATTGAAGCTTCTCAAGCAAAAGAGTTTAAAGTAAGCGATTATTCTCCAAATGGAATGACTGCCTTACATGATGCAATCGGAGTATCTGTAAACAACCTTAATAGCAGAATTCAATCTAGAATTAATTCTGGTGAAGCATCAGCTTTTGTTGTTATTTTAACGGATGGAGATGAAAACGTATCAAGAGAGTATAACGCAGCAAAAATCAAAACATTAATTACCGACCTTGAAAAAGGTGGCATGTGGACATTTAGTTTTATAGGCGCTAATCAAGACTCTGTTTTAACAGCTAAAAATCTTGGAGTTAATGTATCTAACACAATTAATTATACTGCCTCTTCAGCTGGTACTTCTTTGTCTTTCGCTACATTGGGAGCTTCTTTAAATAAAAGAGCAGCTTATACAAGCGCTGGCCTTTATGCAGCCACCACAGATAATCTTATGTCTTCAGTAACAAATGGTCTTGCCAACATTGGTGAAGATGCAAGCTTGCTTGATCTTTCTGGTAATGTTACAAAAGAAGAATTAGACAAAGCAGCCGAGTCTTTAAAGTTAAAAAACTCAAATAATTCAAGTAGTTCTAACGCTTAATTTTTTCCTTTAATTATAAAAAAGTCAGAAGATAATATCTTCTGACTTTTTTTTTGAAAAAACTATTTACTTTACTTTCATAGGTATATATATTTATTCAAATTAAACATTTTAAAAAACATGGAAAAAGAAGCAATAGAAGCTACAGTCGCAGAAGCGCCATTAAGCCATAATCAGATTATAGAATCAACAATAAGCAAACTTGAAAGTAATAACTTTCATGTTTATTATTATGCGCCAGCTATGAATACACCAAGTGGCGGTGTTGGGGTGCTACTTAAAAGTGCAAAATTACTTCATGATGCAGGTTTTAAGGCTAAGATAGTATACGAACCAACAATTGATGAAAAAGCTTCTTACGAAGAGTCTATGAAGCAAAAACAAGAAGTTCATGTTTACCATAAATTCAACCCAACTTGGTTGGATTTTGATATGAGCGGAGTTGAATTCATTCCACTTGGAGATAAAGATATTTTTATCGTTGGAGAAAAAAATGAAAAAGGAGAATATAAAAAATTCACATGCCAACCATTAAATGTAAATCCAGAAGATTTTTTAATTATTCCAGAAGGATTTCCAAATGTAATGCAAAAAACAATGCAAGTTTCTTGTAAAAGAATTGTATTTGCTCAAAGTTGGTTTTATGTTTTGTTAGCTATGAGACCAGCTGAAAAATGGCAACATTTTGGAATGCAAGATGTAATTAGCGTTTCTGATGCAATTACTGAATATTTAAATTCTACAATGCCAGGTTTAAATATCAAAAATTTTAAACAAGGAATAAATAGAAATATTTTCAAAGTACCTTCAAAATTATCTTCTAAACTTCCTATCGTTGGTTTTACTGGAAGTAGAGGTTCTGAAAATAAAATGAAAACACACAGCATTATAAGAAATTTTTATGCATTCTATCCTCATCTTAAATGGATTAGATTCATAGAGCTTGCTGGTATGGATAGAGAGCAGTTTGCAGAAAGATTAGCTTCTTGCGCATTTGTTCTTTGTACAGATGATATTGCTGGTTTTGGTACGCTTCCTTTAGAGGCTATGGCGTGTGGAACTCATGTAGTAGGTTGGGCAGCATTCGGTGGAAAAGAGTACATAAATAATGAAAATGGTTTCTGGACCACAAATGGAGATATATTCCAAACTGCAGAAATACTAGGAGTAGCAATCGACAAATGGTTAGCTGGCGAACTTGATCAAGAAGAAGTGCAAGCTTCTTATGAAAAAACTTTAGCTCCATACACTGAAGAAAATGAAAAAAATGAATTTTTAGATATTATTAACCAATATAAAACAGAAAGAATCAATGAACTTGAAGGAATCAAAACAAAGTAATTGCTTATTAGCAATGTACGTATATGAAATGCCAACAGAACAGGCATTAGCAGAATGTCTATATAGCATTTGCGAACAAACCAAGCCAGTAGATTTAATTATATATACTTGTGGTTTGACAGATGAGCAAAATAATTTGTTAAAGAAATTAGCAGACGCTCCATTTTATACTTTAACCAAAAGAAATGAAAAAGACGAATTGGTTCAAGAAAAAATAGAGGCAACTAAAAAGCTTAACTACAATATCGTTGGCTCGACAACAGATATGAATTTTGCGCAAATATTTAATACCACTTTTAATATTGCAAAACAAAATGATTATGAAACAATTTCTTTTATTGAACCAGAAGATAGTTTTTCTTTAAGATGGTTTCATACAGCAAGTGTTTTTATCGAAGAAAATCCAGATCTGTCAATATTTTTACCATTGATAAAAAACTCAATTAATGGAACTTTTACTGGGTTGTTAAATGAAGCTTGTTGGGCAGAAGGACAATCAGAAGAAGCTGGTAAAACAGACATTAATCTTTTGATGAAGTATAATTGTGTAAACCCGCTTGGAGCTGTTTATAAAATTGAAGCAATTGCTGAATATTCAGAATTAGATGAGACTGGAAAGTATTTGCCGATGAAAGAAAGTTTAAAAATAAGTCACTATTATGAATTCTTTATGAGAATGGTCTATAATGATTTAAAAGTTTTCACTGTACAAAGACTCGGTTATGAAATGAGAATTGTTAGAAAAGAAGTTTTTAAAGATTCTACATGTAAACTTCCACAAGATATAACTTCTTACCCAATTGAAAGAGGTGGAATTAGTCCAGAAGAAGGAAGATTTTATGTTGAATTAGCTAAAAAAGAATATTTTTTCGACAAAGATAGACACAAAACATTTTCACCAACCATTTAAAATTATGAAAAAACCTTCAATTAAAAAAGAAACGAAGGCTAACAACATTAATTTAAAGAAAGAAAAAAATAAGAAAAATAAAGCTGATTTAGAAATTGTAGACAAAAATAAATTGGAAGAAGCCTCAAAAGAAAAAACCTTAGATGCTCCACAACCAGAAATTGATGTCTTAATACAAGAACTAGAGAAAAAAAGAAAGGCTTATTGGACTGAAGATACTGAAGCTGCAGTTGTTGAATATTTAACTCATGACTTTCATTATTACGACATTCAAATTGAAAAATATTTAGAAGATTGTAATAAAAATAAAAGTTCTATAAATGAAGAATATATAACAAAGCTTAGACAGGCCTCATTTGAAGCTTCTAGTCAAAGTGTTCTTAATGCAAAAGACAAAGTTTATAGGGATAGAATTCAAAAACCTCTTAATAAATTAGTTGAAAACATTATTTTTAACTTTAAATTGTTTAGGCCTGGCGTTGATATAAAAACTTTACACAACGATTGTTTGTCTTTTGTTTTTGGCAAGTTCGCTAATTTTAATCCAAATAAAAATACGAAATCTTTTTCCTATTTTGGAACCGTAGCTAAGCATTACCTACAGGGAGAGAAAAAAGATCTTGATAAGTCTTTACAGACAAATTTAGATTATGACAACCACAGGGATGAGGCTGATAGTACTGAAACTTTTGAATTAGATCAAAAATCTGAACTAGAAACTTCTTATACTCTTTTTAATCATGTGATTAATTCTATAGAACAAGAACTTGATAAAGGTAATCTTTCTGAAAACGATATGAAGGTTGGCGATGCTATAATAGAAATATTTAGAAAGCACGAAGTATTAGGGGCATATAATAAAAATCACATCTATCAACTAATAAAAGAAAGTACTGGATTGCAAACTAAAGATATAACTTATTCTTTAAGCAGGTTCAGAGTTTTTTATAGAATACTTAAACAAGATTTTATAAAAAGAGATGATGACTAAAATTGAAAGAAAAGAAATTTTCTTAGAAATATTAGAAAATTGGTTTAATGATTTAACCCAAGAAATAAACACAGAAAACTGCATAGGTTTTTATATGCATCTTACATTTAGTTTAAAATTTGAATCAAATATTTCTATCGACGACAAAAGCGATAGAAATTTTTTTTTAAAGTCTGCTCTGGATATTTTGCACAATTTTGACACGCTAATAGAAAGCAAAATAAAGCCAGTAGATCTCATTATAACCAAAAAAGCTCTTGAGGCTATATGCGCCGAAAAGAATACTAGTTTTGATGAATTATTTTCTGAACTATCTGAAATATATAATGTTGCAAAGACAGAATTTCTTTGCAAATAACTTTTTTTTACTGATTATTTATAGTTAAAACACATTATGAGTAAAGAATTAAAACTTGACGAAGAAAGCTATTTAATGCTTTTAAATAAAATTCTTAAAAACAAAGAAGAAGAGAGAGATATGGCCCTTGATAGATATAGAAAGGCCGACGAGAGCATGACAAACAATGAACACTTTATGTTACTTGGAAAAAATGCAGCTGCGTTTTTAAGACAGGCTTCAGATGCCACAAACGATATAATGTCTCTTTCAAAAGAAATAAAAAGTATATTATTTAAAGAAAACGACACCGCATCAAGTGGCGGCTCTACATCAGTGTCAAGCGACGAAGAAATGAGAGCAATTATTGATGCTGTTAAAAAACAAGAAAAAGAATTAGGAATAAGTCAACCAGACGCATCAGAAAACGAAGATAATTAATGGCACTAGATTTACCCATAAATGCACCCTTAACAGAAACTCAAGCTGAACTTACCGCAAAAATAGGTTCAATGAAAAGTTTGTTGTCTATACCAAGCATTAGAAAATCTAATATTCCAAAAGCTAATCAAATTTCAACATTTGATTATCTATTAAAGATATTGGACACAATGGGTTTAACTCCAGAAATAGTTTTTAACGCTTTTTTGACCAAAGTTTTTGATCAGACTGGGACTTTTCTTGAAGAAAAAGTTATTGATGCAATAGGTGATTCTATTGGTCAGAAAGGAACTCAAATTTCTCCGTGGATAGATAATCCAAACGCTTCTGCAGCAACAAAAAAAGCATATAAACTAGCGAATAAGGAATATCTAAAAACAATAATACCAAAAAGTTTTTTACAGGTTTATAAACAAAAAATTGCCAAAGATCTTGTGGTTATGATTTTTGGACCAAAAAAAGTAAACAATTTAAGTTTAAACACTAATCAGACGCAGGTAGATTTTTTTATAAGCAATGCTGTTTGTAGTGAGGGTTTATTTAGTCTTTCTAATCCGCCAGTAACAAGAAATCAAGATATAGAATATAACAGAATAAAACTTAGGACACAATTAGAAAAAGGAGAGGTGGTTTACGAAATATCTTGTCAAGATGTAAAAATAAAACTTCCAGAGGACCCAGGTTATTTATTTACTGGTGGAGGACAATATACACAACCAAGCTCTGTGCAGTCTCCAGCAAACTCTTTAATAAGATTAAATCAATTTGTTGGAAACCAAGTTCAAAATATCAACAATGAATCAAATGCAAATAAGGGTGGTAAAAGATTTGCTCAAATTTTAATAGAAAAACTTTTAAGTTTTATTTCCGTGTTAATACAACCTTATTTGCCAAGTGTTTTTACATTAATAAACAACAACCAAATAGATAGTCAAAAAATACCTATGAGCACTGTTATCTTTAGTAATTGTGATATCGCAAACGACACATCAAATGAGGAAAAAAAGGAATTTGCAAAAAGTTTGTTCAACGCATTACTAAAAGATCTTTTAAAAATGTTACTACTTCTTGCAATAAATAAATTTAGAAAATTAGTAACAAATTATTTTGCGAGAACCGCTTTAGAAAAACAAAAAAGAAAATTGGAAAAAGCTAAGCTTAAATTTAAAGTATTTAGCAAATTAGCAGATGCTGCCGACAAGATAGAAAAGTACCAGGCGGCAATTTCTACATTAAATTCAGTATTAGGACAAATAGTTTAAAATAAAATATATGGCAGCAGTAAGCATAGATCAAGATTTAAATATTTCTGAAGAAATTGCAACATTTCTTTTATTTTTATTAAATGAAAATAGAATTCAACTACCAAAATTATCAATAAAACAGATATTATTGGCAAAAACAAGACCTGGTTTAAATGCGGAAATTTTAACCTCTTCTGTTGTTTCTAGATTTCCAGAAATAGGTATTCCAACAGGTCCTCTTATTGGAGGGGCTCCAAATGTAATGGAAAAATATACAAGTGTACTTCTTGATGAAATCGTAGATGCTATACAAGGAGATATGAGAATAGACGTTGTAACAGATCCAGGAGCAACTGTAATTGCTTCTGGTGGTAACGCTGGAGGTCCAGTTGTTGCAACAGGAGCGGTAACCGTACCACACACTGGAGTGGGAATAGCAAGATAAACTATGACAAAACAAGAATTGTTATCAGAGGCTAGAAAGACAGCTAGCGCACATGAAGAAAAAAAAATTGTTATTAAAAAAATTTTAGACGATTTAGATAAAGAAGAAAATACAAGTCAAAAGCACATTAATGGAATTGCAGCCGTTAATGAATTATTAAAAGAAATGCGTGCTCTAGAAGAAGAACACGAAAAAATATTATTAGAAATTAAGAAATAATGCCAGGAGGAATAGACGATTTATCAAAAAGTTTACTTGAATCAAGTGGACAAGGTGTTTTTTCAGAAGGCAATCAAAGGTCTAGAAATATATACCCAGCTATTGTTGTTAACATAAGTGATCCACTAGAGCAAAACAGAATTATAGCAAGAATAGTTAATCTAGATAAAGATGGCAATATACTTGGCGGAAGAGATAGAGATGTACCAGATAGTAAACTTCCAATGTGTATGCCATTTGGACCAGAACACATTCACGTTAGACCTCTTGTTGGAGAAATGGTAATGATTTTTTTAGAAAACCCATCAGATAATTCAGCGCCAAGATATTGGTCTGGACCCATAATAACTTCTAAATTAAAATTAAAAACACAAGAGTATAAAGAATCTGTAAAAATAATGGATTATACTGATTTTGCAGTAAACAAAAGCACGAAAAATAATCCAAAAACAGCTACTTTGTTTCCAGAACAAGCCGACGTGGCCATACAAGGAAGAGATGATGCAGATTTAATATTAAGACCAAAAGAGGCAACTTTAATAGCTGGAAAATTTAAACCAAATACAACAGATCAAAATACAGAAACGCCATCTTATGTAAAGTTAAAACAAATAAGTAATTCAAGTGGTTCTCTTAAAAATTTTTCACAAGCTACAATAGTTTCTACAAATGTAAATATATATTCTCCGTTGGGTAAATTTCGTGGAAGCGATCTTAAACGATTTGAAACAAATCCAAACTTAAGTTCTTTTGGTGATTTAGCAGGAACTCTTCACCCAGTTGTTTTTGGAGATGAGTTATTAAAGTTACTAGAAGTGATGATAAGATTCTTAACCACTCATATCCATACGCCTCAAAGCCCTCCAAGCCCAATGCCAGATTTTACAACACTGCAAACTTATACAGTTTCAGGCAATCTTCAAAAATTAATTTCTAATCACATTAGAGTTAATTAAAAGGGCCTAATAACTCTAAAATTAATTACATCTTGTAAAAGTCTAGATGTGCCCAATTCTTTAACCTTAAATTGTATTTGATAGGTTTGGTTGTGTAACAACCAACTTGTATCTAGCACAAAATATACAGACGTATTTTTGTTAATTATAGCCTGGTTCATACTTGACCATGGAATTACTTCCTCTTGGTTGTTCATCACCATTCTATACTGAATATCATATTTTGTCTTAGGATAATTTGTTGTATAATTTACTCTTAAATCGCAATATACTCTAGTTACTTCCCCTATATTTAAAATAGAGTCGTTTTCTATGCCATATACACTTAAGTTATAAGAATTAACTTGAGGCGCATTTGTAAAATAATAATTATCTTGTATTGTAAAAAACTGAGTATAATCTTGAACATCATATCCAGGGTTATATGTAAAGGCTGATCATACGTCCTTATACTGAGTTCCCTTTGTAGCTGCACTCATAAATACGTCAACATAATAAACACCTTTTTCCAATTGTGTTGGAACTAATCCAGTTTGAACATCATTACCAGCATATGTTTTTATAGATACTGTAGATGCCGAAAAATAATTTGCTGCCGAATTGCCGCTATAAGTGTATAGAAACAATCTACACGCTCTATTGTTTGTTACATCATTTCTATCGTCAATAAAATTTTGGTTAGCTACTACTTCTATAAATGGCTTAAACGCTGTATTTGTGTGCATTGTAAAAAAAGAAGCTATATACCTTGTGTCTGTGCTTAATAATTCATAATCTCTCCTGTATGCTAAACCTAATCTTCCCTCAGTAGCCCCACTCGCTAGCCATTGATTTACCATTGTGGTAATATCCATTTCTATATCTTCGTCCCCAATGTCAAAATGCTGAGTTGCATAAGAAGTTGTTGACGCTGTTGGGTCTAAATACACTCCAGGTTGATCCCAAGTTGTAGTTGAATTTGAAAAATTCCAATTCGAATATCCACTAACTATTGGGCTACCCTTCTGTTTTACAAGATAATGTTCTTTTAAAATGTCGTATCCACGACCCTCATCAAAATCTTTATTTACTGGAAAACATACAAGGTCATAAGAGGCAGCTATTGATTTTTCAAGTGTTTCAAACTCATATTCTGCCTCAAGTACTCTATTTCTTGGAATAGAATTTTTCATTTTAAGCTTATAAGAAACAACGCTACCAGACATAATTTCTTTTGAGTTTATTTTAGATAATAAATCTACAAGGTTGAAACTGGCAATATATCTACTATAAGAGTTTCTTCTGGCTAAAGCTGTATCGGTTCCACCGCCACCATACCATAGGTCTGCAACAGCGTTTTGACCACTATTATATCCAGCATATAAGCCACTTGCAATTGTGTTGTTCTTATTTGCGTAAATTCTTAAAATCATGCCCTTTTTTTTATTATAAATAGAGAGTTATATTGTTTTTTGACCAAAAAGCCTTATGTCTTTGTTTTTTTTGTAAACATATTTATATTAAATAATAAAAATGGCTATAAGCATAAAATTTCCATTCCAAGAAGGCACTGAAGGTGGCATATTTAGATACAACATTACCACACCTGAAAAGGTGAGGACTAATCTTGTTTCGCTTCTCACAACAAAAAGAAAGCAAAGGCCAATGAATAATGATTTGTATTCCCCATTATATGATGTCATTTTTGAACCCTGGGACGAAATAACATCTGACAGATTACAAAATGATTTGCAAAACAAAATAAACAAGTACATACCAGAAATTTCCATAGAAGATATAGTGTTCACTTTTGACGAATATACCCTAGTGTTAAACACAAAAATAATATACTCAATTTTTGAATTATCTGATGCCCAAGATTTTGTAGAAATAGATATTCAAACTCAACCAACTAACTAAAAAAAACAACAATGGCTACTCCACAAGTAAATTATTTAAGTAGAGATTATTCTTCAATAAGAGAAGATCTTATAAATTATTTAAAAGCATTTTTCCCAGATCAATGGCAAGATTTTAATGTTGCCTCTCCTGGAATGGCGTTATTAGAATTAAATGCCTATGTTGGAGATATACTTTCTTATGTGGCAGATAAAAAATTTAATGAACTTTTTATTGATGGAGTTATTGAAAGAAAATCTGCTTATAGATTAGCTAAAACTTTAGGTTATAGCATACCAGGAGTAAGGCCAGCTTTAACATTAGCTCAAATTACAATTGAAGTACCTGTAACAGCTAACGGTCCAGATCCTGATTATTTACCTTTATACAGACCAGGTGTCCAAATAAAGGGTGCTGGGCAAGTATTTGAAACAGTTTCAGAAGTAGATTTTTCAAGAGATTTTAGCGAAACTGGAGATCCAAATAGAATTATACAACCTATTCTTAACGGAAATCAAGATTTAATAAGATATCGTATTATTAAACAAGAAAAAATAAAAGCAGGCGTTACAAAAATTTTTAAAAAGGAAGTAACAGCAGATGATGCTAAACCCTTTTTTCAAATTACTCTTCCAGAAAATAATGTTTTAGAAATTGTAAGTCTTATAATAATGCCATCTCTTGGAATAAACACAAATCCAACTTATGAAGATTTTAATGACTTTAGTTTAAAGTTTTGGGAAGTAGAATATTTACCAGAAAATTTTTTATTTGTTGAAGACGGTACAGTGACCGCAAGTGATTCTTATAAAAGAGGAACCTATATGGAAGTGGAAAAAAGATTTATAAAAGAATTTTTAACCGATGGTACATGTAAAATAACCCTTGGTGGCGGAACTTCAGATTACAATGCATACTCAGATTATCTAGATGCTTTGTCAGGTGAAAAATGTCCACCAAACGAGTTAAGTGTTTCAACGGTTTTAAATAACAACGCTCTTGGTGTTATGGTTCCACCAAACTCAACAGTGTTTATAAAATATAGAGTTGGTGGAGGTTCTTTGAGCAACGTCGGATCAAACACACTTCAGGAAGTTGGAAATATAGATGCAATTATAACTGGCGCTGACCCAGTTGCAAATCAACGTGTGATTTCTTCTACCAGAGTTAATAATCCAGTACCTGCTATAGGTGGAGTTGGTCTTCCAAGTGTAGAAGAAATTAAATATAATATTGCAGCAAATTTTGCAAGTCAAAAAAGGTGTGTAACTCTTGAAGATTACATATCTAGATCTTATCAAATGCCTGGAAAATTCGGAGCTCCTTTTAAGGTTCACGGACAAATTGAAGACAATAAAGTAAAGCTTTATATTTTAACAAAGAGTTCTGATGGCACACTTATATCAAATTCTACTTCTGATATAAAAAATAATTTAGCTCAATTTTTAATGCCATATAGAATGATTAATGATTATGTGGAAATTAATGATGGCAAAGTTGTCAATCTGCAAGTTGAAGTAGATCTTTATGTGAATAAAGATTTTAATGTGAACGAAATAAAAGCCAACTGTATTGCTATGGTTGCAGACTTCATGGACATTAACAAATGGGAAATGAATCAAAATATTTATATTTCACAAATCACTGATATATTAAGAGAGGTGCCAGGTGTTATAAACGTTGTTGATATTAGATTTTTTAACATGGAAAGTGGCGGATATTCTTCCACTCTTTGCTCACAGGCTACTGGAAATAGAACCATTACAAATGCGGGTGGTTTTAGAACACAAATAGAGTACATTGATAACTCTATATTCGGTTCTCCATTAGCTATGTGGGAAATAAAAAATACCTCATCCGATATAAGATGTAGGGTTGCGTAAATTTAAATATGACTACAGAAGAAATTTTATATAAAACATCTAGGACTGGAACAACAGTATTTTATTTTGTTCCAAATATTAGCGAAGGTCAAATTCCAGATTTGGTTGATTTAACTTGGGTTACATTAAATGGAAATGGCGCACCATTGGAATACGGATATTTTAAAGATTCTAACGAAATTTGGATAAATAAATTAGTTAATTCTTATTATATAAACTCCCAATTAAGCGCCACATCTACTATACACATAACTGGTTATAGTAAGGTAGAAATATTTAATACAAAAATAGAAGACAATCAAAAAGCAAACATTAAAAGTAAATTTACCAATGGTGTTTCAGAAGTTTATAAAAACGAAATAATACAATTTAACAATAATGCCTCAGAAGATCTAAAATCTTCTTTGTTAGACCCATTAGCCACATCAAGTCAAATACGCTCTTCTTCTGAATTTATCACCCAACAGAATAGTAATTCTACTTCTATTTTATTAACACCAATAGTTATCTTTAATAATGCGTTGATAGACGATATGTTTGCAAACATAAAATTATCTAGAACTTTTGAAACTCTAGATACTTTAAAAGTTTATAATAAAACAATAAACAGCATACCATCTCAAGAATCTTCCACTGGTATTCTTTATGGAAAATTAGAGGCTAAACAATTAATAAAAGATTCAAAAGGCAACAACATCAAGATTCCGCTAAGAAATGTTCCAATTGGAATTTTTAACCCAGATGATGAATTCCCGACACCTTCTTCTATAAATGACGATGGAGATAGAATGTTTCTTAATATAAAAGAAAATGCTAAAAATGATTTATATTTCGATTCTATTGCTTATGAACTTGATCAAAATTTTTTAAGGTCTGCTTCACAATTTAATACTGTTCCATCTAAATTTAAGCACATAACAATAACAAATGATAATGGCGAATTTTTTATTTATGATGCTCCAATAGGAAATAAAATTTTAGTTTTTGAAGTAGATTTATTTAAGCAAGGTTTAACTTATGATGAAATTGTTTTAAATAATTTTCCATTTCCAATAAACGAGGGTATATCCAACGGACAACTACCTTGTTATTATTATAATCAAGTGCCAGTAGATATTGTTTCAACATGGGGAACCAACCAAACTGGTTATACAGAATTAGATGTATCTGTTAATTTAGATTTAAGAAAATGGACCACATACATATTTGCACCTGGAGCATTTGGAAAAGAAAAATTAGAAATAACAACAGCTAAGAATGCGGCAAATACATTAAAAATCGAAGTTAGAGATATGACCCTTGAAGGGTTTCCGACAAAATCTGTAACAGTTGCACAAATAGCTGATGATTTAGATAGAAAACCAAACTCTAGATATAATTGGACAAACGAATTCACTGATCAAAAAAGCAAGTTGCAATATGATCAATTTGGGTGTCATGTTTTAAAATTGCCAGCTAATTTATATGACCCAAATGGTTACAGAACAGATCTTGATGGCGTTCCAACAAATCAAAAAGGTGTGTGGTTAACAGCATATCAATTTAAAACTTATATAAATGAAGTTATTTGTTATAGAACAACTGGTGGTTTTTTAAATCCTGGAAACAACTTTTTTTATAGTCATTTTGACTTAAACTACACTGGTTCAATTACTGGTAATGGTACTGCGCCAATTTTTGGTTTGGGCCTTGGAACATCCATTTATAGTAAACCTTGGTCTATATCTTTTCCAGAACCATATAAAATAACAAAAAAACCAATTGCGCAAAGATATTTTGGAGGCGATCAGAGAACAATAAAATCACCTTATATAGTTGAAGAGCCTTGGTATAGCGATGGAGATCTTGTTGGTGTTATGGTAGACCCAGCTAGTGGTAATTCTGCTAACGCTGGTGGATTCGGCCTTCAAAACTCTGTAACATTTGGCAATTATGTAATTAATAGAATAGGTCAAGTTGCAACAAAAAATTATATGTATAAATATGAAAAAGAGGTTGCTTGGAACGAAACTTACGCAAACGGTTTTCAACCTTTTTGGACTCAAGCAAGAAAAGGACCCTATGATTCTACAACACCAAATGATCCTAAAATGTTGTTGGCTGGAATGTCATCTGTAAACAATGGAGAAAAATACCAAAGATTAGAATGTGGTTATGGGTATTTTATGAAATATCGTGAATGGCCTAGAGTTTTTAAAATAGAGTGGGGAGCTGATTTTTATTATATGCCAGATACAATGTGGGCTGATGGTCCAACTGGAAATAAAGGTGCTCTTGATGGCCCAGAAGATAATCCAGGCCCAGGATACACATTGCCTCAAACTTATAACAATAATGGCTTTTCATCGTATCAACCATGGATAAACCAAATTTATAATTTAGAAAATAAAAATATTGTTTTTGCTTTTAACAATAAAACAGTTAGAAGAAACACTATTGATATTTATAGAATAGTAAAATCTGGAACTGACAATATTAGTATCCCTCAAAATTTTGTTATATTAACTGCGACGAGAATAGATTTTGGACATGTTAATCGTGCGTATTCAGTTAAAATAACTAACGCTGGAGAAATTGACTCTGTTATGATTAACAGATTTAATGATAGAATTTGGATTGAAGGTGGCGGTATATCTGCAAGATATATATCTCCAGGTGATTCTTTTACATTAAAACCAAACTCATATATTGTTATTGATGAAACAACTAGAGAGGGCTTTAAGCAAGATGTAAACTATTGTTTAGATTACACGGTTATAACTTTTCCTGGAAACGCTTCATTTAATGTAGAAACAAACAAATATGAAAAAGCTAATTATAATTTTAGACTTCTTGTAAATGGTAAGGTGGAAAAAGATAGTAAAAGATTTAATGACGCTGGTGAGGCGTTAACATTTACAAATTATCCCCCTCAACTTAGTTTAGTAGCAAAGATAGCGCCAGATACACATGCGTTTTATTCTAGACAATACGTTGACGACAAGGAGAGTCAAGGTATAAATGTTGACGGTCAAGCTAAGAAAAATGATAACAGAATTTATAGTATGATTCTTACTTAAAAAAAATGGACGATAAAAAGAAAATACTTTTAGGTGATTATGATATAATCTCAAAAGACAATGAAGACTTGTTTTTAAATGTAGAATTGCAACGTACCTTTTCTGAAGTAAAGCAAGAAAGGCACGATATAGTTTTTGATGTTTATAAACAATGGACAAAAGAAAGAAATAATTCTAGAGATTTTAGAATATATGGAATTATTGATTCTAATGTTGTTAATACTAATAATACAACTCTTGTTATATATTATGATAAGGATATTGAAGAGAGTAATTTTAAAGAAATACAAACTACAAGCCTAGTATATGGCGGCTATAATGTGTATGGTTTTAAGAAGGGAAAATTTTTATTAGAATTACAAGATTACCCATATGATTTTGTACACATTAAGTTTTTAGGAGATGGCGTTAATACAAACGATCAGTTTTTTACTCAACAACTTGTTTTTAGAGATGCCGAGCAAAGTATAATAGATTATGGAACTCAATCTATTGAAATTGATGATAATGGAAATACTGTTACTATCAATAACGATTTCTACTTCTTATACAATAAACACTGGATCAAAAAAGATTTAATTATCTCAAAGAAATAAAAGAACAATATTTATTATTATGGAATATTCTCTTGAGAACATACAAAAGTTTAAAATTTTTGCAAGAACCACACCAACCGATGATGTTGGTGGTTACAAATTTGTACACGAGGGAAATGTTAGAACTGCACAGTCAACACCGCAATTTGATTTTTTTATTCCATTAATGTTAACGAGAACTGGCAGTTTAAGTGAATATGTTGAGATTTTTAGAGATACAAGTATTTATAAAATAGAACGTCAAGAAGTTAATCCATGGTTTTTAGAATTTAGTTTTTTCGATTCTATTAAATACAACAAGCCAACTGTTGGTTCTGGTCTTACTCAGGTAGTTATTGATTATATAAGAAGAGCAATGCCAGAAACAGAAAGCATGAACAATGATCAAGTTAGAGTGTGGTTTGATACAGTTGGTTATAACGATTTACCTTGGTACAAAGGCCAATCAAATGAAATAACAGCAGATTTTTTAGATAAACTATCTTTAAACAATGAAGATATAGTTTCAAAGGCTTTTTTTAGAAAAATAGATATAAATAAATAATGCAAACGTTTCAAATACTATTAAATAAGTCTTATACATCTACAACCATAAGTCAAGTTAGCCAACAACTAACAAATGAATATTATATGTATCAGACAAATAATGGCGGTGGAATTGTTAATTTTTCTAATGTTAGAGGTTTTTTAAATGATTCTAAAAACCAACAAATTATTAATGACTTTTTTGCTTATTTAACTGGAAGCACAACTAAAGAGCAAACTATAAACATAGTAAGTTCCGATGAAAAATTGTCGAATGTTTTTAATGATTATTATCAAAGATTAACTAAATCTGCTAGTACAAGAGCCAATTCATCAAGAGCAGACGATTTTTCAAGTTTAACAAGTGCGTTATCCGTGGATTCATCAAGCTCTCAAGGTTTTTCTATTACAATATTAAACAACAATGAGGGCTCTAGCAGTCCATCATCAGAATCCAATTCTTCACCAGTTTCAAACTTTAATACATCAAATGTGTCTTTGGGTTCTGAGGTATCTGCAACGTCAGCTGGTTCTAATACTTCTGTTTCTCCAACATCACAAGATTCAAGTGCTGCAGTGTCAGCATCAGCATCTGCGGATGTATATGGAGGACTTTCAGATTCTATACCACAAATTCCAAAATATAGCATGACTGCTACAATAGCAAAAAATTTAGCTGGTGGTTTTGGCTCTATTGAAAAAGTATTTTATCATGATTGGGCTAGCGAAATTTTCCAAATTGGAAGACCAAACCCAAATTTAATACCAGCTATAGCGATTAAACAAGAATTAACAGGTATTACACTAAGTATAGCAGGCGGCACGCTCTCTACAAGAACTAAAAATATATGGGTTGACACAACTTCAGAAGAAAGTTATTACATACCAGTTTATCTTCAAAGATCTACAAATCAAATTTCAAGAAATAGTTATTCTGCAGATTTAATTATACTTCCAAAAAGAACACTATCTTCTTACCCAGAATACAGCGGAATTACAGAAGGTTTAACTACAACGCCAACATCTACAAGAATAAGCACCATATTAGATTCTTTTGTGGATTTAAATATAGAGACAGATGAGTCTAAATTTTACGCAATAACAATCGCCCCAATTGCTGTTGCCGCAACTACTGGTGGAAATACGGCACCAACTGGAACCGCTTAATTTTGTTTTTGTGCGATAATTTACTATTATTAATAAAAAGTAATTATTTTTTCCTGTTATTTATAGATAAATTAATACAAAAAACATGGCTGTTGGAATTTATGGAAATCGCAAATTATCAGACGTATCTGAATCAGATGTAGATATATTTTATGCTTATAGCCCAGATAGAAATACTTTGGGCGACACGCAATTTGTACCACTCTTTAATTCAGTAACCACAAATGAATTTAGAAAAATGCTTGGGGCAGATGGCGGATATAAATTGAGATTGCCAGCTAGTACTTTTAATAAACTAGGTTTTTATACAGTTTTGATTAAACCAAAAGCTTTTGAAACGACAATATTAGATTGTAGTTTCATTGTCACAAACACAAACCAAGAATTACAAATTTCGAAGAAAGGAATTATAATACCAAAGCTACAATTTCAAAGCGCAGGAAGTCTTGTTGGATATCAAATTGAATACTTTAACACGAATGGTGAAAAAATAAGAAATTTTCATAGAATAGTTACTAGCAGCGATCTTGTTAGCATAAGCTCAAATAGTAACTCTTCTAGCCCAAGTTCCACATCTTATTTTTTAGATCCAAATGGTACACAATTATTTTTAACTTTGACACCAGATGAAGTATCTTTAATTACAAATCAAACAAGTCCAGATCTTGGAATTAAAGGGCAAAAAATAATAATTTCAAATACCTTTTTTGACCCAGCCTTGTTAGAAGTTGAAATGGTTGATCAAACGATTAAGACACTTTCTTATGTTCTTTTGGGAAATGCTGTAAGAGATTTATCAAATGGAGTACTTTCAATATTTGATGACGCTGGAAATTTATATACACAATACAATCTTTTAACCAGAAAATCTACATTTAATAATGCTAATCTAGATATTAAAGAGAGACGTACAAACATAAATTTGAACGAGAATTATTTCAATACATCTCAAGGAATTTAATATACTTTTCCTATAATGTACCAATTTTCACCAGTGCCAATAAAGGTTACTGATTCACCTGGAAATAATACATACGGTGGAACAACGCCATCAATTTTCTTTCCGCCAGCTGTTATAACAGAAATTGTTGGTGTAGAATTATTGGCATTTTTCACAGTAATCATTCTTCCATTTGTTAATGTTGGCAATGTAATTGTTGATCCAGGATCTATACTAACAGCTAAAAAACCATCATTTAAATTAAAAGCATAAGCTCCACCGACTACAGTTTTTAGAGCTATTCCATTAAAATTTGCTGTGCCAGAAAACGAATTATTCAAGGAAATGTTTCCTTGACGATAAGTAACTGCAGATAATAAAAGTTCGGTATTCATTATATGTAAGCATTAGTTATATACCATTCAGCTCCACCATCACTTTGTAGTGTAACAGCCTGCAAAGGACTTAATGTAACACCACTTCCAACACCATCTATTGATCCACTATCTGGAATTATATCCATAGTTCCAGCTCCATAATTTTTGCAAATTATTATTCTAAATTCCCCATTTGGAGCTGGTAAATATAAATTACCACCAGTTTGCACAATAAAAGTGTCGCCAGGCTGAATATAATATGTGCTTCCAGTAGATATAGTTTTTAACGCTATTGCGTTTAGATTTGCCGTACCAGAAAAAGCGGCATTTATAGCAACTCTTCCTTGGTTGTAGGTGTATGCTGTTGATATTAATTCGCCATCCATTTTTGTTTTTTTTATAAATATGAATAAAATAATAAATTAGTAACCTACAGGTATTTCATCTGCTTTTGAACCCCAAGTGTCCAAAGCATTACCCCAAAGATTTGCAATACGGAAGTTGTAAGTTGTGTTTCCAGCTATAGCAAAATTCCTAGCTTCAGTTAAATAACCTCTATAGTTATTATAAATAGTATAATCACCTGGTACAAGACCAGAGTAAGAATAAGTACCAGCAGAACTTATAAATGCAACTAGAGTGCTACCGTTTGGCGTTATTAAAGTTGTTGTTCCACCAGAAACTAAACTTCCTGTAATTGTACCACTAAGATAAAAAACAGAGAATGTGTTTTCGTAATCTAAAGAAGGTGGAACAACTGGGACTACATCAGTAGCTGTGTGAATAGAGTCTATTTCAACTAATACACTACCGCTTAATGAAGTACTTAAAGTTTGTGCTGTATATGGTGAAGAAAACGCTACAACAGCCCTTCTAACATCAAATACGTCAATTATTTCTTTTGAATTTCCTATTCTGTAAATAAATTCAGTATTTGACTGAATAGGTATTTGTGTTGTGTAAACATTTTTTGTTGTAGAAGCTTGTGAGTCTACACCATATGTAACGTTTTGTAAAACCTGTACATTGTCTAATGTTTTTTCTACAGTATAATCTACTATACTTGTTCCTGTAAAACCAGTGTTAAAAATATCATAGCAAATTTGCACAACACACGAATCGGCCTTGTCTGAATTTGACCATCTAAATTCAGGTGTAAAAGTTGTAATATCACCCTGTGTAATTGGATATTCCATTATGGGTTGATCTGGTACTACAAAATATGTAAAAAAGTGTCCAGCAACATTTAGACCAAAATATGTTGATGCTGTAATTGAATGTATTTCAGAGCTTGTTTGCCCAGTAAAAACATCACTCCACGCCTCTGTAGCAATTGTTGTTCCAGTAGTTCCAGTTATTGTGTATTTATCTACATAATCTTTTTGAAGATTTAAATAGAAAATCATTTTAGTCTTTAAAAAATATTGAGCTTTATCAGTAAGAGCCTCTTGTTTATATGAACCCAAACTTGTAATAAATTGTTTAATTGGAATATCATAAATAGCCCCAGTTATACCAGTTGTAGAAGCCGTAATTGTACTTATCGGATTTTCAAAATAAGCTTGTATTGTAGATAAATCATTTGGTGTTAAAGGTTGTCCAAAAAACTTTTCAGGAATTGGAATTGGATTGTTACCAGATTTTAATGTTTCTTGATTTTCTAAAGCTTTATTTTTTGTTCCAGCTTTTGAATCTGTTGAACTGGCAACGTCATTTTTGTTTACAAAACTTGGTTTATTAGTAATTTGATTATCACTGTAAAGTCTATGAACATCATAACTTAATTTGTAAAGTTCGTGCACAAAAAAACTATTTCCGCTTAAACTAAAAGTATTAGATGTAAAAATAAATCTTAAAGGAGGATTACCAACATTTGTAAAAATAGATGTTGAATCTTGGTCATAGTAATTTGGTGTTCCGCCGTAAGTAACATATTGAGGAACCCTAAACACATAAACGGGTGAGGTGCCATCATTTGCATCAGCAAAATTATTGTTATAAAACACCTGAGACGCAGTTGTACTGTGTCCAGCTGTAATAGATCTTATTTCTTTATTTATTGGCATTTTATAAAGTTGAAATTATTTGAATTTTTTCTCCCACATCTAAAAAGTCTAAACTAGCTCTTACAGCAGATATAGATGCGTTAATATTTGTATTTAGTATAATATCTACTGTGGCAGCTTTTATACTAACTGTATATGGAATGTGAACATTAATAACAACGTTTTGTACTGTAATATTATCGTAATGAAAATCGTTTATAGCTGGTCTTAAATGAAGTGGCGTAACAACTGGATTTAAATCAGGTGGTAAGTGACCCTTAAATTCAGAACCACGATTTACTCCTTCTTTATAAACAAATTTTTGTCTATTAAATATTGTATTTCTTATAGTAGTTCCACGTGATTCCAATATTGTCGTTGCTGGCAACAATTGTAAAGTATAGTTTGTAAAATTCATTTCAAGAAGATTTAGAAATGCTTCTAATCTCTTAAATGTTAATTTGTGTGACGATGGATTTTGCCAATAATAATAAGAAAGATAAGCGTTCTTTAAACCGTTATATGTTGAAATATTAAAAGTGTTTAATATTTCATCTGTATTGCTTGAATTATATGTATTGTTTCCAGTTGTTTTTCTATCACGAGGATCAATTAAATTTGCGTAAATATAATTTAACCACTCATTAATTGTCATTGCACTTATTGCTCCATTCGCCATTACATTAGCCGAAACAAGATATTCTGCTGGTACTGTTGTGGATGTTAATAGCCATGTTGTTCCAGTTTGTTGTTGATAAAAACCAAACACACCACACTCTATAGCTGCAGCTGGATCAAGAGACATTCTAAATTCTTTTGAATTTATTGTGTCTTGAGAACCGTTTACTCCAGAAAAACCAACAATAACTTTGCCGTTGTCTATTGTTTTATTTGGATTAAATTCTGGTGTCCATTGCGTAATATAGTCGTGGCCATTACCTCTTCCTGAACCACCCTCTTGAAATATGTATCTACTTTGAGAATAATCAATGTAACCATTATCGTTTATTTTATTTGATAAACTAGTTGTACCGCTAGTTAAAGCATCTTGATAAACGTTATTAATTTTATAAACAAATTCATCTAATTGCACCATACATTCTGGCGCTCCCATTAATTTAAATAAAAATGTTAACCCGTCCCTGGTTCCTTTTTTCTTGTATAACCAATTTATGTTTATTAAAATTCTTCTCCATATCTCAACGTTAAAATGAGAGTAAGAAGTACCTTCACCATCTACGTCCGCAGATAAGTATTCGAATAAATCTACTTCATTAAAAGAATCTACTAATTTCCATCCAAGTAAATTGCTTAATTTATGCATGAATTTTTGAGGCACACTTTCTGTGCCGTCATATTCTACAGAGTGAGCATAAGCGATTCCATCTATATAATTTTTTATTTGATCAAATTCATGCGCATATGCTTGAACTGTGCTTTTATAAATTTGATTATCTGAATCCATATCCAAAAAAGTATCTGGAATCATGGTTCTTAACATGATGTTTGTTTTAGAATCATCTATGTTCGCAGCAGCTCTTAAAATACTGTCTTTATAATCATCAAATTCAGTTCCAAAACTATCTGGCGCAAACCCATCTATTGTTTTAGGCCAAACAAAACTAGTTTCTGTATAACCAGAATCAGTTTCTATATTTGGTACTAAAAGTTTTTCGCCATATAACAGATGTTTTTCTAGGCTGCTTAAATTTAATTTATATTGAGAAAATCTTTTTCTTGAAGGTCTTATATAAATTGGTGCTGTACTAGAACCAATTATTTCCTCTAAAGATCCACTTATAACAAAATATAAATAAGAATCAGTACCAGCAGAAAAACTATACTCTGTAATAGGAACAATGTTTGTCATTCCAGTTGTTGTAGATCCGCTTAAATCAATAGCAAACTCTGTATAGCTATCAACTAAACTGAATACGCCATCCATTGTGGAACCTGAATTCAAAATTATATTTCCCTGATTTGATATTGCTGAATAAGGTACTTTAAAAGAAGAAATTCTAACTCCAGTCATTGTGTTTGCAGAAGTTACATAATCATAAATTGTTGTTCCAGTACCATTATCATATGAAAGTATGGCGTATGGGAAATTTGTAATTATACTATTTATTGAATTCGCTACCTCAGTATAAAAAGAACCAAAATAAGAATAACTAAACGCATCATTTGGTTTTAAATTAAGTTCGTTTGGGTTAACAGAATAAGATTGTGGTGGTGTAAAATTTTTTATACCAAGAGTTTCAAGAGTTGAAAAAGAATCAAACTTTAAACTTTCATTGCTTCCAGTAATTGATACCGAGGCATTATCTTTATAAATTCTAAAATCACCAAATGTAAAAATGGAGTCAGAATTAGTATTCAACAACCTTTTATCCTCACCAGGTCTGTAAAAAACCGATAAGGTATCTGCTGAGTTTGGCGTAATTAAGTTGCTTGACACGGTAATTCTATTTTTTTATATAAATATTCGTAAAAAAGATTTCGATTATAAAGCAAAATCTAACAACTATTTACATTCTTAGTCTTATTTATTATTTTTTTTTACTAATATTTATAGGAAATTGTAAAAAATATGAGTTATCTACAACAAGAGCCATTGACCTATTTAAACATCAAATTGACAGATGATGGAAGAAGATTGTTGTCACTCGGTCAATTAAGTTTTTCCAAGGCTGTATTATCAGATAGGGAAATAAAATACGATTTCGATAATACAAGCTCATATAATATTTCTTGTCTTGATAAAATCATTGCCCCAAAAGATGCAAACCCATTATTGCCACTTTATAATTTTGATGGTACTGACCCAATTCCATTTAGTACAATTGCTTCAGCAAGACAAATAGTTTCAGCATCAACACCTTCAACTGGCTTTTATACTGGTTCTTCTTCAAACTGGGCACTTGATACAACGAAAATGCTTGGCAAATCAGTTATTACATATTCTAAATTTACACCAAGCGGATCAACATTTATAAAAATGTCTGGCGGAACATATTTTCCAAAAGGTGGAGAATTAATGTTTGTACCTTGGAAACCTATTCAAAATAGTGGAAACACTAGTGTATCTACAACCTTAGTTGGTTCTGGAACGCCACTTGTTTCTCTTTGGTATAGAGTTATAAGTGCAAATACAGCATCTTCAACTGTTTGGTTAGATAGACCATTACCAAATTTTGGCGCTACTATCGCCACTTCTTCTTTATCTGCAAATACATATTTTTATCCATTTAGCGGAGTTGATACCTACTATGGTTCAGCTACTACTTTGGCTACTCAAGTTTGGAATATGAATATAGTTCGAACAAGTAGTGTTATGGGAACAGATGGAACCATGAGTGCTTATACCACATATGGTTCTGTTGACTATAATGGAAGTAAACAATATTTTGGTTTTTCTTCTGAAACACGTGCGCTCGGAATAGTCCATTATTCAAATAAATTTAGTGGAAATACCTACGCAGAACAACTTATAGAAGGCACAGTTGTGGTTGATATGCCTCACATAATGTGGCACAATTCTACTGCAAGTGCTGGCCAAGCAAATACTTGGGGATTATCTCTTTCTGATGCGGCTGGTCCAACAACATATGATGCTTTAGCTGGAACATCTTATAGACCTCTAAGGGACGGCACCTCTACAAGTGATATGATTGTTGGTAGAGTTTATCATAAATTAAAAATGATGATAATCACAGATCCAGAATTGCTTTGTGCTCTTACTTATAAATCAAATAGAAACTTTACGCTTCCAGCTTTGTCTTTAAGTACAAGTTTTGCGCCAAAATATCCTTTGTCAACATCTGATGCAACAGGTATTTTAGAAACTGGTTACACTTATTATGTTACCTATCTTGTGGATAACGAATGGGTATATTCTCCAGCTGCAACTGGTCTTACATATGGTTATCAAACGCCTTTAAATTGTAACTATATTTCTCAAATTGATGGCGTGAATGACAGTAATGGAAATCCTCAATTTTTAAGAGTTGGATTTGCCTCTAATGGTTTTCCTTTTTTAAGAAGTGGAACTGGGATGGAAACATACTCTGGTACTGGATGGAATGCAAACAGAGTGCAATTAATGGTTAACAAAGTTAACAATACATTGTATCCAAATATGAAAATTGATAATTTGCCATCTGATAGTTGGAAGTTGATTTCTTCATCTTTATCTGGCGGTAATGGTATATACAGTGGAACAAGCACTTCATCAATTGATGCAACTTCATTGCTTACATATAATTATATTATATCACAAGAAGATTATAATTCAGGATCCACTTTTGCTCTTAGCAATCGTTATTCTGCATTTACTCAGAATACTAGTTATTTAAATAGTGGCCTAACATTTGGGGATGAATCATTTTTCTTTGGAAATATAACGTGCGATATAATGGCGACAACGTTTAAGAGTGTTTTAACAGTATTAGCATCAAACTCAGCATTCAACTCTTCAAATAACCCTTCGTTTAATTCAACAATAAACTTAGATACATATATTTCAGAGGTAGGTGTTTTGGATTCTAACAATGTACTTGTTGGTATAGGTAAGTTTACTTATCCAATACCAAAAAATTCAAGTAGGTTTTTAGCGTTTCAATTAGAAATTGATTTTTAATAAAAAAATTATATTAATATTTATAAAAAAATAAACAATGGGAAGAATAGCTTCGGCATCAACAGTATACGCAACAGCATATTTATCTGAAAAAGGTAGATCGTATCTTTTTAATAAGGGTAATATTCGTTTCGATGCCAACGGAAATGATTTATTTGAAATCTTGGCATTTGGCCTGGGAGACCCAGATACGAATTACGCTACAAATGTAAGATTAGAGTCTGGAGATATTCCAGATATTACTGGAAAATCAGAAGACTGTATTAAATCAACAGCAGACTACATCCAATCTACATTAGTTTATTACGCAGTTGACGCAATGGCCTTCGTAGATCCGCAATATTCAACAAATATTGTTGGTAATATTTTGTATTTAAACACTGATGCTGGAATGCCAGCAAATGCTGCTACGGATACTCCACCAGTACCACCTCCAGTAGTTGTAGTTACTAATACTCCTACTTCGGCGGCAGCAGCAGCGTCTGCATTCGGTGTACCAGGAGGAGATGACGTTTCATCACACACTGTACTTGTAACTTCTACTTCAGCAGTCGCTGGTACTTTATTAGGTGGTGGTATTACAGGTATTCGTAAATCTCTTAGACAATAATAAATTTTAATAAGCGACAAATAAATAAAAAAAATGGCAGCAGCAACCAATACAACATCAGCAGCAATAATCCCGTCAACTCCAAATACGGCACCAAGTGCAATTGCTTTTAAGCAAGAAATCATATTTTCAACAGTTGACAAAAACAATAATAACGCCCCTTTAACAGAGGCTTTTATTGTAAGCGGACCTACTTCTCCAGGAGTTACTCAAATAAATCTTGGAGGTGGCGGTGGAACAAAATGTGTAATACCACTTACTACAACCTCTGGAAATGGAGCGCCATTTTTAAAAGTGCACTTTCCAACAGTTGGAAATATAATGTATGTAACATTTTGTGTATCTAATAATTTAATGCAAGATGGTTATTATGATTATAAAACTGGTGTTCCAGCTTCTTTTGTAACAGCTCTTAGAGCTTGGATAAATACAAATCCAGCAACTGGTCAACCATATATAAACTCAAATGGTACACCAATAGTTAGAGCAAGAAATTTAAAATTTATTGCTTACGGCGCAGGTACAAATAAACCTGGAAACGCTGTAACTTTCTTTTTAAAATATCAAGGAACTTTTGGTGGTCAAGCAGTTACGGCAGCAACAACAGCATCTACAGCATAAGCTTAAATAAATTATATAATTAAAAAAACAAAAACATGGCATCACAAATTTTTAAAGCTGTAGCAAGTACAATATCAAATAGACAAGAAACGTCAACAAACGTTACGTTAAATGGAAGTGGTATTACTTATACATTATGCGACAGAACAGATACAACAAATAAAAAAGCAAATTATTTTACTTCTTTTAATTTGCCAAATATTTATTCTGATCTAGCAAGTGGAAGTACTTTGGCTTTAGCTAACCCAGAGATACTTCAAATAAATGTTGATAGAATTGTAATAATGCCTATTGATAAATCAAGTTACAATGAAATAATTGATGGTCGTAGCTTGACAATTAAAGTTCCTCAAACATTAGTGTTTAACTCAACAATGAGTTCGAAAACAATTGTTTCAAGCACATACTCTTCTTTAATGAAAAAAGAAAGCAATGTATTTTTAGGAAATAATATTGCTTTCTTATTTTGTGATGAACTCAATTTACCATACACTGGAACTACAAACGCTGGAACAAATACAAAAAGTTCAGTTACCACATGGAATACAACATCTTACGCTTTAAGACCAGCAGCTATACCGTATTCAGATCTTGATATCACTAGTGATATTAACACAGATAAAAGACCATCAAATTCAATTAAATATGCAACGCCTGTAACGGCTGCATATCCAAATAACACAAACCAAGGTTATAATTACGATATACCTTGTGGAATTGTTTGTTTAGATAAAGGATTTATAGTTTTAACACACCCGTCAATTGTTGATAGTATGCCATGGACTCAAGGTATTAAAGCATATTCAAATGCTGCAAATACTGGTGGATCGTCTGGTACAACAGATATTTACTTTAGTGATACATCAAAATCTCAAACTACTTTTACCGATATAAGTATTAGCTTTAAAACCTCTGTAATTTGTATGGGATTACCTGGAGAATTTTACTTTACAAACAATCCAACTTGGGATGCCGCAAAAAATGCGCAAGAATTTAATGCACAAACTCATAATTATGACTCTTTATATATAACTGAAATAGCTTTGTATAACAGAAAAAGTGAATTGATTGCGGTTGCTAAATTAAGCGAGCCAGTAGAAAAAAACTTCACGAACTTGATCACGTTCAACATTGATATTGAAGTTTAGTGGAATTAATTGACTGATTATCAGTAAGTTACATTTTAACTCTTGGGTTTTACTCAAGAGTTTTTTATTTTATTGAAAACCTAAATTTATGCCAGGAATATATCAAATAAAAAACAAAATTAACAACAATATCTATGTTGGATCAGCAAAAGATTTCTCACGACGCATAGGTGAACACACAAAATTGTTGAAAAAAAACAAACACCACTCTTCTTATTTACAACATGCTTGGAATAAGTATGGAGAAGATAATTTTATTTTTGGATTACTTGAAGTGGTTGAAGATTTGTCTCAATTGATTAAGCGTGAACAGCATTACATAGACACTTTAAATCCTGAATATAACATGTGTCCTACAGCTGGCTCTAGGCTTGGGTCTAAAACCACAAAAGAAACAAGAGAAAAAAATCGTCAAAACGCCACCAAATTTTGGCTTGGTAAAAACCTATCAGAAGAAACTAAGAAGAAGATTGGTGATGCCAACAGAGGTAATCAACACACTCAGGAAGCAAAAGATAAGATCAGCGCAAATCATAGCAGACATAATCTTGGAAAAAAATTTTCTGAAGAGTCTAAATCAAAAATGGCAAAGGCTAAAGCAATGCCAATCTCACAATACACATTAGATGGTCAATTTATTCGCTCCTGGGACTCTGGCAAGCATGTTCAGAATGAAACTGATATGAACCAGGGTAACATAAATAAAGTGTGCCTAGGCAAGTATAAACAAGCTTATGGATTTGTTTGGAAGTTTATCTAATATCTTAAATGTGGTTTTTCACTATTAGCAAAAAGCAACACAAGTTTATTGAACATATCTATTTGAATATCGTGATATTCAGTACACGTCATTGTTAAAAGCGGATAATTTTTTAACACATAATTTGGAACATGCGCTACTATGTTAAAAATAAATCTGTTTGGATCATCAGATAATACTCTGATGTGAATATAAATCTCTTTACCAACACTATCAACTCTAGCGTGAAATCTTTTATCCATTGTAAAAGTGTGTATGGGATCAAATCGACCATAAGAAGGATTAAATTCACCATAAAAATGTAATCCATTGTCGTTTAATACAATGTATTCAACATCTTCTTTTTTTATCGGAAAACTTTCAATGAAATCACAAAAAATAAAACTATCTTTATGTATTGTAATACCTGTTTGTTCCTGCATATCTGATTTTAGTATATGCTTATAATATTCCTCTTTTGTCATCATGTTTATTTCTGTTTAGGTGTTGGTTCTGGTGCGTTTTCTGTTTGAGAAGGCAGTTGAGTGGTTATTGGTTTCTCTGTTGAAGTACATTTTTCTTCAGGTTTCATTGGACCACCCTGTGTAGTTTCTGTGAACTTTTCTACTTTTTTCATGTTTTGTATTTTATAAAATATAATACAGTAATTCTAAAAGATAAATAGATTATTTGATTTTCTCGTTTTGTTTCGATATATTATTGAAAACAAAACATGGAAAATAAAACAAAATATATTTTAGGCTTAGATATTTCAACCAGTTGTATAGGCTACTCTCTTTTTAATGAAGATGGAAAACTTGAAACTGCAAGCTATGTAAAGTTTGGAGACAAATTAACATTATTTGAAAAACTAGAAGAATTCAAAAAAGCGATTACTTTTATTAAAGAATATAATGTGGCTTTCATCGCAATTGAGGAGCCTCTTAAAAAATTCATGGGAAAATTTTCATCAGCTACCACAATTGCGTTATTGAATTTTTTTAACGGAATGGTCAGTTCATATTTGTATTTAGAATTTAAAATTGAGCCAGTTTATTTTAACGTAAACCACGCACGTAAAGAGGCTTTCCCAACTATGAAGGTTGAAAAAGAGGGTTCCATAAAACATGAGGTGTGGAATAAAGTAAAAGAATTAGAGCCATTAATTGATTGGAAATACGGACCTAAGTCTAGAAAACTTCTTGACGAAAACTATGATGTTTGCGATAGTTATGTCATAGCATTGTGCATGCTTATCACAATTGACAAACAAAAGACACCAGTTGTCTAGCTTTTTATTGCTAAGTCAATGATTTTTAGCTATATTTGCATGTATGTCCAGCGACAAAAACAATCTTTTAATAATCAATATTGTCCAAGGTTTTCTTGGAACACCCAGACATTCAAGCGGTGCTGAGTCAAGGTTGCAATGGGAATTTAATTGTCCTTCTCCAAAATGTAGAGGTGATCATAATAAATTTAATTTAGCATATCGCTCTGATTCTAAGATATTTAAGTGCTGGAAATGTAAATATAGCGGTTTTGTAACAACTCTTGTTGGTAACCACGGATCAAAAGACGATATAGCCAGGCTAAGGCTGGTTTTGCCAAAGTATGACCAATCTAGCTTTCAAACTTTTAAACGCCCAGATATTGACTATACGTCTATTGCGTGCGATTTGCCAGTGGGATACATGCCGTTATCCCAAGAAAGAAAAAGCAAGCTCTGGGAGCGTGCTTGGGAGTACATGACAATAGAACGAAAAGTTAGTCTTCCACAAATTGATAAGTTTAAAATAGGTTATACAGAAAACGGACCAAGAAAATATAGAATTATAATGCCTTCTTTGAATGCGGCTGGTAGAATTAATTATTATGAAGCAAGAGCTTATTTAAAAGATGCCAAGAGACCGTATTGGAAACCAGACTCACCTCATGTGCACGATATAATTTATAATGAATATTATATAAATTGGGATTTGCCGATTTACTTGGTAGAGGGTGTTTTTGATTCATACAGAATTCAAAATTCTATACCACTACTTGGCAAAACGCCATCTCCTCTTTTGATAAGTAAATTATTAGAGCATAATAGCACTGTAATAATCTGTCTTGACTCAGATGCGTTTAAAGATAGTGTAGATTTTTACAAAATGCTTTCTTCTCTTGGATTAAATGTTTTTTTTATTGATCTAAAGGGTGAAAAAGATATTTCAAAAATATATGAAGATCATGGGCAAGAAAGATTAAACGAAATATTAAAGCAGCCAAAAAGAATTGATACTCTTTTTGAAATTAATAAAATACTAAACGAATAAAATACGGAGTTAAATGTTTTAAAATATAAAATATGAAAAGATTAATTAATGCAATAAAAATGGGTTTTTTTACATATAAAAATCCAAAAATTTTTCAGCAATATACTTTTAAAATGCTTGCCGATTTATTTGAACTAATTTTAAAGGTATCTCATGAGGATAGGCATATGATGACTCATATTGCTTTTATTCATCCAGAAGACGGCACCGAACATCAGATAGTATCTATTTGGGCTGGAGCTGGTGCCGCTGCAGAACCAACAAAAAGAATAAAAGAATTATTAGAAGAAAACTCTAGGTTAAAAGCATTGTTAAACCAACAAATTAAAAATTAACAACCATTCATGAAAATTGCACATTTAGCGGATATACAATTATTTATTTGTGAATGTCAAATATCTATGCTTTTTTATCATATTTATCAATAAAAACAAATTATGATAAAATGTGAAATATGCAAACAAGAGTTTAAACAAATTAGTAATACCCATTTAATTGAACACAATATAGATAAAAATGAATATAGAAGACTTTTTCCAGAAGCAAAATTGAAAAGTGTTTGGAATTTAGGCTTAAATAAAGAAAGCGATAAGAGGGTTCTAAAAAACGCCTTGGCGCTTAAAGCTAATCACTGGGTTAAAGACGAAGAAAAAAAGAAAAACATATCTAATAAAATAAGTCTTAGTAAGACTGGAGGTAAAATAAGTGAGAAAATTAAAGAACAATTCAGGCAAAAATATAAAGGTCAAGGCAATCCAAATTTTGGTAACACATGGTCTGATGAACAAAAAAAAGAATCATCTGATAGAATGAAAGAAAAATATAAAGATCCAGAATATGTTGAAAAGTTTAAAAATTCTCATTGGAGTAACAATGAAGAAAAAAAACAAATAGTCACAAAAAAAGCTTCAGAGTATATAGCAAATGCAATTAGTTTAGGGATAATTAAAATTAATACTGGATATAAATGCGGCTGGATTTATTCTGAAAAAATGAAACAAGAATTTTATTACATGTCTTCTTACGAACTTAGAAGAATGATTTTATTAGAAAAATCAGAATTGGTAAAAGAGTATACAAACAAACATGGAATAAAATTGCAATACAATAATAAAAAAGGTGGTTTATCTTATTATATACCAGATATTTTAATTACATTTTACAATGGGGATGTACGTTTAGAAGAGGTAAAGGGCTATGTAAGAGATAAAGATGTTTTTACATTAAAAAATGAAGTTGCAAAATCATATTGTAAAGAAAATAATATAGAGTATAAAATAATATTTAAAAAAGATATAGAAAATTTATGAGAATTTGTCATTTAGCGGATATACAAGTAAGATTTGGATCTAGACACGACGAGTACAGAGCTGTGTTTAAAAGCCTTATTGAAGATCTTGAAAAAGTAAAACCAGACAGAATCGTGGTTGCTGGAGATATTAGCCATCATAAAATAAATATGTCTCCTGGTTCTTTTAATTTAATTTCAGAACTATTAATAGGTTTATCAAGGGTTGCACCAACTGATGTGATTTTAGGAAACCACGACATGAACTTGCAACAGTTAGAACAAGGTGATGCAATCAGCCCAATATTCAATCTTTCAAATTTAATTGAAAAACATGCAGATAAAACAGCTTACATTGTAACCGCTGAAAACAAAGATGCATTAGACTATCAAAAGAAAGCTATTTATTATTATCCAGATAGCGGGTTTTACAAAATTTCTAAAGATTTTGTATATGGCGTTTATTCGATGAAAGACAACAAAATATTAACGCTTGAAAAAAAGGAACCTGGCGTTAATTATGTTGCTCTTTTTCACGGTCAAATTTTTGGAGCTAGAGGCGATAATGGCCTTATCATTCATGGAGATACCCATTGGAAGCCAACAGTATTTAACAATTTCGACATTGTCATGATGGGAGATATCCACGAATATCAAACATTTCGTGAAGATGAATCAATGGCTTATTGTGGTTCTCTTGTACAGCAGAACTATGGCGAGGGCGTTGACAAAGGATATCTTCTTTGGAATGTTGAAAACAAAACTCACGAAAGAAAATTTGTGCCAAATGATTTTGGTTTTGCAAAGATAACAATTGCAAAAGGGGAAAAATTTGAGGAGCGTGTTGAGCACATAAAATTTAGTAGCAATAAAAAGAAAACAAAGGTTTATATTGTTTGGGAAGATTATGAGGAAAATTTTTCTCAGGAAAAAGAAAATCAAATTGTACGCCTTGTAAAAGATAAGTATGGATGTGAGGTTGTAAAGGTTCAGTTTGAAGCAATGATAAAAGAAATTGTTGTTGACGAAGAAGAACAACATGGAGAGTTAAAAGAAGTTGAAGAATATTTAAAAGAATTTATAGTTGCTGGAAATTATAATTGCACTTCAGATGAACTTGTTGAGTTGTTAAAATTTCACCAAGAAACAACTGTAGAACTTGGGCTTAATGAAATACAATTAGAAAGTGCAAGGTGGGAATTAAATAAAATTGAAGTGAGCAATATTTTTTCTCTACCAATAACCCCAACAACCATTGATCTTGATTTATTGGGCGGACTTACTGGAATTTTTGGAAGAAACTACAATGGCAAATCCAATGTTGTAAAAGTTTTGGTGTGGGGTTTATTTAAAGAAATTCTAGGCGGAGATTCTAATTCTGCTAAATATATCGTTAATATATACACAGATTCAAATAAGGGATATGTAAAACTTTGGATAACAATTGATGGTAAGAAATATTTAATTGAGAGAAGTGTAAGAACCACACAAAAGAAAGACGGCAGCACATCAAATAGCTACGGTATATCTTATAAAACACTTGAGTTTGAATATGATGAAGAGGGAAACCTTGATAATGAAAAGTGGGAAAATGAAAAATCCGACTCTGCAACTGCTGAAAAAAACGAAGTTGGAAAACTTATAGAAAAAGCAATTGGAACATTTGATGATTTCACAAAAACATCTTTACAAACACAGGGTGGAAAAGATGATTATTTAAACATGACTCAACAGCCAAAAAATAATTTGGTTAGTAAGTATATGGGTTTAGAAACGTATAAAGATAGATACGAATATAGAAATGAAAATTTTAAAGAAATAAAGAAAAAACAAAAAGAGCTTGGAGATAGACCAGCGCTTGAAGATAAAATACACACGCTTCAAATTGAAAGAGATGCAAAGAAAAAAAATTACGATGACTGCGTTTCAGAAAAAGAAAAAGCTTTGCAAAGTAAAGAGGGAGTTGATGTTGAAATTCTAAATTTAACTAAAAAATTAGAAAAGGTAGAGTTTGTTGAAATAAATGATATTGGAAAAATAACTTATAGTTTAAATCAAAAGGATTTAGATTTAAAAAATAAAACCAAAGAAGCTTCTGATTTAACAGAATGGTTAGCTAATAATTTTAAAAAAGAATTACCATTTGACAACACGTTATCCGAAGACCAATTAAAATCTCAGCTTTCAGCAGAACAATCGGCGTTAACAAGAGAAGAAAACTCTAAAAAAACAGTGTTAGAATGGCTTGCTTTAAATGATGTTAAGACCATTGAGTCTGATGCAACAGTTGAGCAATATGCAAAAAGCATAGAGGAAATAACAAAAAAAATATCAACCCTAGAAGGTCAATTATTAACTTTTAAGGGCAAGAGCTGCCCTACTTGTGGAACTATACACCAGCAAGCAAATCCACACAAAGAAGAAGAGTGTATTGAGGAAATTAAAATGTGTAAAGAATTATTGGCGCATAAAAGAAAATTAATTAATTCAAATAACGAAGCTAAGGAACATAACAATTTACATCAGACAAATATTGATAAACTTAGCAATATCAAACAAAGTCTATTAAACAGATTAGATAAAATTTCTTCTATAAAAGAAAAAATAGATTTATTTTCGAGATCTTCAGATATAATAAAACACAACGACTTGGTTGAATCTAACTATAAAAAATTAACAGCTGCAAAAAAAGAAGTAGATTTTTTTAATAGTGAAATTAAAAAGTTAAACGAGATGCTTGTTAAAATAAAAAACAATGAATCTAAAATAGAAACAAACGCAGGTATCCAACTGCAAATAGATGATAAAAACGAATTGTCAAGAGCTTATAAGATTACAATTTACAACATGGATAAACAAGCTACAATTTTATTTGGAGAACTTAAAATTGTAGAAAACAATATAGAAAATTATAAGCAAAAACTTATTGATATAAGCGAGTACGAAAAGGAGTATAGAAAGTATTCAATATATTTGCAAGCAATGCATAGAGATGGAATACCAGCTCTTATTATACGAAAAAAACTACCGCTTATCAACCATAGAATAAATACCATTTTGCAACAAGCAGTAGATTTTCAAATACAACTTTCTATACTTGAAAACGGAGATATTGTGGAAACCTTTTATTTTAATGAAGACAAATCAGATACTCTTCCACTTTCTTTTGCTTCTGGCGCTCAAAAATTTGTATCTACAATAGCTATAAAAGATTCTTTGCATTATATTAGCAGTCTAACAAAGCCATCTCTTTGTATTATTGATGAAGGTTTTGGCACCTTGGATGATGAGCTTACCTTTGAAATTATGAATATTTTGAATTATTTAAAGAATAAACATAAGAACGTGATTGTTATAACACACAGAAGTGAAATTAAAGATTTTGCAGATAACATTATTGAAGTAACAAAAGTGCAAACTGGCTTAACTCAAGAAATGTTAGATAAAAATCCTAAGGCTGGAATAACAACGCTAAGAATAATATAAAACATTCTATGAGCAATATAATACCAACCATACCATCAACTCCACAAAGTGGTCCACAGCCAGCTGAAACGCCAAAAAGAAAGCGTGGGAGGCCACCTGTAAATGCAGAAGCTCAAAATGCAATGCAAACTATAGCAAAAATACAAGAAGAAAAAGACAGGGAGAATCTTGAAAAAGAAAAAGAAAGGCTTGAGTTAGAAGCCAAACAAAAAATGGCCATCCTTAATCAGGTTAAGATAAATGAAGCTCAGGAAAAAATTAAGCGTAAAATACGTGAAGCCGAACAAAAAAGATTAGAAAAAGAAAAACAAGAAAATATAAAAAGTGAACTTGAAAAAAGCTTCGGAAAAATAGAGTGGAAATCAACTAAATCTGGTTATTTAATTCAAGGATTTTATAAGAAAAAATTAATTTTTGAAATAAAAAGAACACTTTTTTTTAATTTATACATTAAAGATAAAACTCTAATGGAAAAGCATAAAGTAAATAAATCTTATGCTGGTTGTTCAATGTTTCTTAAATCTTTGAAGGAGAGATCTGAAAAGCTTCTTTAAGCTGCTTTGTAATTTTATCAATTTTATCTTTAAGTTTTCTTCTATCAGCTTTTGCTTTAAGCTCCTGTGGCGTTTGAGGCTTTACAGGTTCTATTTTCGGTATAGGTTTAACAGCGGGTTTTATTGCAGGTTTAATTACTGGTTTAGCTTTGACAACAGGTTTTTTTACATCAACTGGTGTAGGAGACACTGGCGTAGCCATTTTAAGAGCTTTTTGTTTGGCAATAGCCACATTTCTATCAAAAGCAACAATTATTTTTGACATTGCAGAATCATTTGGATTATATGCTCCATTAATTCCAGAGGGAGGGCCTTGAAAAAACGCTCCAGTTGGGAACATTGATTTTAAGTTCGAAACCTTTAATAAGCGCCACTCATTTTTTGCTTGAGCACTACCTTGTCTGGGATTCGTTTCTAAAGCCTTTTTTTCAGATTGTCCCTCTACGTGAACGCCCCTAATAATCAATTGACCGTTTTTATCATACCCCATAGCAAAAGGCCAAAAAATACGTTGTTTCCAAATTGGCATCTTATATTTTTCATTATTGCTTTGATATGTAACGCCTATTTCGGCACCTTGCTCAATCCATGTTTTCATAAGGTTCATGTCAAAAGGAATTCTATTTTTGGAAAAAGCATATGGGTTTGCCACAGCAGAATCTTCCACAATGATCTCAACATTGTCTGGGATTAATCCACATAACTCTGCTAATCTTCTTTTATAATCTTCTGATAAAACCATTTTACATAAATATTAAACAAAAAGCTTTTATTTGTCGCAATTTTATATTAAATTTATATACAAATATGCTACTGCCAGTAAACACCGAAGAGACAAAGATACCAGACTTAATAGTTGAAGGTAAAAAAATTCACATTAGCTATAGTGAATTTTCCTTATTTTACCAGTGTGGCCATAGACACCTTCTTGAAAAACATCTAGCTATTTTAGCACAACCACCATCAATTCATCTATATTTTGGTAATGCAATTCACGCTTCTATTGAAACTGTTTTAAAAGAACATTTAGACATTGAGAGTCGTGTGTCTTTTTTTAGAAATACCTTCACTAAATCAATGAAGGAAAATATGAAGGATACCATTGATTATAAAAACAATTTTGAAGATTTTTTAGATCAAGGTGAAAATATACTTAGAATACTTGATTTTGAAAGCATATTTAAAGATTACGAAATTATAGCTATCGAAGAGGCTTTGTATGAAAACTTGCATTCTCACTTTTATTTTAAGGGTTTTATTGACTTAGTTGTTCGTAATAAGATTACAAAAAAATATAAAATATTTGATTGGAAAACATCTGGGTCAGACTGGGATGTTCCTAAAAAAATTAAAGATGAAATATTTCTTGCTCAAATGAGATTCTATAAATTCTTTTGGGGAAGAAAAAACAATATTCCACTTGAAGATATTGAGTGTGGATACGTTGTTCTTAATAGACTTAGAAATAAAAAAGACCCAAAATCTTATCCAGGAAATATTCAAAGAGTAGATGTAAATTCTACAAACTCAGAAATAAAAAGTTCTCTTAACAAGCTCGCTCTTGCAGTAAAGTCAATACACATTGACAAATATTTTCCAAAAATAAAACAAACAGCTGGTACAAATGGCTGCTTCTTTTGCCCACTGAAAGGTGGCAATCACCCACATTGCGATTCTACAAAAAGACAAGACAAGCTTTTCTTAAAAGAGTATAAGAAAAACTAATAGCTACCCTTGTTTTTCTCGCTCAGTATGTTTATATTTTATAAAAATAAAACATCATGGCATACTATAAAAAAGAAGAGATTGTAGACTATATTAATGTTTCTTGTCAAAGAATTCAAGAAGAAAAACACCATACCGTTACAGATCCAAAAAAAGCACTGCAAGAACTAACAGATGAACAAGATCTTGTTGGTTTTTTCTGGCTTGAAGTTAATGGCTCTTTAGAAAATGGCGTTGGAATAAAAATGGAGGGTAAAATTTTTGTTAGATTAAATTCTGAAATTTATACTGATGATAGATTTGCAATAGATTCATACCACGCAGCCAAAGCTGGCCTACCAGTTACAGATATAATCAAAAAAAGAGAACAAGAACAAAAAGAAGCTTCTACAAAAGTGACCCCAGAAATACTTGAATCTTTAAAAGGTTACATTACTGATCCTAAAAAATAATTATGACATTAAAAGAATTAGAAGAGCTCAAAGATTGCAATGAGCTTGATATGCTTTTAAAAATTATTCAAAAAGCAGAATCGGTTAAAAAAAGAGTTGAAAATCTTGTTGTAGGCGTTAAAGCAGCTGGCATAGATGTTAGAAAAGTAATGCAAGACATAAGATTGTTATCTGAAATAATTCGTGATGAAACCCAAAGAAGAAAAATTGATTTTCCGATAGAGGATTCTAAATTATTTAAAGCAATTAAATTAGAAAAAATTAGACTTGAAAAAGAAGAAATAAGAATAAAAAAATTAGAAGAAAAAAGGGCAACACGATAATGGCTAAAAAGACTGGCGAAATAAAAGAAAAGAAAGAAAAAAAGGAACTTGAAGTAGAAGTAACTAAGCTTAAAACAAATTATGAGTTAAGGTATGATTATAGCCCAATGTTAACAGAGTATATAAAAACTCTTCCAAAAGAACATAGAGGTGTAAGGGTTGATAACGTAATCGACATGAATACTGGCAAGGCAAAAGATGTGTGGGTTAGATTAATTCGTGAAGTTGCTATGGGTCAAATTATTTCTTTTTTTTTAGATAACGCAATAAAGTTTAATTTTAAAAATGTTCCAGAAGAAGATATAAATAAATTAAGAAAAGAATATCTCGATAGACAACAAAGGCTAGCTCAGGTTTTAAAATTAAAAGCTGAACAAATACAGGTAAGTGACGAACCGCTTCCGTTTATGAAAAGACAGCCACACTCTTATCAAAGACAAGCAGTTGCTTTTTTTGAAATTAATAATGGCGTGGCTATACTTGGAGACCAGCCAGGTGTTGGTAAAACATTGTCCGCTTTAGTTTATGCCGCAAAGCATAGGCATAAAACATTAATTATATGTCCGTCGTCTTTAAAGTTTGGTTGGAAAAATGAAACTTTAGAATTTACAAAAGATAAGGCTTTTATTTACAAGTACAAACCAAAAAAAGGTAGTCCACACGTAGCATTCACAAAAAATGAATCTTTATTTCATATCGTAAATTATGAATCTCTTGAGACCTATGTGGATATTCAATATAAACATGTGTGTAAGGGAAAGCTACTTGTTGGCGGAAAGGGAATGACCGTTTGTAATCACGAAATGGTTGACAATATAAAAAAACACAAAGAGTGCCCAGTTTGCAAAAACTCAAATTCATTTAAAAGTAGAATTAATGGACATGTTTTTTCCAAAGACAAATTTGATCAAGAATTAAAACCAGAAGATTACGATTTAATTGTTATTGATGAATTTCACAGAATAAAAGAAAAAAATACTGGATGGACAAAAATAATTAGAGAAGCATTTAAAGACGTACCAAGAAAATTGTTATTATCTGGAACGGCAATTAAAAGTAGACCAAAAGAATTTTTTGTTGGCTTAAATTTTTTATATCCGCAAGAATGGAATAATCAGCATGAGTTTGGCGTAAGATACTGCGCAGGTTTTCAAGATACATTTGGTTGGAAGTATGATGGCGCTTCTAATTTAGAAGAATTGTACGAAAGAATGTCTAGATTCTTTTTAAGGAGATTGAAAAAAGATGTTTTAAAAGATCTTCCGCCAAAGACTCATACAAGTATACCTATAGAACTTGAAGATGTCGAATTTAAAGAGTACGCAAAAATTTTAGAAGGCTGTATCAAAATGATTGATGGCGAAGAGGTGAAGGATTCTTACCTTGTTCAAGTTAATAAACTAAAAATGTTCACCGCTCAATGTAGGCTTAAAAGAGTTGTCGAGTTCATCCAAGAAATTATAGACTCAGGTGAAAAAGTGGTTATTATGTCAGACTTTCAAGATATAGCCAATAAAATTTACGAACACTTCAAAGATGTTGCAGTGCTCCACACAGGTTCAATGAACGAGGTGGAAAAACAAGAGTCTGTTGATAAATTTCAAAAAGATAAAAATATAAAAGTTTTTTCTGGGATGATTATAGCTTCTGGTGTTGGAATTACTTTAACGGCTGCCTCCAGGTTTATTTTTATGGGTTTTGCTTGGACACCAAGTGATATGGAACAAGCTGAGGATAGAATTCATAGAGCTTCTACAACACATGATAATATTCAAATTTTGACCCCTTATTGTATGGATACTCTAGATGAAGACATTTTAGAGCTTCTTGATGAAAAATCAAAAGTTGTTGGACGTGTGTTGGACGGCCAAGTGGTAAAAAAAGATGTTAGAAAAGCAGATGAAAGTATTATGCAGAGTTTGTTTAAGAGATTAAAGGCTAAATAATTTGTAAAAAATGTTTTTTTCCTATATTTATTATAAAACCTTTAAATCCTAAAATAATGAAAATAGAAGAATCAGAATTACAACAAATCATCAAGGAAGAAGCTATTCGTCTTAGAAAGAGAATGATGCTTGAGTCTGAAAAAGAAAAGATCTTAAAAGAACTTCAAGAAATGGAAGCTTATGAAATGAGTGAGGGAGAAATGGAAGAAGGTTTATTTGACAAGTTTAAAAAAGACTGGCCTGCAGAAGCAGAAAAATGGATGAATCAACCAAATTTAAGAGCCGCTATGAAAGCAAAAGCTGACTCTATATGGACAAAAGCAATTCAAAATCCAAATTTAGCATGGTTTCAAAAATTATCAGCTGGTAAAAATTTACAAGATCAAGCTCAACGTGCTGAAGTTTACAAAGCGTGGCTTACTTATTACAGAGACATGTGGAAACAAGCTTATATTTCTGGACAAGGAACTCCAATTGGTTATGAATTCGACATGGAAAAAGGTGTTTTATTTAAAAACCCTAGTGCTACTGGCGGAAACAACTTTATGCCTGGTACATAATATTAAAAGTTATCTCCATAAAACCCTGGTTCTCTCATTTGATAATCAGGGTTTTTTGCTTTCTCTAATTCAACAGACATGCTGATATCGAATTGAACATAAGAATATTTTATTTTTTGAAAAATAAATCTGTTTACATATAGCTTAGAAAATAACAAAGAAATTACACCGCAAGAAATTGATGCAATTGTGTTTGAAAAAATAAATGCAAACAAAAAAGAAGCTAATAAAGCAATAAAAGTTAGTACTAAAAAAATGTTTTTTACAACAACAGTGTTTTCATAATCTTTAACCAAAAAAATTGTTGCGTTTTCGCTAGCAATTTCTAGTTCTTTTTCTGTTTTTTCCGATTCTTCTAAAACGTGCTCGATTGGCTTTTTATAAAAAAAGGTAAAGACAATAGCTTCCCAAATGTTTAATACAATATTTTTCATAGTAAAACTTTTATATAATTATACGAATAATAAAGAAAAAGGTTTCAGTTTTTAACAAAATAAACCTATTTATTCTAAAAAGACATGGTAAAATTAGGAGATACTGGTTTAGAGGCGACAGAGGTTCAAAAACTTCTTTCTATGCTTGGTTATGATTTAATTGTAGATGGAAGCTTTGGGGCAAAGTCGGTTAGATCTTTACAAGCCTTTCAAAAAAAAATGGGCCTTACAGTAGATGGTGAGTGCGGCCCCAAAACCCTAGAAGCCCTTAAAGCTTCGCAAAAAAGAACAGCAAAAGAAGAAAAATCGCCAGCAAATCCAAAAGATTATGGCGAACTCGTTATAAATAGAACTGTTCTTTTAGATTCAACACAGTATTTAAGACAAAGCACTCCAAAAGATAAAATATTTATTCACTTTACAGCTGGTGGCCCAAATGCTACTAATGTCATTAGAGGGTGGGCCGCTGATGAAACAAGGGTTTCTACTGCCTATCTTATAGATGGTGAATCTGGACAGATATTTGAATGTTTTAGCCCAGATTATTGGAGCTTTCACCTTGGTGTAAAAGGTACGAATGGTGCACTTGATAAAGCATCTATTGGTATAGAAATGTGTAACTGGGGTCCTATCACAAAAAAAGGAGATAAATTTTTTAATTACGTTAATAGAGAAGTTCCTTCAGATCAAGTACTTACATTAGAAAAACCTTTTAGAGGCTTTAGTTATTTTCATAAAATGACAACCGCACAATGGGAGTCTCTTGAAAAATTATTGGAATATTTAATCACTCATTACAACGTATCGGTTCAAAAAATGTTTGACAACAACTGGTTTGAATTTAATCAAGAGCTTATAGATAAAAAAACACCTGGACTTTGGACGCACACTAATGTTAGAAAAGATAAGACAGATTTTCCACCAACGCCAGAGTTGTTGGATATTTTAAATAGACTTGCTAAAAAATTTAACCCTTAATAATATGGCAGCAGAGGAGTGGAATGAAACCAGGCTAAAATCACTTATAAAAGATACCATGAAACAAGAGTTAAAAGATCTTAGATATGATATCGAAAAGTTAAGAGAAAAGCAAAATAAAAAAACTGACGAAGAGCAAGTTAGAGAATTGGTTCGTTCTATGATCGTAAACCTTCACAAGTTTATGTGGCAAAAATCAAGTACATATATAAAACAAATATAAAATGACACATTCAGATTTACAAAAATTAATAAGAAAAACAATACAATCCACAGCTTTCGAGAGCTTAAAGGAATTGAAAAACAAATCTGCTGTTAACAACGCAAATGCCAGCTTAAACTCTTCAAGTTTGGCTGAAGACGATATTGACATGGTTTTGTTTCATGGTGGACATAAAAAACAAGAACCTCAAAAAAGATCACAAATAAAAATTCAAGAAGGAGTTTCTAGTACTTTAAAAATAACAACATCAGAAATAAAACAATTTGAAAACAGTTTTCAAAAAATACTTGAAAACATCCCTGGTGCATCTATTGTATTTGATAAGCAGCCAAATGGGTTTTCGATTTCTGCAGTAAAAAGACCAGACGGCGTAGAGGCAAAATCTTCAGGGACTATTAATCTTGGCGAAAATGGTAAAATTATTTGGTCTTATTCTCTTTTAAATGGTTTTACATTAAATGCTCAAAATTTAAAATTAGCTGATGATAATAAATTAATGTTCGAAGCAATGGCTAATCACTATAATGATTGGCAAAAAAAATGGAGAGAAATGCTAAATCTTCCTAGCGCACCTGAAGAAAACGGCGATCAAGAGCAGGGTCCAATGCCAAATCAATCAACACCACCTGGTGGTGGCGCTGGTACAATGTCAAATGGCGCTGGTGGAGCTGGTCAAGGTGGGGCAGTAGATTCTGGAACAATGGGAATGTAAACTTTTTAAAATAACATTTATTTTAATAAAACCTTATAGTATATTTCTTTATGTACACCAACAAGCAAATAGTTGATAATCAAAAAATGTTTAAAGAAGAAATTATTTCTTTTTTAACAAAAGAGAATCAAAAAATTGCTAAAGATGTTTTAGAAATTGATTCAGAGGATGAATTTATTTTAAAGGAAAAAGAAAAGATGATTAACAGGTTAAAGAATACAAATATTAACGAGGTAGTCAAAAAATATTTTTTCTCTCATCCGAATAGGGATGAAACTTTTTATGCTTGGTGGGATGTACATTCACAAGAAGCAAGAATTTTAAAATATGTCTAAAAACAGAAAACACACAATCCCAATTCTAATAGATATCAAGTTTAATGGATCTATGAATAAGTTCGAAGAAGTATATGGAGACCATGTTACCTATGCTGAAATAGAACAAGAAAGCTATATAGATTTAAAAACTATGATGTTTGAAAAAATAAGCGACAGCATTAAGTTTAGAAAATTTAATAGAGAAAAACATATATTAACTTTAAGGGCCGACATGTTTGAAAAAGAATTTCAAATATTGCAAGATATTTTGCTAAACAAAGTTGTTGACACTTTAGCGACAAAAGATAAAAAAAATGTAAGTGGAGAACCTATCATGCAAAGATTTAACTTCCTTCATGATTTCATAATTTCTAATGTAAAAATTATGACAGAAGAAGACTTGGTACGTGTTAAAAAAAATGCCACGCTTGAAGATGAAATTTTCTTTGACGAAAGAACAACAAAGGTTTCTTTAGACGAAATAGAAAATTTTAGCGAAGAAGAATTTGATTAATATTTATAAAAAAAACAATATGGAAGAATATATATCAGAAGAGCAAAGAAATGCAATTCTAAGAAAAAGAAAAGAAATGATGGCTAAAATGGGTGTGCCAAATGCTGGCACCATGATTAGCGAATCTGCAGTAAACGGAAGTCACGGTTCGGCAATGGCTCAAAAGTTGGCAGCAATTAAAAATGGCGCTGCAAAAGCAGAGCTAAACAAATATATCCAAGCAACTGGAAAGAGTGCGCCAGGTCAGTTTCAGGGCATACCAGAACCAAGTTCAAAAAGACCAGGAGTTAGGCCTAGAAAAGAAGAAGTTAAGGCTGAATATAAACAAGAAGTTGCAAACTTCTCGGCACCGCAATCTGATTCAAGCGAATTAGATGCTCTTGAAAGAATGTTTACTGGTGGTGATTCTGGTCCAGCTAGAATGGTTCCAGGTGGGAGACCATCAGAGATAAATTTAGATGTGGATGTAAATACTGGAGAAATGTCTGGAATGAAATTTATGCCAACATTTGATCCTCAAGCCGCACTACAAAATAAAGCTAGAAAAACAGCTCAACAACAAAGTGAATATTTAAAATTTGCTCAAGAAGGTGTTCCGCAGACAAATGAAGAATTTGTAAACGTAGCTCAGCCAGGCATGCAACTTGGCGGTTTAAACATGCAAGGTATACAAATTATGATGGAAACTATTGCAAAAGGAATTGCTGAAAAAACAATTAGAAACGTTCTTAACGAGTATTCAGAACAACAAAAAGGAAAAATGTTTTATGAATATTACAATAAAGATAAAGGTGTTATAAAAACAGCGGACGGAAAACTTTATAGATTAACACCAGTTACAATTGTAAAAAAATAAAACTTATTATAGATCACCCCATTCAAAGGCTGAAGTAAAAATTACTTTGGCCTTTGTGTCTTTATGTACGGTACCATCTATGATTGATTGCAAATAATCTAACTTGCTTTTTTTTAATGGCCTTATATTGTCGTGTGTTGTAGCGTTTTGAAGATTTTGAATTCTACATTCATATATAAGTCTTCTTTGAGAAAAAGAAGAATTTACTAATTCTACCCAGCCATTTTTTATAGAAACATCTAAATGCTGAGTTGCATGACAAGCTTTGCAAAGCATTGAAAATTCTGAGTTAATAGGATCAGCTTCATTTAACACCTCAAGGTGCATCAATAAAGCTTTTGGATTCATAGGTGAGTAATCGCAACCGCAACACATGTGTTTGTCACGCTCTGAGATTTCTTGCCTTTTTTTCTCATAAGCCTCATCTCCAATTAGTTTTTTAAACTCTCTATCTGAAGGAGAAATTTTTAATTTTAAATCATACTCTTTCATTATTTTTTTGGTTTAATTATAAAATGCATTTGTTTACCCTCAAGTTTTGGCAAGCTTTCTGGAACACCAGCTTCTTCAACCATTTCTGCAAATTTAAGCAAAACTATCTCTCCTTGAACTTTAAAAGCGATTCCTCTTCCTTTAAAAAAAAGCACAGCCTTAACTTTATCACCCCTTTTTAAAAAATCAACACTTTGTTTGGCCTTGGTTTTCATGTCATTTTCACCAATATTTTGGCTAAGCCTAATTTCTTTTGTAGTAGAAACCTTTTGGTTTTTTTGTTTTTCTTTTTCTTTTTTAGCTTGATCAAACTTGAACTTAGAGAAATCCGTTATTTTACAAACTGATGGTACTACTTGACCCGATATCTCTATGAGATCTAGTTCTAATTTTTTAGCCAACGCCAAAGCGTCTTGTAAGGAATAAACCCCGTCCGTTTGACCCTCTGGCAACTCTACAAGTCTTACTTGAGTTGAAGTTATTTGGTTGTTTATTTTATTGCTAAACTTACCCTTTTGAGGATTACCATATCTAGCTTGATTTGGTTTACCTTGATAGTTTTTCTTGTTGTCCAATTTTAAAATTATTTTGTTAATAATATTGTCTAGGATCAAATTTAAGAAATTTTTGAGTATTTATAAATAAAAATCAGAGATTATGGAAAAAAAAGTTCAAAAAATGTCCTTGAATGACTTTAAACAATATATCATTTCCGAAGCAATGAAGATGCTTAACGCTGGAGATCCAATGGAAGTAACCATGAACAGCATGGATAAATTGGTTGGAAACGACGGTGCTAAAGTAGCAGCAAAGGAAAATGGCGGGTTTGAATCAAAAACCAAAGCACCTGAAGCTGGTTCTGACAATATCGAAAAAACAGAAGATACTGTTGATGTTAAAATGAACCAAGCCCCATCTAAGGGTGGAAGTGATGAAAAAGTCGCTGCTGCCGTTGAGGTTGAAGCTGCTGGTTCTACTAAAAAAGGCGGTTCTGTTGAAGGAATGCACAACGCAGACTTTACTAGTCTAGACAAACAACCTTCCACAAAAGCATCAACCCCGTTTGAAGAAAAAAAGGGCGAAGTGGATATGAAAGAAATGGACAAAGCTGTTGATGAAGGAACTAAAACTTTTGTTGAAGCTGGCGCTAAAGATAGTACTGGACAACCAAATTCTAAGTTTTCAGAAGAAGCTAAAAACGAAAAAGAAAAAGAAGAAAGAATTGCAAAAGCAATACAATTGCCAGAATCTTTCAAAAATAAAAACGAAATGTTAAAATTTATTCAAGAAGAAGCTAAAAAAATAGCAAAACTTCTTTAATTATAACAACAAAATATAATTAAAACCAAGGCCTTAAAAGTCTTGGTTTTTTCGTTTAATAGAACTATATTTTACAAAACAATTATTATGATTTTAAACATAGACAAATATATATCCAAATATTCATTTGTAAACTTTGGTACCAAAAAGGGCGACGTTTACTTTTGTAGTTGTGGCGAGGTATTCTGCAAGAGTACTCAAGATAATGAAATAAAAAATGAGATGGCCGAAACCAACAAAAAATTAGCTGGTATAGAAGTTGATTCAGATATGGCATCCGAATTACAAAATATTTTTAAAGATGTTAAAATAGGATTTGGAGAAAATATCACATGTCCAAATTGTGAAAAAAATTTGCAGACAATTAATAATAAGGAAACCTTAATATTAGATAATGAAAATTTTATTTCTGGTTACAACTTTATAGAGGACGAAAGTTCTTTGTTACTTGCCTACTCTGTCGTAAAAGCTGATCTAAGCTCTTTAGAAAAAGTGGAATTTTTAAACGAAATGAAGACATTAAGATTTGAAAAAGAAACGAGGAAGTTGTTTTACAAAGATTTTGAATCTTCAGAAGTAGAATTTGACTTAGATGAAATTATTAATGTGGTTAATAAATTTTTTGTATTCCAAACAAATAAAGTTGTTAATCTTTTTGATATGCACTCTTTTGTAAACAGGTTATCAAACTTTACAATTGACTCTCAAAACATCAACATAATACAAGAATTACTTAGCACATTACATGGCAAGGTTAGCGACTCTGGAATAGATGTAATTAAAAAAATAATTTCTATATTTTTTGGAATAATAAAATATTCAAATCTTTCAACTGTAGCAATGACAAAGAGTTCAATTTTTCTTTATGACTTAATGTTGGAGTGTAGCATTCCAAACTCAGCCGTACTTGAGGAAAACAAAGTTACTTCTCCAATAAAAATTTTCAATTTTTTAGTTCAAAATTATGTTTCTAAATTAAATGAAGAGGTAAATGCAGACAATAAGAATGTGCATAATTTCAAATTTAAATCAAAAACAAGAATCCAATATGATGATCAAGGAGAAAATGTTGAAGTAAAAGATTTAGCCGACGAGTTTGTAAAAGATCTTAAATTCGCCTCTCAAAAAGGTTACAAAGAGGGAAAGGTTTCAAGAGATAAGGGTCAATATCAAGTACAAGATGCAATTGCAGATGGTACTGTTTCTAAATTTATTTTTAAACAAATAAAAAATTTTTCTGATTATAAAAAAATAATCAAGTTTTTCAAGCACGTAGATAAAAACGGGCTTATACAATTGCTACAAGAATACAAGCTTGAATTTCTTGTAAGCGTTATAGATCCTATTTATTTTAGAAAAAAAACAGATATAAAAGACTTGAAAAGGTTGCTTGATATAATTCTTGATTTTACAGCTCAAGAATCTAAAAAGAACTGTGTTTACTTAGATGGTGTAATTAGAATGGATTATTCGCATGTGAGAAAATTTGATTTTATCACATATGACGACGCACTTATGATGATGGTTGTTTTAAACTTTGATCCCAAGGTGCATTTTAATAAAATAAAAACTTTTTCTGAATTAACACAATACCACAATAATCTTGTAAAATATTTTGCAGTACTTAAAGATGAAGAAAAAAATGGTTCTATTATGGAGTTTGTTTCTAAGTTTAGATTTATAGAAGACAAAAATGGATACGATGGCCCATTAGAATTTAAGCTTTTATCTACGCCAGGTATGATAATTAACGAAGGTATTGAAATGAAACATAGTGGTGCTGCTTATGCGAGCAATGTGGCTCAAGGTTTTTATTTAATGGCTCAGGTATATGATAAATTTATTGAAAGAGGGGATGACGAACCGCCAAGATACACAATTGGTTTTAATTATGATAAATTGACTGGGCTAGAATTCGACCAAGTTAAAGGTTTCGCTAACGAACTTGGCGAGGGTATGCCAAAAAAGAAGGACAGGTTCAAAAAAGAACTCATGAGATGGCTAGCAATTAAAGATATTTCTTATAGACCAATAGGTGATATTAAACTTTCTGGAGATGATTTGACGCATGAATCAAAATTGTAAGAGTATATTTTTGTACAACAAAGATAATGAGTTAATAACTTTTTCTGATATTTCTGAATGTGGAGAAGTCGTTAATTTTTATGATCTTAGAGATAAGAAACTGACGAAAATTAACGTTGAGCACTATAAAGAAAGAGGCAAAATCGGCGTTGAAAGAAATAGGGCTATAATTACCTTTAAAGAAGAATGCTCATTGTTTCACACATTTATAGACTCTGATTCAAGAGTGGTAGCTCAAAAAAGAGGCTCATTCCAAAGAGAGTCGCCAACGCCAATATCTAAAATTTACAGTACAAACGAAGAAGATATAGAAAGTTTTACTATTGACAGCAACCTAGTGCAGAACTGGATTAAAAAGCTATAATCTTAATTTTTATAAGCTATTTATTATAAAATAGTTAAGATGAAATTAAAAGATTTTTATTTGGGTATATTAAGTGAAACAGAAAACCATTTACATTTGGATGCCGATACTATTTCTAAAGTTAATGATGTTGACATCAATAAATCTGAAGATAAAATAAAAATAAATTTTCAAACCACCTACGATAAAAGCGTTACACTCACAGTAGATTATTCTCAATTTAAAAAATGGTTTCTTGACAATTTAAATAAGCACACCGATATGTTCAAGGGTTTCATACAAGATTTTGTATTGAATTCCAAAGAATCTGAAGCCCCAACGCCAGTTGTAAACGAAATCATTGATGATGATGGAAATATAATGCCAAGCACAGACATGCCAAATAACACTACAAATCAAATGGTTGGAGCAAACAATAATTGGGATTTAGAAAAGTTAGGAAAATCTCAAGCCTTTAAATCTAATAAATTTTTTACTGGCGGATATGGTGGTGGATTTATAACCTGGTAATAATTAAAAAAAATCATGAAAGAAAACGATAGAATGAAAGACCTTGTAGAATTCTACAAAAAGAAAGACGAAATCTTCAAAAAAGATGTCAAAGAAACAGTTGAAAAAGATCTTTCAAGTGAATACAAGCGTTTAAGCGAATTGGCTGGAGGCAAATTAAATGCCGACTTTAAAGAGGGTTTTGTTCAAAATTCTACGCCATTTGAAATGGGCGCAGGAAACGTTAGAACGGTAAATACAATAGCCAATGATATGTATGGTAATCCAACAATGGCTTATCAACCTATTAGACAGCCTTTACAACCAGATGAAGCTGTAGAGTTAGCAATTACCAGATCTTTAAAATCGGGAGCCCCTGTTAAAGATATGGGCTTTTATGACGAAGTTAATTGGCATTTACAAACCTTGGGCTTTCCAGCTAAGAATGCTCTAGACATTAAAAACATTATTTTAAAAATGATGTCAAAATCATAATGGAAAAAAAGTTTCTAAATGAAGAGATTGTAGAGAAGCTAAAAAGCATTATCTCAGAAGTAGGTGAATACAACTATAATAAAAGTTTTTCGCCACCAGATAATGTTGCCAAAAAATCAAGAGAGGCGTTATCTCAAATTTCTTCTATAGATCATACAATTGAAAATACCGAGCAGGGATCTGGAAAAGAAAAAGCCTTGGAGTTAGCTGAAAAAAAGACTCAAAATGTAGAGCAAATGAAAAAGCTTGCTTCTTTCTTTAGTACCAATGCTGCAATCATAACAAGGATAAAACAGCAAGGTGGTCCAAAAACAGATGAGGAAAGACATGCTCTGCAAGGGTGGAATTTGCGTGGCGCAGAAGCTGGTAATCAATGGGTAAAAAATGAACTTGAAAGATTTCATCGTGAAAACCAAAGCACAAAAGACAATCTTAGAAAAGCTGGCGGTGCAGGAACAAATAAAGGGATGGGTGTTTTTGCTAAAAATGTACTTGATACAAATAAACAAAGAATTCATAGATAAAATTTGCTTTTTATCAGTCTGATCTTTATCTTTACAAAAACAAATTAAAAATCTAGACAAAAATGAGCACAACATTTAACGATTCAGCATTTTCAGAATTAGGAAAAATAAGCACACCAAATTTTGATGGTGCAGCAAAATGGGAACGTCAACCAGCGGACGAAGAATTAAAGCCATACGCAGACTTTATTAAAAAACACACGCCACACAACGCAGAAATAGAGCCAGAAAGAATTAAGTTTTATTATTTGCCAAAACTTTTAAAAGAAGGCGGAAATTACATTATCGGCAAATTACAAGATAGAGATCCCCTTGAAGCTGACAACGATAATAGTTTTGATTATTTTGTTTGTATAAGCTATCCAGTTTGGAGAAACCTAGACACTAAAACAAAGGCAATTCAACTAGACAAGGTTTTATGTGGAATTAAACTTGCTCCTGGAAAAGATGCCGCTGAAATTGAGGCTAAAAAGCGTCCAACAGACGTTAGAGAATATCAAGATAGTTTAGATTGTTTTGGAGCTCTTGAGGTGTTGAGAACATCACAGGTTGTTTCTAAAGGGGCTGAACAATTAGCTGAAGCTGCAGCTGAAGAGAAAAAACAAAAAAAAGAAGACGCTAAAGCAAAAAGAGAAGCTAAAAAACAAAATGCTTAATTATGAATGAAGATCTTTTAGAGGCCGCTTTATCAGTACTTAAAAGCAAGATAGATGTAATTATGCTAGATGTCAACAATATGATGTCTAATGCTTATATTGAAGATAAAGCGGCCAAAAAAATGGCAAACAAAATTTCGAAATTAGCAAAAGCAAATCGTAATTATCAACAAGGTTTGAGTTTAAAAGCTCAAATGTTAGCTTTAAAAATTACATCTTCCGCACAAGAAACAAATACTGATTCCAACAAAAATGAGGAAGAATAAATCATGATAATAGTTTTAAAAATAATTTTGCTTTTCTTAGCAGTTGTATCTGGAATAACCTTTAGGGGTATTTTGAAAGATTTTATTCAGGTCAAAAAAACAGATGGCTTTGACACAATAACCATTTGGGAAAGAACAAAGTTTAATGTGAAATTTTACTTAATAGAACTTTCTATAATTAGTTTAATTGTCTTTTTGCTTTATTTTATTGTTATGCCATTGACAATTGGTTCTTATGCTTAAAAATTTTTGGAAACATTCTCGTTTAAGGTTCTATTATTTAAATACAATATGGAACTATAAGTTTTGGCTTTTTTCCATAAAAATTTATAGACACGAAAATCATGAAGTCATAAACAAGGAAGAGTTAACAATGGATTATACAACCATGTTAAAGCCAACAAAAAAAATAATAAGCAGCAAAAGATTCTCTGGTTATATGTATGAAAACAAGATTTACCATGACAATCCAGGAATTCAAGGCATAGATTCGGAGACTTGGCAAATTTGGAGAAAAAAAGGACTAATAGATTAAAATTAAATCTCGCCCACAAGCGAGATTTTTTGCTATTATAACTTTTTTTTTGATATTTATTAGAAAACTCCACGTATGGCCGAGAAAGATAAAATATATCCAGAAGGATACCCACGTCAAACAGAAGGTTTTAGTGAACAACAAAAATTCAAATTAGATACGTTTACTTTGATACAAAAGGTTGCTCTAGAAACCACTGAAAAAGCGTTTGAAAAATTAGGCTATAAAAAGTCTGACAAAGTTGCTGGCGAGTATGCAGATGGTAAAACAATGGGCGCTGGAACAGAAATAAATCACTTTAATGTGAGATTAACTTCAAATGCTCTAACTAACACTTATTTTCAAAAAATTATTTATTTTGGCGGAAAAAGAACCGCATCAGAAATTAATATTGAGTGGGATGTTAAAAATAAATCACTAGAAATGACTTATAAAACCTCTGAGGCTGGATCTTTTAGAGGATACGGTTCTGCAGAAGGAGCTCATATGCTTAATCAAAAAATGGCATTTGTAGTTAAATCTGAATCTGAATTTAAAACAGAGCTTACAAAATTATTTGCAACTTGCGCAGAAAAAGAAGTAGCTCATATCACAAAAACAAAACTAGGTATCGAGGACGGTACTGAAAAAAGTACAAACTCAATGGTTGAAAACTCTATGAAAAACTATAACTTAAAAAATTTAATGTCAGCTTCCGATGAAGACTTGGCAAGCGCTGTTGATAATTATCTTAACGAAGGAAAAGTTGAAGATAAAACAACAAAAAATAGCCCAGAAATAATTGCTGCTAATAGCCCAGGAAAACTTCTTTTTGATGACCTTGAAGAATTGGAAGATGGCGCTGTTAAAACTGCAGCAAAAAACAAACTTAAAAAATTTGGTTGTGTAGCAGTTAACGAATTAAAGCCTTCTGAAAAGAAAACTTTTTTCGAAGAACTTGAAAAAGAAATGGCAATTGATGAAGTTACAGCTTCTGGTGGAAACGCTGCTGGCGGTGCTTATACTGGCCCATCTTGTTTTAAACCAGGCGGAGATTTTGACCTTGGAAACGAAAAGGATGTAAATAAGAAAAAGTTTGAAGAAACTAATTATGCTAAAAATAAACAAAGCAAACCTTATGTTCAAAAAACAATGAAAGAAGGTGATACATTCTGGACAACAGTAGAGGTTATACCTGGATCTGGTTATGTACCAAAAGGTATGGATAAAAATTTTGTTATGGGTCAACATGCTGAAAACATTAAAAAAACAAACGAAAGCGTTTCTAAGGGTACTGAAGAATCAATGCTTACTGAGTCATTAGTAAAAAAGAAATTTGTTACTTTAAGTGAAAACGAAGAAAAAGGTATCAACAAAAGATACATCATTACTGAAAAAAGGACTAAAGAACAAGAAGAAAACAGATGGAAAAAGCTTGCCATGTTTGAATCTAACGAAACAATTAAGCGTGCAGAAAGAGTAACTGAAGATGAAGAGTTTGTAGAAGCTCCTAAGGTTATAAAAGAAAACGTTCACAAAGAAGAAGAAGAATTCAGAAGCAGAGTTGACGTGAATATCGACGAACAAGTAGATGGCAAAAAAGTAATTATGGTTGCAAAACCAAACTCTATGTCAAATGCAATGTTTAAAGTATTTGAAGAAGATTACTTAAACGAAAGCAGATCTTATATAAAAGACCTAAATTCTGGCCAATTAATACTTAACCCAAACTATAAATTCAAATAATTTATAAAAACATTAAAAATCCGCCCCAAAAAGGCGGATTTTTTATTTTGTTTTATTTAATATAATAACTATATTTTATAAACAAATTGACATGAATAAATTAAAGGTTGAAAATATTTCAAACATAAAACTCGATTTTTTTTTAAAACAAAACAACCAGGATGTTCGTGTTGTTTTAGAAGCGGACGAATCGACTTGGTGCGATAAAGACAGCAATACAAAGTCAATGATACTTTATGAGAGAAAAGGGTTGATTAAATTATCCTATGAAGAGGAAACAAACAAAGATACATCCACTTCAATGTCTCAAAAAAATATCGAACCTAATGGTCACATCAACGTAAAATACGAACCACTTGATTTAGATGAAGATTATATTCTGGTATCTACCACTAATCCAAACGCCAATATTCAAGAGATCATTGAAAAAATAAAAGAAAATATAAAAAAAGAACCTCTACCTCCACCTCTAACAAAAACTATTGAAAAGGTAGAAGATAAGCCAACCGAAGCTCCAAAAGAAAAAACCTATAAAGGTAAAAAGCGTGGACCCAAAAAGAAACGTGGCCCAAAACCAGGAATGGCCAAGAAAAAGAAAAAACTAGCAGAAAAAATAGCTAAAGAAAGCAACGAAGATGATAGCAAGGACATTCAAGATAAATCTTAAAACATTTAGGCGAAGAAAATTAACCTTCCTTCAACAAAAGTTAAAGACTGTAATGAAGTGCTATACTATTAACGGATTTGTATTGAATGATGCAGAAAGCACATTTAGTTTTTCTAAAACATATAAAAAAATGGGTGTTGTTATAAATGTAGACACAGTTAATACTGGTGGTTTTTATACTTTTGAAATTCCAGACACTGAAGATATAATGGTAAAAATTTATGTTGACTAAAAGAGAAGAATATATAAAAACTTTTTTTAGTAATTATGAAGATAATGAATCTACAAAAATTGTCAAAAAAATATCAGAAATAGGCAATACCATAGGTTTTATTGGCGTTAACGTTAATCAAAATGAAAATAAATCTGAAAAAAGAAAACACAAATATGATGTGTGGATTGCTAAGGAAACAAAAAAAGACATCAACATTCTTGATATGTCTTTTGATCTTAGGTTAATAATTGATTGGGCCGTATCTACAAAAGCAGATTTGTTCTCTTATAATTTTGAAGATGCAAACATGGCGCAAGCAACATGGCATCAAGAAATGATGAATAAGTACGACATTGAAGAGTTAAATATTCCTGATGTTGACCTAGAAAGAGTGATTTTTAGATTTAGCGATAAAAACCATTTTATGTATTTATTAAACCCTAATGATCTTAAATATGAAGGTAAATCAATGGGGCATTGTGTCGGATCAAATTCAAGCTATGCTACAAGAATTAAAAACGGTCTCTCTTTAATTGTATCAATAAGGGATTCAAAAAATTTACCTCACGTAACAATGGAGTTAGATGTGAAAAGCTCTCAAGTTGTACAACAATATGGAAAAGGTAATGCGAGACCAGCGTTAAAGTATAAAAAATTAATAAAGGAATTTGTATTGTTTGCAACAAATTTTAAAGACATTGAAAATCCAGAAACTTTAAAATTTCTAAATACACAGTTTTTATAACTACTTTATTTTATAAAGCACATCATCATCTTCACCAGGTTCAACTTCCTCTTGGTCAAATTCCATTACGATAAATTGTTTTTGATCAGCTTCATTTAAGTTGGCGCTCTCAACTTTATCAGTATCCATGTTTTTTAAAAAGCTTTTTTCGCCTTCTTGTATACCAGCAAGGGCCTTCATTCTCTTAACAGACTCACTAAGCGCTTTCTTATCCTGATTATCAACTCTTTTTTCAGCTTCTTTTTCTTTTGATAAAAGTCCAGTCTTAGGATCTGAATAATATTTAGGGTCTTCAACAAGATGATCCATAACAATTTCTTTTTGTTTGTCTTTTGAGTTGCTATGCTCATTTTCAACTCCAATACCTATTTTTATCTCCTTTTCAATTTCGGCTATGCCAATGCCATGTTTTTTAGCAATATCTTCCATAGACATTTTATCTGCTTTTCCACCCTTTATTATATTTTCTCCTAAATTTGTGTGCATAATTTCAATTTTTTTTAATTTACTTGGTTCGTTTACTATAAACTCAGCTTCTCCAATATTACAAATATCTCCTTCTGGATAATAGTCAGTTGAAAATGGGTCAGCATTTCCAAAATTTGTGTTCTGATCAACGCTAATTCCTAAAACTACACCATGTGGTCCAGCATGTGTTTCAGCAAGGCCAAAGTCATCAGTGATAGAAAAATCTCCGCCAAAAGCTTGTTGTGCGTTTGGTATTAATCCATTTTTTAAAAAACTTTTCAGTCTTTCACCTGAAATTCCGTGATAATAATACCTTTTGTTATAAGGTTTATTTTCTTGTTCTAAAGCAGATAATTGTTTCATTATGATGTAAAAAATGTTTTAGAAGCCTCAATTTTACTCATGGCTTGTTTGTAGTTGCTTTCTCTTCTAAGTTCAGTCATTATCTTATACCAATTTTCCTGTTGTTCAGCAGTCCAAACAACCACCCTCTGTTTCCCTTCGGCTTTTAATTTAGCAATTATATCTTCCGATTTTGATATTCTCTTTATTTCCCCCATTGTAATAGCTTTGGCGTATAATTAATACTAACACCTACTTGTGGACCGAAATACGTCCTATTGTCCTTTAAATTGACCGTAGCACCATATCCTAAGTGAAGTCCAACACCCCAAGTCTTTCTTAATTTTTTAGCAGCCTTTTTTGAAATAGGGTCATCCATTATGCTGGCTCCATCTAATTGACTAAATGTAATTCCTGGGTAACTTGTAGTAGCGCCTATAGTTACCTTTTTTGTTTTAGGATCTTCAAATAAACCAACTTTTAATTTTATTCTTTGTTCCAACTGAAAACTTCCAGGCCCAGTTGCCACTTTTGAGTATAAACCAAATTTGTTAATATCTGCTTGGGTAGAATCTTTTTTATAATAATGTGTGTTTGCAAAAGGTACCAAACCAGATATTTTTCTAAAATTACCATCTGGCATGTTAAGGCTATCGGAAAAAGTAAAAGTCCCATTCCCAAGAGAGTCCATTTTTACATACACTGGAACTTTAACTATTGTTTCGTTATTATTAACTGTTATTTTTTCTATAACTTTTGGATTTTGCTTTCTAAACTTTTCAAAACCAATCAATAAATCTGAATAACCATTTTTCAATTCATCAACAGTTAACTTAAGGGCTAATTTTTCGGCCAACAATGTCGAGTCATTTATTTTATTTTGAGTTAAAATTGAGTTTTTAGCCTCTACATTGTTTAGCTGTCTTTGGGTTTCGTCTTTTTGAGCCTCTAATTCACTTTTTAAACCAGCAGCTTGATTACATTGAAACAAAATTATAGCCACCAAAATAACAATACCAATAAGTTTTTGAACCCCTCTATTTTTTGGATCTGTTATCCACGATATTATTGATGTAAACATGATGTATTTTTCTATAAATATGTTGCAATTTTATTCCTTATCTTCAAAAAGCTTGTCGATAATAGACCTTTCGTCTACATTTTTAAAAGACTCAGGATCCTTGGAATTGTCTATAATGCCAATTTCCTTATCTCCTCTAAACACACTTACCTTAGAACTAACATCAATACCTTGAAGTAGTGTTTCTAAAGCTCTTTGTACAATATCTTGACTAACCACCTTAAGAGCGTCGGATTTGTGTTTGTCATTCCTATCAAAATCATTGTTGTGCCACATTGCTATTTGATTATAAACTTCTATTACAAGTTTGGTTGTGTCAAATTCTATTTTTTTATTATCCATTTTCTATGTTTTTTATTATATTTAATTATCTATGTAAAATATATGCTTTAAGAATTGCAAAACCAAATGATAAGGGATATTAATATAATTATTGCTTCTATAACAAGTAAGTTCTTCTGTACTGATTGGGAAACTCTCAGTCAGAAAGAGCTTGAGCATATTGGAAATGTATTGGATTACCCAAATATAGAGGATAGGTTTTTGTGTGACCACGAAGAAATACATCCATATATAAAATGGGATAGGCTTGAAAAAATGCAGGCTATAAGGGTTGCAACTAGACACCCAAATTTAATAGATAAAATAAATTTAAGCAAATATGAATATAAGATAAAAGAAATATGGTATTTTATACAAGCAGATTATACAAGACTGTTTAAGTATTTTACTTTTGATTTAAAAAAATTACCCAAAGAAGATGCATATTTTTTATTGTGTATTGGGCAAGATATTTTTTTTGATATTATAAAAATTGAAAATTATGAATTTAACCACATAGAGTGCTTTAACATCTTAAAAGCTTATGATTTTAAAAGGAAAGTTATTTGCAGTTTAAATACATCGCTATTTAATAGTCAACAAATTTCACACATTTTCAAAGCTACAAATGAAGAATATTTAGATATTTTTTCTGTCAAACAATTAAACACAATAGATTGGTTAGATCTTTTGTGTTATCAACCAGGCTTTATTAAACATTGTGATTTAGAAAAATTTGTAGATGGCGACCCGTTTAATTTAATACAATTAATTACTCTTTTTAAAAACCCTGACTTGTCGTATCTGCTAGATGAGATAGACAAAGATGAAATTACAGCTCTTGGCTGGGAAAAATTATTAATTTATAATTCAGAAAAGTTTTCTAAAATTTGCAATTTTTCAAAAATTAAAGAAAATAATTGGGTCGAAATATTGAAATATCGTCCAGAATTAGAGGCGCACAAAAATTAATTTTTGCACTGACACGATCCGCCTCCGCAAACACATTTTGCCTTTGAACAAACGTCGCACTCACAGGTGCTACAATCGCAACCCTGAATACAATTACAGTTGTTTCCACAGCCACAATTTGTTTTAACTATTTCGGCGTGCTCAAGCGGGTGATCGCCATGAAAATCTGGATATTCTTCTGTCATTTTATAAAAGTTTTTCTATTTTAGATTTCCAAGTGCTAAGAAGTTTTATAGCACTATCAATTTTTTTAACACCATCGGCAAAATCATCGCTTTCGATATTTTTCATCAAATCCACAAGCATGGTTCTTAAGCTAGATGCCTCATCTTTCCATTGAGAATTAGATTTTGGAAGTAAAACATCCAATTCTTTTAAATCTAAGGAGTTTTTTAGAACCTCTTTTACAAAATCCCTTAATTCTTTTTCGCTTAATTCTTTTTTCATTCTATTGTTGCTAGTTTTTTCATGTAAAGCTTTGTATCAATAGTTGCTTGATTTTTACCACCAAGTCTTGGATACAACTTGTATATAAATATGCTAAATAAAGTGTAAAATGACAGCGAGCTGCCTTTTTGAATAGAAGTTATACTAATTTTTCCATTATGGGTCATTACTTTAAAAACATACTTTCTACGTTTATTTTCTATGTGTAAAAATACCCAAGATTGAGTTTTACATCTCAACATGTGTTTTTCTACAAACTCTCCATTTACATAGCAATTTGCCAATATGTCTATGGTTCCATTTTCATTTCCTTTCCAACATATAGAAGCTGAATTCCATTTTCTATATCCACAAGCAAACCCATAAATTGTATTCGCCACCTCTGTGTTTTTCATGATTTGAGCACATGAAGGAAATAAATAGACCCTCATGGATTGCGAATACATAGCGCCGTTTAGCGTTATATTAAAAAAAAGGAAAGCTAAAAGTGTTATGAATCCAGCTGTCATGCTTTGAAGCTCTATCGACAAAAATAAACCAGCTACAAGACAAAAAAGTTGATAGTAAATTGGCTGTTCTTTTTGGCCGACAGATGCAGATTTGCCTTTTGGTATACTATAAAGATTCATGTTATTGTTTATTTTATAGATTAGGTTTTATATATTTTAGAAATATATTTATAAATAAACAAATAAAAATGATTTTTAACAATAAGCTAGATTTTTGTGTAATACCAAGTCCACAAGGAAACACATACAAATATTTAATATTTGTCGCTATTAGAGGCACAAATAAAGTTGATGATGTTTTGTGTTCAGACCCAGATTATGAAATTTTGGTGCAATCCATGTTTAATAAAGGTTTGGAAGAAATTGACTCATGCACATTTGAATCTAAAAATCCAATAACTACCAAGCAAGATCTAGATAGATTAATGAAAAGTGTGGTTTCTCTTGGTATAAAATATAGCAAACCATTAGAGTTTAATATTTTATCTGAATTTAATGCTTTGCGACATGAACTTGGATATATACCTGGTTTTGAAATACCTGATGACAACAATATTATTTTTTCTACATCTATAGAAAAAATGGAAGATAATTATTCTTTAAAAAATAAGGTTCCAAACGTCGGAGAAAAGATAAGGTTAAATTTTTATATATTTTTACAATGCGTTTTTCAAAACGAAAATGATGTGTTCTTAGAATTGGTCGGTGATTTATATTCAAAAGACAATTCAAATATTAGGAATTTTCTTCAGATAGCTTCTTCTGATTTTATTAGATTGGAGTCAAACTCTCCAAACATGATTGTTCTTCAAAGCACAAAGACATACAAGGATTTTTTAAAAGAAATTCATTTTTTATACAACGGTAGTTTTAAATACATTAAACATTTAATTGACAGAAACGGAAATACAATTGTAAGAACAAAAGAATATCTATACAACATACTTGAAATGAAGAAAAATGTTAACCCAAACCATAGAATTGTGGTCGAGGTAAATTTAAATAAATATTTTGATGACATGATAAAAATGTCAAAAAAAATAAGAAAAGAACAATTAGCTGAAAATAAAAAGACTTGCGATTTAAACAACATCAAAATAAACATTGTTGAGCTAAAAGATAAGTTAAGCGGTAAAATGTTAAATTATGCAGAAACTGACGAATTTGAAAAAGCTAACAATGTTAAAAAAGACATTCATTTTATAGAAAACAAGCTAGAACTCATTGAAAACCTAGACGAAAAAGTAATTACTCACGAAGAATATATCAAAAATTTTTGTCTAAACTATTAATTTTTATTATATTTGCTGTAAATTATAGATTATGGCAGCAAAAAGTGAAAACAGTGAAATAAGAGAAGCTCTAGAGGTAGCTCTTAATGCGTTAAATAAAAAAGAATTACAAACCGAAGACGTTAAATTAAAAAACTATTTAAACGATAGCGCCAAAACTTTGTCTGGAATTTTTTACTACGATGAAAAAAACGATTCTGAACCAGACATTGTATTTTTTACAGATAAAGTTATAAAAGCATGCAGATCTCTTGATGTTGTTAAAAAGAAAAAGTTTTACAACAAAAAAGTTGACATTTCTTCTAGCGCACCAGGAAATTTAAAATTTAAAAAAGATTACAAGGGCGAAAATATTTTGCATGCAGCTATTGGATTAGCAACAGAGTGCGGAGAAATATTGGAAGAAGTTGTTAGAAGCAAATACGAAAGCGCCCCACTTGATGTAGCAAACATAAAAGAAGAAATCGGAGACATCACCTGGTATTTAGCAATACTTTTAAGAGATTTAGACATTGATCTTTTTGACGCAATGGCTACAAACATTGAAAAACTTAAAAAAAGATACCCAGGAGAAAAATTTTCCACAGAAAGAGCTAACAATAGAGATTTAGCATCAGAGAGAAGTGTTATAGAGGGTAATACAATACCACCAGAGTTTGATCAAACTTCTCATTTACCAAAAGACAAAAGAGTTTTACCTAATGGTGGTTTAGCGCCAACAAATATTTGGGACGCAAAACAAATAGACGAATACAACAAACTTAGTTTGGTAGAACAAATGAGAAGGCTTTATAATAGCGGTGCCAAAGTAAATGTGACACAAAAAATACACACACACACTTTGCCAATAAACGAATTTTCAAAACCATTTTCTTATTTAGCAAACAATAAAGATAGCGGTTCTTTTATTATTAACCTGGCCGCCTCTGAACATGATTTCAAAAGAATAGCTACAGAATTTAAAGTAAACCTTGATAAAGAATTAAAGGCTTGTGAAAACAACAACATGATAATGGTCACTGTTTATGATATTACTGGCTCTTCGTTGCAAAATGAAGAAAAAAGATTTATTCTAACATTTGATTTTAATGCATTATCTGGAATTATTAAATTATCTGGAATTCTTTTTGAAGGTGGTTTAAATAAAAATTTGAGTCAAAGACAATTTGGAGAACTAGAAGATTTTTGTAGAGCTAAAAAAATAAACATTTTTTAAATATGAAACAATACTTAGATTTATTAAAAAAAATAAAAGAAGAAGGCACATACAAACCTGCCGCTAGATCTGGAATGCCAGGGACACAAAGCTTATTTGATGACTTTGGTTTTAAGCACAATTTAACCGATGGTTTCCCACTTCTTACAACAAAGAAAATGTTTTTTAAAGGCGTGGTTGTTGAACTTCTTTGGTTTCTTCGTGGAGATACGAATGTAAAATATTTAATTGATAATGGCGTTAACATCTGGAATGAAGATGCTTATAATTTTTATTTAAAAGAGTGCAAAAAATGCAACATTGTTTCTGAATACATATACACTTTTGATGAATTTGTGAACCATATTAAATTGGGTAACCAACATAGCATTGGAGGTTTATCAAATGACTATATTTTGGGCGACTGTGGGTATCAATATGGTAGAGTGTGGAGAAAGTGGGCAACAGAATTCGATTTAATGGAACAAGATGGTAGTAATAAACGCCCTATGTACTGTGATCAAATTGCAGGTGTAATAAACTCGCTTAAAAAAAACCCAGAATCAAGAAGACACTTGGTTACAGCTATTGATCCTGGCCACGACCAAGAACTTGCTCTATATTGGTGCCACGCACTATTCCAATTCAACTGTAGGCCTTTAACGGCTATTGAAAGAGAGAAGAATTATGGCATTATTAAAAACTACACAGATGACCAAGTATCTCAAGAGCATTTCCATTTTTCCGATGAAGATGTACACAAAGCAATGGACAAAGAAAACGTTCCAAAATATTATTTAGATTGCAAATTATATCAAAGGTCGGCTGATGTTTTTTTGGGTGTTCCTTTTAATATTGCCTCTTATGCTTTGCTCACTATTTTCTTCTCAAAAATTTGCAATATGATTCCAGGAAAATTCATTCATGATTTTGGCGATGTTCACATTTACGATAATCACAAAGAGGCGGTTGAAACACAATTATCAAGAGAACCAATGCCATTGCCAAAGTTAGTAGAAACGAGAGAAATAGATTGGAAATTAATTGGTGATACAGCAGATTTTTCTTCTTTATCTTATACTGATTTTAAATTAGAAAATTACAACTCTCATCCTAGCATTAAAGCCGAATTATCAACTGGTTTAATAAAATAAAAATGTCCGAAATCAACATAGAAATACCTGCGCATTTATTGCACCCTGGAAAATATAATCAAATTAATTTTGATGCCATGGAAAATAAAAGCATTATTGCACTTATGGGATATGCTAAATCTGGAAAAGATTTTATTGCCAAAAAATTTGTTGAGGAATATGGTTATAAAAAAATTGGCTTTGCAGACAACGTAAAAAGAGATATGAATTCTTTTTTAAAAGACCAAGTTGTAAAAGACGTGTTTGAAAAAACTGGTGTTATTTTAAAAGATTTAGATTTTTTTTCTGAAATTATTGAAATAAAAAAGACAATTAGACCATACATTATTTGGTATGCTGAAAAACTAAGAGAAATAAATGGGATTTTTTATTGGATAAACAAAGCATTTGAATTTGATGGTAAGGACGCTGAAAAAATAATTATTTCAGATCTTAGAAGACTTCCTGAATTAAACATATTCAAGGATTCAATGGAGTTTAATAAGCGTACTATAACTTCTTTTACAGAAGCTGGCGTTTATAAAGACAATGTGCCATACAAAAATTTTAGCACACTTTTATTTGAAGTCAATCAATTCGGTCTTAAAGACTCAGATCAACTTACAATTGATACTATTTTAGAAGCACGTGAGCAGTGGTTAATTGATGACACTTTTTATGTAGACTCAAGATTGCCTCAAGATGGTGGTTTTAGAAAAAAAGCAATCGACATTCAAATAAAAAAAATTGTAAAAAAATTTGGAATTGAAAAGCCAGATAAGACAAAACATGTGCAAACAACAATTTTTCAAAAAACTGAAAATTAATTATTTGTATTTATAAAAAAAACAACCATGCTTCAAATAAATGAACAAACCCACGAAGAGAAAGTTAAAATGTATAACAAACTTTCTAAAAAAGAATTGATCAACATGTTAATAGCTTGTAATGCAGTAATTGATTTTCATTCTAAAAGTTCTATGCAACAACCATTGTTATACGCTGGGTGCCAACATGAATGGTATACTGACTATAGTCTATCTGCATGTCAAACTAGATGTAAAAAATGTGGAGAGGTTAATTATCCACCAAGTACATTGACATACCCCGCAGTTATATCAACCGCTCATTGTTAGCGATTTGGTGGTCTTGATCCAGGTGTATTTGAGTCTATTGTAGGAACGCCATCATGGTCCTGATTTGATCTTACATTTTGAGTTCTATCCAATAAAAGTCTTATGTTACCACGTATTTCTTCTATTGATTTAATAAATTCTTCGTCTTTATCTCTTTGTTTATCTAGTTTTGTAGAAATACTTTCTTCTACCTGTTTTACAAATACCTGTTTTTCATCGTCTATTTTTCTTTTATAATCAGAAACATCTGATTTAACATCGAAATACATCATCGAAAAAATGGTTGTGCACAGTGTAATGGCTCCACCTATAATCCAAAGCGCCGTCTTTACAGAAAGCGTTATACTGGTACCCTCACCAATAACTTTGCCATTTACACCTATTTCTTTATCACCTGCCATATTACCAAGCGTTTACCTCGCTCCACTTTATTTTGATTGTTTGATTTGGCGATACGCTATACAGATATGCTAATTGAAACCATCCGTCAAAGTCATTTGATTTTGGTGGAACCAAGGCGTAATTAAAATTTATTATTGGAATATCTCTTCCTAAATTATCTACAAAAAAAACTTCTATATTTTTTATATAAGAACTTGACGCATAAGAATTGGGAAAATAACTATTACTCCACAAATAAATGTAAGAATAATAATATCCATTTTTTGCTTGGTATTTTTCATTAACAACCATCACAAAAAACGACCCACAACCAGCACAGGTTGGATTTGATTGTATCCAATTATTGTAGTTGTTAGAATGTATTGTCATTTGACGCTGAGCGCTTACGTTCAACGAAAAAGTTAAAGCAATTATAGCAAATATTTTTTTAATCAAATTCATATAAATTGTCATAACCATAGTTGTGTGTGAAATCTTTAATTAAAACACCAGCTATAGAATTAGCCTGGTCCTCTATTTTTCCACCAATATTTTGAACTTCTTCACCATTTTTAAACACCCCAAGTTCACGTTGACGATTGTGAACAAGTTCATGTCCAATGGATCTACAAACATCAACAAGAGCTCTTCCGCCAGATCTAATGTGGTTTTCATTCTCCGTAGGAAGGTAAGCTGCAGTTGTTGAAATATATTCATCTCTTCCGCTCTTTATAACCACTGTAACTGGTTCTTTCATTTTTAGTTTAGCACAAGTAAAATTTATAAAGTCTTTAAGAATATCAATTTTTTCACTTGTCATTCCTGAAATTCCTTTTTCTATTTTAAGAGTGTTTTTTTTAATTAAACCCCAAGATTCCTTTGTTTTATCTGCACGAGAAAAGACAACTTTATCACCAGAAATTTTAAAAGGCTTTTCAAATTGTTTTTTATATTTAGCTCCTTCTCCCTTTTTTACATAGGCAATTGTCATGTGCGGTTCATATTTTGGAAAAGAAGAAGTGTGAGGCAATTTTTTTGCCCAATTATTAAGCCTTTCTAATTCCTTAGAATGTATGTTGAATTTTACAACATCATATGGCATACCTTCGTTTTCAAAAATATCAACACCCTCAACCTCAACAGTAATAGGACCCTTGGCAACTTTTTTTACAACATTTTTAACATCTTCTACTTCTACTTCTTCATGAAACCCATATAATATTGTAACGTGAGGTTCTTTCTCAATTCCAAATCCTGGTTTATCATATATGTCTTGAGGTAATATTTTACCAATAACACTTTCCCAATTTGGTATATTAAAATACACCATTAAACATCCAAATTTTGGACTACCATCTTTGTTTCTGCTTGTAGAAACCCCCTCATTTAAACTCATAGTTTTATCAAAAGAATTTGTTTTTATAGAATCTATTTTTTCTAAATAACCATTATTTCTTAGTGTTTTAAAAACTAAGTTTTCTGTAGAATATTCCCCTCCAGACTCTAAAGAGGCACCTCTCATTTGTTTTATTTTTTTCTTTAAAGAATCAGCCGCAGAAAGTTTTTTTTCTTCGTCAGAAATTTTTTCAATATCATCAATTTTATTCATGATACCAGCCGCTTTGTATTGTATGGCTTCAGCGTCTATTGAGATATTTTTTTTGGTTGGCTTTTTAACCCAGTTATTTTGAAGTAAACTATATATTGCTTTAGATCCATGAGCGTCTTCTTTTTCTTTAGCGAACAATTCGGTTGGAAACCCATAAATATCAATATTGTGTTTATTTGACCAGACCTCTTTTTTTGCATCTATGTAATCAGAAATAAGCTCGCCAGGCTCGCCATCTCCATTCTCGAAAATAACATGTATGTCAATATCGCTATGACTGGTCCAATTGTAATTTGCTAAGCTTCCAGTGAAATAAATATCTTTTATTGGATATTCTAGCTTTAGAGAATTGTAAAATTCTTTACCAAGCTCAATCATTTTGGCTCTTACTTCTGGTTTTAAAACGCCGCCAGGGTTCCAAATTTTACCGCTTAAACCATTTTTTAGTTTAGATACATCATTTACATCAACATCGCTAGGAACGACAATTTCTTTAAGACGTTTTTTTATACGGTTAGGTGTGTAATTCATGATAATTTATACCTATAAATAGCACAAAAAAAGCCAGCTTAAAAACTGGCCTTCTTCGTTTATTTGACGTTTTTATTTTTTAATGTCTTCATCATCACTTTTTAAAGTGCTGTAATTAAGTAATCTACCCCACTTATCTTTTTCACCTTCGTTTTGTAAACCAAGATGTTTTTCTTTATTTATCCCATTTACATCCACATTTCTCTCTCTGGTAGTTTTGCTTAAAATAGTTTCTACAAAACTTTCTTCGCTTTCCGATATCAAAGGGTTTCTAAGATCAATTGATTTGTTGATTTTTTTAATCTCTTCCGCCAACCTATCAATTTCTGAAGGTGTTATTGATAATGAAGTTTCAATTGATTCATTAATGGCATCTACAGGAGCTTCGCTAATTGAAGAAAACAAATATTTTGTTGCCTCACTAATTACATACTTCCTAAATTCTTCAGGACTTTTAAATTCTCTTTGGTTCATAAAAGCTTAACTGTTTGATAATAAATATAGTAAAATTTTGTAATTATCAATAGCTTTTGTGTAATTCTCAATATTTATGACGTTTTTAAATAAAAAACCCAGATGTTTTAATAGTTCTGGGTTTTTTTGCTAAATTTGCATATGAATAAAATTGAAAAACAAATTAGAAATGACGTTTCAGATCTTGATGATAACGCATTCGACAAATTACACATCAGTAAATTAGTTGGTTATGCTGAGATGTTTGGAAATGATTTTATCCCCTTGTACAAAGGAGTTAATTACACGCCATTTAAAACCCCTGGAAAGGCTATTGAGGCTATAGAGTCAATTAATCTAAAGGCAATGTACACGACTGGCGACTTGGAAACTGTCATAGGTCATTTAAAGCTTGATGATGGCACCACAATTCTTTTACAAGATAAAGAGCAATATCTACAAAAGCTAGCAAAACAATATGCAGATGATGGTGTTGAACTTGAAGAAGATGAAAGTTATGATGGTATGGCTCTAGAATGGTACTACTATAACACCATTGGTGGTTATATGGAAGGTATACCAGCTTTTGCGGTTTTATATTCCAAATAATATTTTTTAATAAGATCTGGAAATTTATTGCTAAACATTTCTTGCGAATTTATAAAAAACTCTTTTTCGCCTTTGTTTATAATTATGTTGGCATAGGCTGGGTTAGAATTTCTTAATGCATAAATTATATCCCCATTAGATAGAGTAACTATAAATTTACTTACATCATCTAAACTGAGCTTGCCTTCAATTTTTATAGGTTTTAATTCTTTTAAGGATTCTTTGTATTGTTCGCCAATAGCCTGGGCAAAACCCCTTTTCTTCTCGTCGTCAATAGAAATTTTTATCTCACACAATAAAGCACTACCCTCAATTGTTTCTCTTATTAAATTTCTAATGTATCCTTTCATAATAATAAATATGCCGATATTTTAGTTCATCCACAAATTTTTGTGATCAGATAAAAACCTTTTTATATCTTCGGCTCTATTTTTTATTTCGCCCCTGTAAATAGCTTGCAAGGCTTCTTTTTTAGCCTTGCCCATTTTTTGAAAATCTCTTTTTTCGTTAAAATCTAAACCAGATTGTTCAACCGAATCAATCACAAAATCAATGAATTCCTGTTTCCTTAAATCAATATCATTTACAGTTTTTGGCAATTCCCCATTTGCAAATTTTCTTGCCAATTCTTTATCTTTTGTTTCAACGTATGAAGATTCCAACAACATAATTGGAGATAGATTAAACAGTGAAGCGATAGCATTTATGTGAGAAATAGCATCCACGCTTCTACCTTTTACTTCTAACACATATTTGCACAGTGCTTGAATATATTTTACATCTTCTGTTTTAGTGGTAATATTCTTTGTGGAAAGTTGTAAAATTTTCTCAGGAGCCTCTGATTCAAATAGCATATAGCAAAACTCTGGAATGTTTCCAACCAAATCAAATTTTTTATAATCTGAAATTTTAGAATCTAAACCAAACATTGCTTTGTAAGCACCCAAGTCAACCAATAACTTAACAGCTCTACCTAAATCAGTCTTTCCAATCATCTTTTCGAATTCCATTAAAAATCTTTCTCTTGGAAGCTCGTTTTTATCGGCAAGCATTTGAACATTATTTCTTATTAAATTAAGAGTTTCTTCATCCCACTGATAATTAAATCTTGCTGCAAATCTAATTGCTCTAACAATTCTAAGAGGATCTTCAATAAATGCGTCTGCACTTACAGCACGTATAACACCACCCAATATGTCTTTAAGAGCGTGACCATTATCAATAAAGTTTCCATTTAAATCAAGAGCAATGGCGTTGATTGTAATGTCACGTCTAGCCAAATCATCTTGAATGGTGTACATTGGATTTACATCGCTTTTTATAGCACGATGCCCTTTTTCATTTGGATCTTTACTATCTTTTCTTGGCAACATTACATCAATGTCTCTTTTTAATCCAACATTTTTCATCATTTGGTTAAAAACGGAATTGTGAGAAACAAATTTGGTAGCACCAAAATCTTTTTTACCTTGTTCGTCAACCACAGATGTGTCAGTGGCTTTTCCATATTTGGACAAAATTTGAAATAATTGTTCGTATGGAATGCCACGAACAACAATGTCTAGGTCATCGCTTGGTTTGCCCATTACTGCATCTCTGACAATTCCGCCAACAGCATAAATTTCTCCGCCAGCTGCCAAAATATCACTTTTAAATTCTAACATGTTTAGAATTTTTACCAGCTTGTTTTTTTGACCTTCAGTGGATTCAGATAAAATCTTTCTTACTTCCAGTCTTAATTTATTCTCCTTCATCTTTACGATTTTTTTATAATTAAAAATTTTTCATATTTTCTTTTTAACCCTATTCGATCATTTTCAAAATTTTTATAAATAAAATTTCCAAGTTTTTTAATTCCTTCTTTATTACTAATTATAATTCTTGAAAACTTATGTCCGTTTTTTTGAATTAATCTTTGAATGTGATAATTTATGTTTAATTTATTAAATATTTCTTCTATAAAATTCCAATTTTGTTCATATCCGCTTACTATATTAAAAGTGTATATTTTATTTTTAATTGAAAAAAAATTACCATCTCCATCTATCAGACCCAATAAAAAATAAGAGTGCAAATCTTCTTTTATATATTTTAAAATTGAGGTCCCTTTTATTTTGTTAGAAAAATTATTTTTATTTAAAAAATCACACAAAAAGCTATTAGAAACATGCATTCCAATTTGTGGCTTACCAAGTTTTTGTTGTCTTGAATAATAATTCCAATCCCCAATTCTATTAAAAACAGTCTTCAAATCACTCATGTCATTTTCAATCAAATACATCCATACATCTCTATCCACACCTTCTTTGTTAGCTCCTATATAGCCGTCAGCCCATAAAAAACCTAAAAAATAGGCAACTTCTTTTTTATCAACATATTCAAATTGCTTATGATTAACTTTAAATTTCGAATCATTTGTTTTTTTATTTATACCTTTAAGCGCTACTTTTTTTATTTCTCTTAAAGAATCTTTATCTACTTTTAAACTTAACTCCCTAGCTTTATCTGAAACTGAACTTTTAGGTCTATTAATTAATGTTAAACAATATTGGAGTCCATTTTTAGGATAATTCTTTATTAATATTTCTATTTCTTCTTTAGTCCATTTTGTTTTCATATTTTTTTAAAATAAATATGTATAAAACAACTAAATCAGGTATTTTTTTTGAAATTTTTTAAAATTATTTAAAATACTATTTATATTTTCATATCCGCAAGGGTTTGCTGAATGCACATTAAAGTCATTAAAAACAATATTGTTATCCATACAAAAATCAATTAAAAATTTAGCACAAGTCATACCAGTATTTTCTTCACCAGTTTCAATGTTTATATCGCTCAAATCATGATCGAAAGAAATAAAAGATGGGACACCATATTGATTTATGGTATCTTTGAAGTCGGTTAAGTTTCTCACAATAAACCAATCTTCATTTTTATCTTTTGGATAAATGTCTCCAGGGACTCTAATATCGTCTAAAAATATTTTGTACATTTTTTTAATAAATATAGCTATTTTAACCTTATACGCCAAAAAGCTAAAAAAGGTTTCAAGGATATTAACTTATACAAGTTTAGATATTGATTTTTATAAGTTTTTTGTTTATATTATAGATTATGGAAAGAACACATTTAATTTACGCATTTGTTGACGAAAAGCAACAACCATTTTACATAGGTAGAACTTATGATTTGAAAAAACGAAAAAGAAATCACTTATCAGAAGTTAAAAAAGGAAATAATCTCCCGAAATATAATAAACTTAGAAAATTATTAAAACAACAATTAAGTTACAACGATTTAGTAATTGTTTTAGAAGACAATATACCATCGGATCAAGTAGATAATAGAGAAATTTATTTTATTGCTAAATTTAGAGAAGAAGGTTGCAAGTTAAAAAATTTAACAGATGGAGGTGAAGGTGGAATTGACACAATACCTGGTTTAAGTGAAAAATTAAGCAAATTACACAAAGGCACAAAAAGAAGTGAAGAGACAAAAGGTAAAATAAGTGAATCAAGACTTGGAATGAAATTTACTGATGAACATAAAAAAAACTTAAGTATTGCTAGGAAGAAACGAATAACAAAATTAGAAACTAGGGAAAAAGCTAGCAAAACATCTAAAGGTAAAATTAATATAAAACAATATATTCTAACTGACCCAAATGGATTAAAACACATAACTGTCAATGGCTTAACATTATTTTGTGAACAAAACAATTTGTCCGCACCAAATTTGTTTAAAGTTTTATCTGGGAAAAGAAAACACCATAAAGATTGGACAATAAAATTGCCTAATTAATGAAACCTTTTTCGTATATTTGCGTATAAGATAATAAATTAATACAAGAAATGGAAAATCAAGAAATTGGAATAATTAGAAGTATATTAGACACCGATCAATACAAATTGTCAATGCAACAAGCTATTTGCCAGCTGTTTCCAAAAGCAAAGGTTCGCTACAAATTCATTAATCGTGGAACTACTATCTTCCCCAGAGGTTTCGATGTGAAACTTAGACAAGAAATTGCAAAAATGGCCAACCTAACCCTTCAAAAAATTGAAAAAGAACATCTCCAAAAAGAATGCAAATTTTTAACGCCAGTATATCTTGATTTCTTATCTGGATATCGTTTCGACCCATCAGAAGTTGGCGTAATATTACATAGTGATGGCACCCTTGAAGTTACAATGGAAGGCTTTTGGTATCGCACAGTATTATGGGAAGTTCCAATCATGGCAATTATTTGTGAGCTTTATTACAAAGAAACTGGTCAATTACCAACCTTAGATAGACAAGATCGTCAAAAAAACAACCAAAACAAAATGAAGTTTTTTGTAGAAAATTCTATGATGCTCATGGAGTTTGGTACAAGAAGAAGATATAGCTTTGAAAACCAATTAGAGGTTTGCAAAGATTTCAAAGATGTTTACGACAGTAAACGTGTATTCAGAGGAACTTCAAACGTTTACATTTCAATGTTGCTTGGTTTAAAGCCACTTGGCACACATGCACACGAATGGTTTATGTTTATGGCTGCACGTTATGGCTATAGAATGGCAAATGTTAAAGGTTTAGAACATTGGGTTGACGTTTACAAGGGCGACCTTGGAATTGCTCTAACAGACACATATACATCAGATGAGTTTTTTAAAACTTTAGATGTAAAATATGCAAAATTATTTGATGGCCAACGAAATGATTCTGGCGACCCAGAAGAATTTGTTAAAAAATCAATCGCAAAATATCTTTCATTAAATATTGACCCAAGCACAAAAACATTAGCGTTTACAAATGCTCTTAATTTAGAAACCGCACTTGCCATTAACAAAGTTTGCGACAAGATCGGCAATGGAGTAAGAAGGACTTATGGCATCGGAACCTTTTGTTCAAACGATGTTGGTGTTAAACCACTTAATATTGTAATAAAACTTGCAGAAGCTCAAGCAATTCCTGATTGCGAAGATTGGATTCCTACTGTTAAATTAAGCGACGATGTTGGAAAACATACTGGCGATACAGAAGAAGTAAGAAAGTGCGCTGAGGCACTTAGAATTGAACTTAAAACTAAAGAAACAGCAACTGCATAATTTATGGAATTAATCACACAACAAATTTGTAAAACTTCTGACTTGGGTGTTCATGGGAACTTGTTCGGAGGAACAATGCTTAGCTGGTTAGATTTATCTGCAGCAATCATGGCAACCAAGATTTGCAAAACCAAAGACATGGTTACCGTAAAAATGGATTGCGTTGAATTTAAGGCACCCGTAAAAGAAAACCATACCATCGCTATATATGGAGAGGTATACTTCATGGGAACGTCTTCCATAGGTCTTAAACTAGTAGCTAAACGTCACGAGATTTATAGCGAAGACGAAACTGAAGTGTGTTCTGTAAAAACCACATTTGTTAGAATCACAGATGAAGGAAAATCAAGACCTATTGATCTTGAAGTAAGAAACAAATATTCAAATTTACCAAAAAAACCAATCGCAGATGCCGTTACCAAATATTAAAATAGGAAAAGAAGAAAGAGCTTATGATGGCTATTTCAAAATTGACCAAGCTGAAATGCAAGAAATTCATGAAAGCGGAGAAATAAAAACATTCAAGCGTTTTAAGGTTACACGACCTGATGCTGTTGGAATACTTGTTTACAATGAAAGTAGCAGAAAAATTATTTTAGTTCGCCAACAAAGATATCCAATTGCTCACAAAGTAGAAGAAAACATACTTGAAATTGTTGCTGGCAAAATTGACGCTGGCGAAACACCAGCGCAAGCCGCAGTAAGAGAAATGGAAGAAGAAATAGGTTACAAAATTACCGAAGACATGTTGCATTGTCACATGGAAACTTTCCCTTCCCCAGGATACTCAAGTGAGACGGTCCACATTTACATTGTAGTAGTTGGAGATAAACACAAAGTATCAAATGGCGGCGGAGTTCTAGGAGAGCATGAAAACATTGAAATTGTAGAATTAGATCGTGTTGAATTTTTAAGTCTAATTAAAGACGGAAAAATTAAAGATGGCAAAACAATTCTGGCCTCAACAATTTTGTAATGTCAAAAACAAATCCAAGAATACATATAATTTGCGGAATGTGCGGCAACAAAAATGAAATGAAATTTAAAATTGTTGAGGACATAGAAAGTGAAACAAATAAAAAGTATTTAAGAATACATTTGATTTGTGATAATTGTAGTTCTTTAACTGATTTGAGCGAAATAATTAAAGAGGAAACAAAATAAAATGTCTGATACAGCGGAAAATAAACAACAACATATTGGATTGCTTCTTGGTTCATTTAATCCGATACACATAGGACATCTTGTTCTAGCTGAAATGGCATTAGAACAATGTAAGCTAGACGCTGTGTGGTTTATTGTTTCCCCAATGAATCCCGCTAAAGCAAATAGTGGAACATTAATAAACGAAGATGAAAGATTGTATATGACAAAAATTGCCGCAGAATACAATGAAAAATTTTATGTTTCCAACATAGAATTTTCAATGCCAAGGCCATCATATACAAACAACACTCTTAAACATTTAAGAGAAATAAGACCAAATAAAAAGTTTTCTATTATTTGTGGAACAGATACTCACTTTAAAATTCCACGCTGGAAAAATGCTCAAGATGTAGTTGATAACCATGACTTTATTCTTTATGAACGTGGTGGCAATGACAAAGGAGTTTGCACAGAAAAAGGTATTGATAAAAAAACAACCATTTTAAAAGATGTACCAGTTCTAGAAATTTCATCAACTTTCATAAGAAATCAAATAAAAAACAATTTAACATTAAAGCATCTATTACCAGAAGAAGTAATACAACACATTAAAGCAAATAATTTATATAAATAAACATGGAAACAACAATTCAAAAAACAACCCGTAACTTCCAAGAAGTTAAAAACAGAATCACAAATTGGTTGCAAAACTATTCAGAAAATTCCAACACAAATGGATACATTATAGGCGTTTCTGGTGGAATTGATTCAGCCGTTTGTTCTACACTTTGCGCTCTAACTGGTCTGCCACTTATTGTTGTAAAGATGTCTATTCATCAAGCTGCTGATCAGGCTGATCGTGGAACAAAACACATTGAATGGCTTAAATCACGCTTTCCAAATGTCAAATCTTTGGATATTGATTTAACTGATGCATACGACAAAGAAATTGAGTTGCTTACAAAATCTGGCGCACTTGATGGTGTTAGTGATGACAACATTTTTCTTACATCCGCCAATATAAGATCTCGCTTAAGAATGATTACACTTTACGGCATAGCTGGAGCTCACAAACTTCTTGTGTGTGGGACTGGAAACAAAGTCGAAGATTATGGTGTTGGATTCTTTACGAAATATGGAGATGGCGGAATTGATTTATCTCCGATTGGAGAACTTCTTAAATCTGAGGTATATGCTCTTGGCGCAGAACTTGGAGTAATTGATGAAATTTTACAAGCTCGCCCTACAGATGGATTGTGGGACGACGGACGCACTGACGAAGATCAAATTGGGGCCACATACGACGAATTAGAGTGGGCCTTGGTTTTTTGTGATACTATACCAGTGCCAGTTTTAAACAATTTTCTAAAAGGCGGAAGCATTCCAGCTCTTTATCAACCAATGTTAAGCGCTTTAACCGAGCGTCAATCTGAAGTGGTAAAAATTTATTGGAAACGTCACCAGGCCAATGCTCACAAAATGATCATGCCTCCAATTTGTCCTTTAAATTAATCACCATGGAAAAATTGGTTTTATTTTTAACAGTTCTAGCTTGGATATTTGGAATATTATCTACAGTTATATTTTTAGGTGCCGTTTATTTAAATGTAACATATATTGGATCTTTACAAGAATCGCTTGATGCACTTCGTGGTAAAACACGAACATATAGAGCAGGTGTGTGGCTTTTAATAGCCATTATATGTTGGACTTTTATAATTGTGTTTTAAATAAAAAGGCCTCAAATAGAGGCCTTTTTATTTAAATTTTCTTATTATTCTTAAGTAATAATATTTTAATTTTTCATACAGAGTTCTCAGCTTTCTTTTTTTAGATAAAAACTCATTTACTGTTTTTATCTTTTCTTTTTTTATTGCAGCAGCCATTTCGTATTCCTCATTTTTTGTACAAATATCAATCCAAACATTCGCCAAGGCGACTTGTTTTGAGAATGGATATTTGACTTTTTCAAGGTTATACCAACTAACTATAAATTTTATTTTTTCTTCTACCTCTGACATTTTAAATGTTCTTTGTATATAATTAGTTTAATAAATTGGGAAAAAAGCATGCAAATAGCTATAAAATCAAGAAGTTTTACACATTTTACTTTATTATATTGTTAGTTATTTTTATGTTTAAAAAAAACATAATATGAACGAAAATAATATTAGCGGAAGCGCCAATTTAACTTATGAAGGTTATGGGGCTGCAGGAATTAATGGTGCAACCACAACCACAACTGGTGCGTTTTTTGTCAATTCATACAAAAAAGAGTTGTATGACACAAAAATAATAAATGACACAGAAGGAATGTTTATTGAAATAATTTACAAAATGATCCCAAATCAAAATTATTCTTATGGTTATGGTTTGACTGATAACAGAACCAAAATAAAAAAAGAAGTATACGGTGTTTTAAATGGCTCTTTACAACTTATTAAAGAGATTGATGGTTTTGAAAACCCTGGATACTATGTTGATCCTGAAATAGAGTGGCAAGAATAATTTTTTTATCAATCACAGTTTGACTTAGCGGACTTTCTCTATTCAAACATTGCATATTTTAAAAATTGAAATATATTTATAAAAAATATGACAATGTCGAGAGGAGAAATACTTATGAAGGCTTTAGCTATCGCTAAAAGAAATGGCTTTGAAATAAGTGACGATATATTTACAGAAACACCAGCTGAAATATGGCTTAAAGAGGGACAAGATCTTTATTTTAGCCTTATTTTTGATCATAATTTTGCCAAATCTTTTTTTTCAGAAGACTTTTTAACTTTCGATGGCTTTGATGAAAATTCAGACAACATATCTTTGTCTGATTGTGAAAAGCCAATGACTGGTCTAATAACAAATAGGGCTAATATTAATGTTCCACTTTGGGAATATCACCTTATTCAAATGGTCTTATCAAAAGATCCACTTATTTATATTTACGACTTTGTACTAGAACATGAGCAATCGAATCTTAATTGAAAATATTGACTACTACTACGAAGAAAAGAACGGTGTAAAATATCGAGTCTTTACTGAACACTATTTATTAAATCGTGGTTTCTGCTGTTCAAATTCATGCCGCCATTGTCCTTATTCTATAAATTCTAAAAACAAAAAAAATGGCACAGACAAATCTTGAAAAACTAGAAGGTATTATTGATTCTAAATTTCCCAGCATAAAAGAATTTATAAGTTCTAAAGAAGAACACAAAATAGAAATTGAGGTTCCTTACAATACTGGGTATAATTGGAAAAACTTAAATGACTCTTGCTCTCATTTATTTTCTGGAAGCTTCATAGATGTCATTAAAAATAGAACAGTTACATTTAACGAAAAACATTCCTACTTTAAGGTGACGCTACATTTGTAACGATTATAGTTTGTTTTTTGACTAACATTCTTTACATTTGTAAATGGTTTTACCAATTTACATATACGGAGAAAAAATCCTAAATAATTCAGGCGAGAATATAACTTCTGAATACCCAGATTTAAATATTCTAATAGAAAACATGTTTGAGACAATGTTAAAAGCAAAAGGCATTGGTTTAGCAGCACAGCAAATTGGTTTGGCAATAAATTTATTTGTCATTAATATCACCCACTATAAAGAGGGTGATGAACTACTTAAAGATTTTAAAAAAGTTTTTATAAATTCAGAAATTTTAGAAACAAGTGACGATGAGCAAAGTTTTGTCGAAGGTTGTTTAAGTATACCAGACATACATCTTTCTGTAAAAAGACCAACCAAAATTAAATTAAAATATTTTGACGAAAACTTTGTTGAACATATTGAGTGGTTTGATGGTTTGGCTGCACGATGCATACAACACGAATATGACCACACTCAAGGAAATCTTTTTTTATTAAAAGCTTCGCCATTTGAAAGAAAGATGGCGAGCGGCAAATTGAAAGATATATTAAAAGGAAATTTTGTAACTAATTATAAATGTAAAATTTAAACTATGACCGAAGAAATGAAAAAAATATTGCAACAATCTGTAAAGTTGCTAAGATCAAATGGTGGAATAAAAAACAAAGAAATAAAACCATTGATATTTAGTATGGAGAAAGCAATTAAACAACGTAGATCTACACAAAGAGTTAAACGTGCATAAAAATATGAAGAATATAATTTTAATAGGACCTCCTGGAGCTGGTAAAGGAACTCAAGCAAAAATATTAGCTCAAAAATATGGTTATGTTCACATATCCACTGGAGACCTAATCAGAGAAGAACAAGTAAAAGACACAGCTATTGGAAAATTAGCTAAAAGATTAATTGATCAAGGTAATTTTTTGCCAGATGAAATAACAATACAAATTGTTAAACAAAAAATACTTGACAACATTAATGTTCCTGGATTTATATTTGATGGATTCCCAAGAACCGTAGAACAAGCTAAGGCTTTGGATTTTTTTCTCATCAATAGAAAGACACCAATAAATAATGTTTTGTTTTTCGAACTCGCAGATGAAGTTATCAAGAGCAGAATAGAAGAAAGATCAAAGACAGAAAATAGAGCGGACGACAACTCTTCTGTTATAGAAACTAGAATTCACAACTATAAAACTAAAACAGTGCCAATAAAAGATTATTATCAAGATAGTCGCTTATTTGGAAATAAAATGCTTAATACCATAAATGGAAACAATTCACTAGAAATGGTTACTCTTGAAATAGAAGAAGTTATTTCTTAGTATTTTGAAGGGTCTATTTTTGAAGAATATTTGTTATTAATCAAACTAACAAATTTATCATAACCATTAACATTATTTAAATCAGCTATCAAAACAGGTAGCTGATTTTTTTCTCCCCTAAGTATTTGTCCTATTTTAAGCGACCAATAACTGGCACCATCTTCTCCGATTGTTCTATATATGTCAATTAACATCATAGAGTCATGAACTGTCTCAAATTCAAATTGCCACAATTCTTCGTTTTCGCTTTTTGGTAAGTAGTCAGTTAACCTGTATCTGTTTAGGTTTATTATATCAGTGGCCAATGTATTTTCGCCAAAAGATCTACCATTCTGATAATTGTGTATTATTTGAGTCTTATAATCTGGCGCTGTAGCAACAAACACATTTTCATTTAAAGCGTCCAGAACAACGGATAGTTGATCTCTTATTATTTTTTTTAATATAAAACTCATACCTTATATTTTATTATAAATATAAAGCAATTTTCGCAATGTCTGGGTTTATTTTCTTAAAATTTCATTTGTAATTGATAAAATCTCCTCAATTGCGCCTAGAGCTACATCTCTATTTGAGGCCCAGGCCTCTTTTAATTTTTTTAGTTCCTCTGGGTTGTCAGTTGATCTGATATCATCTTCTATTTTAAACTGAAATCTTATAACCCTAACAGCTTCATTGATAGATTCAAATGGATTAAAACCCTTGTGGTGATAAAAAAATCTTTCTAATTCTCTTGTAAATTCCCTAGACCACAAATACTCTTTATCTATCTCTGCACCCTCTGGGGCCATTTGATTATAGTACTTATAATAAATTTTTTCTACCTGCTCTGCGTTACCAGCCCTATCAAACTCTTTAGCAATAGTCCTCTTTTCATTGTTTGTTAAGTAGGTCTCCGCAAATAACCTTGTTGAATAACCAAGTTTTACATTATACTCTTTTGTTGACATAAGTAGAGCGCCAAGATTTTTTACACTTTCATTTATGTTGTGTATTTGAGAGCTTAATTGCTCGTTTTCTTTCCTTAGTTTATCTAATTCAGCAATTAATTCTTCTTGGTTTTTTATTTGAGCACTTTCCATAATGTCTAGTTTTTTTAGAAATATACGTATTTTGTTTTGAAAAATAAAATTTATTGTTTATATTTTTATTATGAAAGAAAGAGAATATATCATACCTTCGAATTTAAATGAATGCATTATGATTCTTGAATCTATTATGGCCGATTCAGAACAAAAAGATTCAGATGATTTTAAGAATTCTTCTGAGTTTGATTGTGTAGCATTAACGCACCATGGTCTAGGCAGATGGTTAAGAAATAATTGGGGACTATGGAAAAAGGAAAGTGCATTATACAAATATTTTAATAAAATGGGCCTTTGGCACGCCGATGATATGTCTAGTTTAATTATCAGATCTTATCACAGACATATAAATGATAAAAAAATAAATCTTAAATTGCAGATAAATAAAACAATAAAATACTGGACTAAATACCAAAAAGAAAACGGACCAATTTCTCATGAATAAAAAAGTAAAACTATATTTAATATTTATGACCATTATAGCGTTTGCTATAGGGGTATTAGGAACTTCAATGTTTTTTTTATTTATTACACCAATTAAAGGTCTGTTCTTAGCTACAGCTGGCTTCCTGGTTTCTTGGATAATAAACGAAGAAGTCATGAAATACGAAACTTTCGAAGAAGACTATGAGTACTAAAGTTTTGCTTGTCAACGAGTGGTTAGAACTTAAAAAGCTTGAAGTTTTGAAAAACCAACTTTTGGCAGCATCAGAAAAAATAGGACCTACTAGCATGCCCTACTTTAATGGTACCTGGGTAATAAAAAATCTATTTGGTTTTTCAAATTTAATCAAAAAAAAGTCGTAATTTTGTAATATAAAAATAAACAAATGGCAGATTTAACTACAATCAAAACACAAATTTCAGCTTTAAGCTACGAAGACAAAATCGCTCTTAGCTCTTGGATTCACACAGAAATTCAAGCTGGTATGGCTGAAAATACAAAAAAGTCTATGGAAAAACTAGATACTAAAACAGAAGGTTTTTTAAACAAAGCAAGAAGCATTTTTAAAATTAATTCCTAGCGATTGTTATATTTGTTTTTAAAAAATTCTTTTGATAGAATTGATATTTGTTGTGGTGTAACATTGTATTTCTCTTGAAATATTATTCCCTTATCCATTAATTTTTTATAAAACACAGAAGGTTTTCTGTAATATAAACAATTCAATACCGCTGGCATTGAATCTTCTCCAGTAATGTACCTTTCAGAGTATTCAACATCCCCTGGTACAATTTGTTTTTTTGTTATATCTGATCTTAAATCGTGGAAAATTTTCCAAACCCCGTAAGCTTTAGGGGTTATATTTCCAGTTCTATCTGGTGTAAGTCCCATTGGAAAAATATCCATCATTCCAAGTTCATATATTGTTGGACCAATACCATTTTCTGCAGCAACATTTACGACCACACATTGTCTTGGCGATGATTGTTTCATTGAAATAACAGCCAAGCATTTAACCTCATTAAAATCAAATAAAGTAAGTTGTCTTTCCTGACCAACCATTTCATCCACCAAACCAACATGTGGACCAAGCGACATTAAACTAGGTGCTATCTCGCTTATGATTGATTCCTCAAGTGTTTTTTTGATTATATCTCTTACGTTAATCATCTATAGTAAATATTGCCAAAACTTTAAAAACAGGTTTTTAAACCTATTTATAGTTAAACATTTTAAACATGAAAGAATTTTTCCCAATAGAAACTCCATATTCTAGCGAAGAGTATAAAATAATGGATGCTGCTTGTAAAAACAGGAGCGCTTATCCATTAAGTCAATTTACTAAAAGTCCTCATTTTGTAAACAAATTTTTATGGAATATCAATATCAACGAACTTCCAACTTTATATTCAAAACTTGAAAAAATGTATGATGAAACTGGAAGCGAGGATGTTTTAAGTTGGTTAGAAGATATCCAAAGGACCGCCACAAAATATGAACCAGGACCAAAGGAGCCAGAAGAGTTAGATTATTCAATGAACGAAGAGGCTGCAGACGATGATATGACAGACGAAATGGAAGAATCTGTAGAACTTGAAGCAACTTATGCTCTTGAAGAAGTGGCACCAAATAATCCAAAATCAGCAGTTGAAAGATTTGTAGATATGATTTCTGGAGGCAATGATTTAGAAGAAAGTGGTTCTGAAAATCTTACAAACATTCATGGAACAAATTTAAAGCCATCAAACCTAGATGAGGTTACTGATACAGAAAGATATGAAGATGTTGTTTTTTTACAAGGCCACGAAGCTGATGAAGCTTTAGAAGTATTAAATACATTTGGTAGAGATGCAGCACTTAAATTTTTACAGCAATGGCACGATCCAGGTCATGGAATGGGTCGAAATGAAGAATCACAAAGCCCAAATGATAAAGTTTATAGAAAAGATGGCTATATCATGAGTTGGAATGCTCCTCTAAATTACATCGGCCTTCAATATGATACCGAAAGCGAAGTAAACGAAGATAGCTTTATGGTGAGAAAAACAGCAGGGCAAAGAGGAAAAAGTGCTCCAATTGGAAAACACGCCCCTCACTCTCAAAGAGCAAAAAAATAATTTTTAAACCGTTACAATAGTAACCGTATTATTCGCTTGGAGATACTGAATATCTCCGTCTGGACTTCCAGCATTTGCTGTCATTCTACTACTAGGAACAACAAGTGTGATCACTTTTCCAGTGATTCCAAGAAACACTCCATTGTCGGCCACAGAACTTCCAATAGATGTACAAGCACTTAAATTTATATAAGTCAAATTTCGACAATTTTTAAACGCATGATTAGATACCGTTGTTGCACTTGGTAATGTTATTGATGCAAGTGAAACACAATTTGTGAAAGCAGACGTTCCAATGTTTGTAGCTCTATATAATCCTACATTAGTTAAAGCAGAACAATTATAAAAAATTCTACTTTGAACTGTGGTTGCAGAAGCTGTAACACCAGTTAGCGACCAACAATCTTCAAATGCGTTATTTGAAGAAGTAAAAGTTGTTGCTCCGATATTTCCAATACCAATCAAAGATGTACACCCAGAAAAAACTGCACCTGCCACAAATCCATTTAGCGATGGGAAATTCAAAAAAGTTAAACCTGTACAATTTCTAAACGAAGTTGTTCCTATACTTGTTAATGATGGCAACGACACATTCGTTAAACGCACACAATTATCAAAGTCACTATTTATAGATATTACATTATTTAATGTAACACTTGTCAAAAATGTACAACGAGCAAAAGAACCTGTTGAAGTAGTAACAGAAGATAAATTCACACTTCTTAAATTAGTATAACCAGAAAAGGTATTTGTTAGTGCACGCCCATAACCAACGTTTAACAAACTATCATTAAGCGTTGGCGTAAACATAGATAAATTTATGTCAAATATATCACCAACAACAACAGCTTTTGGTATATTTAAACTCGTTAAACCTGAACATTGTGAAAAAATTTTAGTTCCAAGATATAAAACATCTGGTAAATCAACGGTTGTTAATGAATTACAATTAAGAAAATTATATCCAATACCACCAACGCTATTATATCCAAAATCTTCTGTGTTTGTAATTGTTACACTTGTAAGAGCAGAGCAGTTTAAAAAAGTATAATCTTCCATGGTTGTTGGGCCAACTATATTTACAGATTTTAAACTTGTATTATTTGAAAAACAAGCCTCTCCTATGGATATTAAATTTGGAAATGCACTAGATGTTAAAGTCGAACCAAATAAATTAGAACTCGTAAATGCTGATGTAGATGCGTCAGTTAAAGATGAAAATACCGTAGGAGTTGTTGTGTTAATTCCAGAAAAAGCAGTGGAACCTATTGTTGTAACGCCACCCAATTCAATATTTATCAAAGAGCTTTGCCCCTTAAAAGCATTATTTGGAATAGTTGTCAATCCAGGCAAACTAACACTTTTCACATCTCTCATGTTTAAAGTTGAACCTATAGATGTAATAGCACTTAAATTATCATTAATACCAATCATGTTAGCTGGAAATGTTGTTGCGTTTAAATTTATTGCGCTTCCTCCAGTTAAATATAATCCATCGCCATCCACATTTAAAGTGGTGAAAGGAGAACCATTTGTCGGTAGATTAAATAATGTATTCCACCCAGAAACAGTTGTGGCTGTGCTTGGCCAGCTTTGTTGAGGAAATGAAAATATGGTTGCAGGTCCATAATTTGGACTTGGCCCATCCAAATCGACATCCTCAACCAAGTTTCTTGACAAAGAGGTGTTTGCTTTGCGCACCTTTAAGCCAAACAAATTTCTAAAAACCTGACTTTCAGATGTTAAATCATGAAGATTTATTGTCTGAAGAGGACCAATGTTTACTTTCTTAAGTTGACCATTTACCTTATAGGCTATTTGTCTAATTACGCTATCGTTGTTAGTTACTAGCATTGCTTAAATAAATAGGTTTATAAAGTTGTTTTATGCAACTTTTTTAAACATTTTACGTATAACACATTAAAATACAACCTTTATGTGGGATGAATTAATTATAAAAACAAGAAATGGTTTCCAAGAAACTGGGGTTACAACCATCAAAACATTTGAGATTCCTGGTGATCATAGCATTTCTGACAACGCCAGGTGTTTTAGAATAGATTTAGATAGCCCATTTGCTATAAGCATCACAATATTCAAAGATACCAAAGAGGGAATTCGATTAACAAAAATGATTGAAGAAAAAGAAACTCTGGAGTACATCGAAGATCAAATTGCAAGGTGGTATTTAAAAAGAGCCAACCCAAAAGATATCTGTGAAAAAATTAAAGGTATTTCAGAAGAAAAATTCAACGAAGGCAGAGAAAGCAAAGCTGCCGAGCTTAGATCTGTGTTGGGAGTATTAGAATATTAATCATGGACAATAAAACAGCCAAAAAAATGGGCGAACTTAGAGGTCGCAAAAAAGATAAATCAGCCAAAAAATTATCAAAACGAAAAGTGAGATATTCTTCAAAAAAAGAAACATGTTTGATAAAAAACTAGCCGAAACCCATCTTAAAAAATTGCTCAAACATTATAAAATTCATGTGTATGAATGGAGCAAATCATCTTGTGGAGTCGCATATTATGATCAAAAAAGAATCAAAATACCACGCCCCACAAACACAGATAGATTTGGCGTTTGCATGCATGAGATAAAACACGTGATTGATGGCGTTGGGAAGTTTAGTTTTGAAGATGAATACAATTGTGATAAATACGCTTTAGAACAAATTCGCCTTCTTGGCTTTGGAGGTGAAGAAGAGTGGATATCAAGAATGAAATGGCATGTTCTTTCCAGAATTGCTATGGCCCACAACAGACGTTTGGACCACAAAAATATAAATGCTGAAATAAGAAATTTTTTTAGTGATGTTGATTTTACCTTGTGGGAAAAAAATAAAATATTTGTTCGACGTGACAAAGAAGACCCACGTGGCTACAAAATACAAATTACAAAAACTTTTACAAAAGAGGAATTGGGAAGGTTTTTAGACAACCGAGATCTCGTATTGGAAAACTCAGACATTTATGAGGGCTGGCTTGTTAGAGAAAGAGATAAAACATTTGGAGAGTATTTTCCCAGCTTATCCCATGTGGCAGATCATTATAATTATAGATAATATTTTCTATTTATTTTTATAAATCATTATAATACATTTTTAAAGATGAAAAAAGAAGTTTATACGCTTATAGGCCCAGCCGCAATCGGAAAAACCACATATATAAAAAATGCAGGTTTTCCAACAGAAAAATTAAAAGTAATTTCAAGGGACGACATTGTTTCTCAAATGTGCAAAAAATACAAATTAACCTGGGATGAGCTTTATCTTTTTCCGCCACATGATTCTAAAATAGGTGACAGAATTCCAGGATTTGAAAAATATGGCACAGTGGTTGAATCCCCAGAATTGGTAATCCATCTTCACCCGTTTAGCTACGACTTTATAAATAAAATCAATATTGAAATCCATAATTCTTATTATTTTCAATTTGACTCAGCAATAAAAGAAGCTTCAATTGATTATGTTGTTCTAGATAGGGTCCACATGCGCAAGGAGGAACGCACCATCTATTTACCATATCTTGAGTCGGATAGAAAAAACTTCTTCCTCACAGCCGTCCTATTCAATTTTAAAGACGAAGATACTTTGGACATTATTGAACAATCTTCTGAAATTAGAAAACAAAAAATGCTAGAAACATCTGGCTTTTTTAGAACGGTACCAAGAATAGTGCAAGAAAACATGATAAAGTTTTATGAAGAGCCGACCTTAGAAGAAGGGTACGATTCTATAATTCACATAGATACACTTCCAGATCTTAGAAAATTCGTTGCAGAAAATTCTAAAAAAATAAACGCATAATTTTGAAACCTTTTATTGTTTGTTTCGTATAAAATAAGAAAAAACAATGATTGATACAAAAAAACCTGTCCGTTTCTATGATGGCAAATTGCCAGTAAAAGATAGAGTTTATTTTACAATGGATTCTGTTTTAACAGAAAACGATCATGTGTGCACATGCAACATCAAAGGAGAACCAAAAACTTTTTTCTTATTCAATAAGATAAATAAAAATTGTCTTGACGCAGTTCGTAGAGGTTGGGTTGCAGAAAATTACGAAATCCCAAATTACCCAGAGCCAGAATTAAAATTCACAAATTCATTAACGCCTATTAATGTGGATTATGGAATTCTTGCTGAATGGCAAGGTGGAAATAAATCCTCACAAATTCAGGCTTGGGCGCAATTAAATGATCCTGCTAGAATTAGTAAAATCACAAAAGAAAAAAGAGGATTTTTTAAAAAAATATTAAATCACTATTCTTTAGAAAACATTGTTGTTGATAAAAATGATAAAAAAATTCCAGAACAACACCTCCCATACCTTCAAGAATATTGGAAACAATTTATTTTTATAAGAGATTCTTTTACAATTGTTGCACCGCCACTTAACCTTAGCAACTTCGTCCAATCAATAAATGTTGTGTCCACCATCGACGTGATTCAAGGCTACATCACCGTCCCTGTATATCACATCAAATTTGATGGCGATATGGAAATGATGATATACGGCGATTTTAACAATTGGTTTATTTCGGTTATTTCAAAAAATAAAATTGACATAAACCCAGAATTGCTTAACAACCCAGCTGATAAACTTTTTTATGTAGATTGTCCAGGTTTTAAAGAAGAGTGGATTTTTGGCCCATACATAGAAAATAAAAATCAATTTACTGTGTGTGTAAATTATTCAGAAAATATACTTTTCACATTATTTTTTATGTTATATTTACAACTTAAAGCCAATCATGACAGACAGAATTAAAGGATTTACAATTGTCCTAGACAAAAACTATAGAGACGACGACGTGGAAACAATTAAAAACGCCATCGAAATGATCAGAGGTGTTTCAAGTGTTGAACCAGTTGTTGCAAACATGGACGACTTCATTGTTGAACAGCGTGTAAAAAGTGAGTTAAGAGCTAAGTTTTATGAATTCTTAAAAAAAGAATTATAATGGAACAAGCTGAAGAACCAAGATTAACAATAGAACATTTTAAATCAGACACATTTAAGGGATTTTTTGTAGAGGTTATTAAAGATGCCACAAATTTTCACATTTCTTCAAGCAAAGAACTAAATTACACAGAAGTAGTTTTTGACGATCCAACAAATTATTGCATACATATTGATGCTCCAATGTTTGAAGGAGTTTACGAAATAAATGGGCGTATAATAAAAGAAGGCATCGAGTATGTTGTTATTACCAAAACACATTTCCCTGGCGAAGAATTATCTTATGAAGAAAGAATTTATTGGTATCACAAATATTGCGTTTTAAATAGAAAAAAACTAGAAAACAAGCCAACTCTACAAGAGTTGTTAGAACAATATAAAGATCAAAAAGATATTGATTATCTTCCAATTATAGGCACCAAATTCGTTGAATATATTCCAAGATATGTACACGAGGATCGCATGAACAGAAATAGACCAAGAATAAAATAAACCCACGCTTTTCTCGCCTATTTATATCTTAGATGGACAGTCTAAGAAATATCATACGTCAAACGCTCAGCGAAGCTTTTAAAAGAAAACACTATACACGCTGGAAAACAATAGAAGAAGATGAAGAAATATTCGCTTCTGTTGAACGTGACATTGCTACGAAAATAGCAGATAAACTCAATCTTAACAGACTGTCTTTTCTTGATAGTGGTACATCTGGTTTCGCATATCATATACCCAACAATAGGGTTCTTAAAATTACAAAAGATAAATCTGAAGTCGTAAACTCAAAAAAAATTCAAGGCAAATCAATGAAGCATCTTGCTAATATTTACGAGACCTACTCACTTCAGGGCAAATACAATGGCACCTATGTTGTTATTTCAGAATTTCTTTCATATGACGAAAAAATAGAAGACGGTGAATATAAATTTGCCAGATTTTGTAAATCTGAATTACAAGCAACAGCACATCAAGTATTTACATATTACTACAAAGGACAATCAGGAGATGACTACATAGATCTTCTTATTGAAAAAATTAAACGAACACACGAACAAGAAGACTCAGAGCTTATAGTTTGGTACTTAAAACAAATGTGTGGAATAATAAAAGATCTAAAAAACAACGATATTATTACTCAAGATTGGGGAGCTCAAAATCTCGGCCTTAAACGCAATGGTAATATTGCCATGTTTGATCTTGGATATGGTGAAAATAAAAAAGTCCACACAAATCAACTTCAAATCAACGAAGAAGCCGAAAATATGACCCGTATGGATTACCCAGACTTCCTGGATACACAATATAACCCAAACATGGAAAACTCTCCATACCCTCCAATGACAAACCCAAACAGGGCTCCAATGAGAGAAGTACAATTATCCCCAGAGGAAGTAAACAAAAAAAATCTTCCTTTGCAATACCATAATCTTTGGAGTGAATTCTTACAAGCAAATCAAGCTGCGCTTGGCGACATACTTCCAACTCTTAGAAGACAATACTCTAACCTGGAAACACTTCAAACAGTAAAAGATGTTGAAAAAG